ACAAGAACAAGAACAAGAAAAAGAACAAGAACAAGAAAAAGAACAAGAACAAGAACAAGAACAAGAACAAGAACAAGAACAAGAACAAGAACAAGAACAAGAAGATGAAGTAAGAAATATTGATGGTATGAAATTAAATAAACCATATTATTTTCAAACACTTATTGAGAAGAAAGATCCTGTATTAATTTTGAAAGAAGATACTCCTCAATTTAATTCTTATCCTAGAACATGCAGTTCAAATATGAGAAGACAACCTGTTATTTTAACAGATTCACAATTAGAAAAAATAAATAATGAACATCCTGGATTTTTACGAAAAGAAGATGTTATTAAGTATGGTTCAAATCCAGAAAATAAGTTCAACTATATTTGTCCACGATATTGGTGTTTAAAAACAAATACTATTATAGATCCAAAAGATTTAAAAGAAGTAAAAGGTAATGATGGTAAAACTGAATTAGTACATCCGACTTGTGGAAAAGTATTACCAAAAGGAGAGAAAAAAGTGAAACCTGGATATTATATTTACGAATTTTATAAACCTACTCCTGGTAAGAAAGATTCAAAAAAATATCCAAGTTTAATACCAGATTCACATCCAGATGGTTATTGTCTACCATGTTGCTTTGATAAATATAATACAGAAGGTCGTATAAAGGCAATGGAAAAATGTACAAAAGAAAAAGAAGATATTCAAGATAAAAAAATTATTACATCAAAAGACCAAGATGCATATATAAAAGCCCCTGATAAATTTCCTATAGAAGCCGGTAGATGGGGATATTTACCAGCTGAAATTCAAACTATGTTAAATGTTACAAATACGGATTGTCAAATTAGCAAGACAAATACAAATATTAAAGAAAATAATCCTTGTTTATTACGTCATGGTATTGAGATTAATCAAAAACAATCTTTTATCAGTTGTATATCAGATGTGATATTTTTTGCTAGAAAGAATAAAAATGCATCAGTATCATCTATTTTGAGTGTAAAGGAAATGAAAGAATATATTATTCAATCTATAAATATTGATTCGTTTATAAAATACCAAAATGGAAATTTAGTTACAGATTTTCAAGACTTGAATAAAAGCGTTGATTTAAATATATATAAGGATTCATCTCTCTATTCAAAACTTGATATAACCATACCTGAAAATAAAGCTTATTTTACCAAAGTTGTAACAGCATTTGAAAACTTTATTGCTTTTTTAAGAGATCCAGATGTTTTTATTGATCATACATATTTATGGGATATTATTAGTATACCAAACCAAAATTTATTCCCAAATGGTGTGAATCTTGTTATATTACAAATAAATAATGATGATATAACTAATAATGTTAGTATATTATGTCCTACAAATCACTATTCATCAGAATTTTATCAAGCAAGGAAACCTACAATTATATTATTAAAAAAGGATGAGTATTATGAGCCTATTTATTCTTATACAAATAGTAATGTAAATGGTGTTAAAAGTATACTTGTTTCTAAGGATTTTAAAGAATATGATCCAAAACTTTCAAAAACTATGAGATCTGTTTTTAAGGAAATTTTAAAACCATTCTTTAATCTAGTATGTAGACCATTAGATAGTATGCCTAATATTTATAAAGCTAAACGTGCATTACTTCTTTATGATTTAGTACAGAAATTAGATAAATATGAATATAATATAAAGAAGTTAGTAGTGAATTTTAATAATAAAGTTATTGGTGTTGTGGCAGAAGAACCAGGTGTGTCTGGTCAATTTGGATTTATACCTTGTTATCCTTCACAACTTGATGAAAATTTAAAAAAGGATTTAGACTATGTGTTTATGACAGATTTGGGATTGTGGAATACATATCAAAACACAATTGAATTTTTAAATAAACTAGATAAAAGAAGCAAAAAACGTAGAGACCAACCTGATATCCCTTGTAAACCAGCATTCAAAGTAGTTGAAGATGATCATGTTGTAGGTATACTTACAAATACAAATCAATTTATACAATTATCACAACCATTGCGTTTAGATGATGTACCACATGATTTAGATATTCCATCACTTAATAATAACAATTATATTATTGACATTAGTAAAAATCCTATGGTTCAAAGTGAGGTAGCGATTACAACTAAAACCGATGTAGATGAAGAGAGAGTTGATTATATTAAAAAAATACGACTTGAAACAAGTTTTTATAATGTTTTTAGAAATACTATTCGTATTTTAATAAATGATTATGAAAATTCAAATTTAAGAGAAAAAATAGAAAAGGAAATGATGAAAGAATATATTATTTATTCAGAAAAACTTAAAAATATTGATATATATCTTAGAGAATTAGTGCAAGATAAAATACAATTTATCGGAGATGACAAATATTACAAATTAATAAGTGAAGTATCTACATGCATTGTAAAAGATAAAGAATCTTGTAATGCAGTCCCAAATTTATGCGCATTTACCGAAAATGGTAAATGTAATATGATTTTACCAGAAAAGAACTTAATAACAAAGAAACTGAATGAAAATATTTACTATTTACGATTAGCTGATGAACTAATTCGTTATGCAAGAATTAAATCATTTATGCTTCAACCTCAAATATATCTTTCTTTTGGAAATATTGGTTACAATTTAAGAGAAGATGAAATTATATTAATACAATCATTATTGAACCAAGAATATTTTGAAAGTTTAGTTCCTGCTGTTACAAATAAATATACAAAATATATTTCATATGATGAGGTTGAACCAGTAAAAACACAAGTATACGATAATGTTTTTTCATCATTTGATCAATTGGTCGATAATAAAAATGAAATACCTTGTGAAAAAGAAACAAAAGAAATTATTACATCAAGTATGTGGAAAAACTGCTTTCCAGAAAAATATACTGAAATTGTTTACGGAAAAAATAATGTTTGTACGTTTGATTTTATTATTGATCTAATAGAGAGAAGAACAGGTGATAAGTTTACAATTAGTCAAATCAAAAATCAATTGTTTGATGAATATAAGGTATATTTGAGTGAGTATCTTGATAAAATTGTAGATATATTAATTATTGAAGGTAAAAAAACACTTGGTGATCAAGTACATAGTAACACAATTTCTTTCTCTAATCTAATTTATACAGATAATTATTTTTTGACAACATTTGACTTATGGTTGCTTGTTGTAAAATATAAAATTCCTACTATTTTTATTTCTCAAAAAACAATTTTACAATCAAAACATGAAAAACACGAGTTTGTTGGATATGGTACTAGAGAAGATGATTTTGCGTTTATTGTTTTACCTGGTTTTCGTCCAGAAAATATTCCTGTATATAAATTAATTTTAAGCGATACTGGTGATGCATTTATTTCACTCGACAAATTAAATAATAATTGTGTAGAAAGAATTCATGAGACAATTGAAAATCCTATTTCTATTCAGGATTATTTAAATGAATTTAAAAAACCAAAAAAGACAATCTATGTGAAAAAAAAACCTGATAGACCTATTATAATAGAATCAGATAGTGAGGATACAGCTCCTCTACCTAAACCAAAAGTACAAAGGAAAAAGAAAATCATAATAGAAGAAGAGAAGGAAACACTTATTATAGAAACACCACCTAAGAAACAATCTAAGAAACAATCTACAAAGGATAATAAGAAAAATAACACGAAAAAGAATGTAAATAAATAGATTTTTATATTTAATCTACACTATCATTATAACTATCGGAATCATTGTTATCGGAATCATTGTTATCGGAATCATTGTTATCGGAATCATTGTTATCGGAATCATAATCGGTATTGTTATCGGAATCATAATCGGAATTGGTATTATTATCATTATTATTGTTACCATTATTATTATTATCATTATCATTATTTTCTGGTTCATCAATATAATAAATATTTTCATTTCTTCTATAAAAATTATTAGCATCAGAATAGTGAGTATTTTTATATGTTAAGTGATCTTTTAAAAAATTCTCATTATCATGTGTGTAAAAATTAATATGTTTGTCATTTATTTCTTCACTAATTTTTATTTTTTTATTTATTCCATCACTACATATTTTATGCCCATAAATAAGTTTTACTCTTCCAAACAAAGGATTATAATTTTGAAATGCTTTTAATTTTTTATGTAAATCATCTAATGCTTTATTTTTTAAATTAGGTACTAATAAATATCTACTATTCATAAATAAAACTAAATATGGTTTAAAAATAGTAATAACCTTTTCTTTAGGAAATCGGTTATTAATAATAATTTTATATTTATTATTTTTTGAATAATTAAAAGTAACTAACATATGAATTATTAGTGAGTATAAAGTATTATTAACAGAATTTTTTACGTAATTTACTACTGCTTCTTCTCTCAATAGATGTTCATACTTATTTAAAAATATATTCAAATTAAAATGACAACTATGAAATTTCAAAAATAAATCAGTATGGATTAATTTCGATGAAATTTTAGTTTTTTCTGTAAGATAATAATATATATAATATAATATACTTTTTTCAAATGGTAAGTTATTATAAGGATTTTTAATACATAATGGTTCAGCAAAAAATTCTTGTGAATTTATTAATGACATATTTATTATTTTTAATAAATCATATATTTTAAATAAATATCTTGAATTATCTTGATAAATACATAATACATTTTTATCATCTTCTTTTAAGTCATTCAATATCATGTCGGTTTTGACAATAATTTGTGCTTTTTTAAACTTATAATTAAATACAAATCTATTTAGAGCATGATATGTTCTTTGAATTTTATTAAAATATGAAAGAAATTCTTCTTGACTATGCATTTTTATAAAAAAATTATTAAGACTATCTTTTAAAAAATTCATCTTTTTTACATGAATAGGTTTTGATGTATCATTTATATCAAAACCAAATCCAAAAATAACTTTTAATAAAGGATCTATATTATCATCAGTATAATTAAAAAAATTTTTATTTTCTATTTTAAGAACTTTTTGAATAATTAAATTAAATGTAGTCATTAACTAATATACTATTTACTTATTATTTAATATTAAATTTATTTAATATTAATTTTTTAATTGTTTCTATTTATCTAGTTGCTTTTAAAATCCAGGGTTATAATCATTGTCATTACCCATATCTTCTGCTTGAATTGTAATGACATTGTTCTGAAATGCAATTTTATTAGCACTACATTTATCGTCTGTGATTTGCATTTGCCCAAATAATTTTTCTATTTCTTCTTCTGTATCCACTATCTTGTATTCACTAGCTGCCTCCATTTTCTGCATTTCTTCAATATTTAATATAACTTGAAAAGCACTTGTTCCAAAGAACCCTTCTTGACCACACATAATATTTGCTGAAACACCTCTGAGAGTATCTAATTCTGCATGTTTGGCTGCCTTTAAAAACATTTCTGGTGTCTCTTCAAAAGATGCCTTTGCAATTGGTCCAATATTATCATTATTAATTCCGTGTCTAAATATGGAAATCATTTTATCTGTATATGTCATTCTATCCACTAAAACACTATAATTATGAAAGTTAATATAAGTTCCGTCAAATTCTACTACTTCAACCAACTCATTATAAATTGATTGTCTAGCAGCTTCAATACCAAGAACATTGTATATTTCTACAATATCATTACTCATTGTTCGTTTATTATCAATAAAGTTAAGACCTAGAACATCGAGCAAGTTTGTACCAATTGTATCAAGTACCCAAATATCCTCTTTTTTATAAATACCATTATGTTCTACCATATTATCTACTACTTTACGAAGAATAACTTTGTTTATTCCTTTTATACCTCTTAATACTACATTTTGTAGCAACTGATCTTGAAAATTCTTGAGGATATAAATATGGTCTGACTGGTCAAGTGGGTTCACTTTTGTTTTATTTTGTCCTTTTCCACTGCTATTTTTTATAACCTCACTCATTCTTATTCTGAATATTAATTTATCCGCATTAAAATCAGAATATATACAATTAATTTGATCTTCATAACAACTCTTTAGAGTGAAATTTACATCATCCATTGTAATATTTTTCTCAAGCATTACTTCAGGATCCATCTCCATACGTATAATCCATTTTGATTTTTCATTCTCGTCTGTTTGTAAAGATACATTATTACATTCTTCTACCATATTTTCAAAAGACCTGTATTGTTCAATAGTGTCTTTGTCTTCTGTAATCAAAGAGTTTAAATCATCTGGGTCAAAACACACTTGAACCATCCTTACAACTTCTTCTAGCTTAGTATGCTCTAACATGTACATGATAGTCTGTGCTTTTTCTTTACTTCTTTCATCTTCATGATTCAAATAAATACTTAGTGAAGGATTCTTAATATCACTAGACAAAGACAGAATCTCTTCAATTCTTGGTACACCACGAGTAACGTTGGATTTAGAAGCTACTCCGGCAAAGTGGAAAGTATTTAACGTGTTGTGAACAATGACACCATAATCAGTCATAAATGTCTGGTTTCCTGGAATAGTGAAATCATATACATAATTTGTCTGATCAGGTGTATAATATTCAATTTTAATAATTTCATCCCAAACAACATTAGATGTAATTGCTTGTTTTATTAATTTTAGTTCTTCGCTAATAAGATTTTGTGTATCATTTTCCTTGAAAGTCTGATAATATTTTTCCAATGTTCTACGACCAATGCTGTCTTTATTTTTCCAAAAACCATATGTTCTGCTTTGACCTGGTAACTTTAAAACTTTACCACAATGAGCAACTATTTCACCCATTCCATTAATTTTGTCAATTTGTTCAGATAAGAATTTTACGTCATTGCGTTCAATAAATTTAACAAGATTAGATAATTTTTCATTGTGTAAAGTTGTACCAATCATAGTTTGGTATTGTTTAGCATATTTTGATGCTATATTTAGATGGTATAATGGTTTGTCTTTATTTTCTTCTGTTTTTATATTTGCGAAAATTCCAAAATAGTTTATTATTAGAGCTAAATCCTTAATTAGTTGTAAGCTTCTACTGCAACAACGAATCTGGTGATGCTTGTCGTCGCATTGAAAATTACCATCGCTATCAAAATATCCTTGAAACATAGCTGCCTTAAATGAGAGTGGTGCATCAAATGCAAAGTCGGGAACCTTCTTTACAAAACTACCAGTTCCACATGTATTTAATAATATTTTTGCAAGCTCTTTGCTAGTAAATTTTGTAGTAATTGATTTACCATAAGCACCTTGTTTTTCTACAATACGACATTCTTTACCAAATAAAGCAGCTACTTTTTTTGTATTTTCAATATAGTATTCTGAAACATTGGTAATGGAAATTTCATTATAATTCAAATTACCTTCAGCTAAATAAGCACCAATGAACCATCCCATCAATTCATCCAATTTAATATTTTCATATGTATCTTTTACAAATGCGGTTTGTTTAATATATGCACAAACAGGAATACGCATACCTTCTACCATATCAGTACCTTTAATAGATGATACTTTATGGTCTTTTCTAATTAAGTGACTATGACTTGTTGTTGTCTCAACAACTCTACCAGAACGTGTTGTCACTTTCATCATTTGACCATTTACTGGATGTTTACTAATATGAGATAACTTATTCAAAGATGTTTTTTCGTCTTCAGAAACACCAATAATATAATATTCATTTTCTAAGTCAGATAACAAAGTCTCTACACTATTTACATGACCAGTATTAAAGGTTTTATCTAAATTGTTAGCGATTAATTCATCGCAGAATTCACCTATAATGACTGACATGGTTTTAAATTCTTGTGTCTGTTTATTTTTAATAACAATTTTGTGTTGAGATTCATATGTAACTGACATTTGTGTTGAGACCTCGCCAATACTTTGACCAGCAATCATGCCAACCATTTCTCCAGGCGCAACAATTGCTCTTTTATAATCCATCGTAATGGTATCAAGTAATAAAGTTAAAGCAGCTCTATTGAAACGCTTTACAATAAGAATATCTTTTGGAGATAAATAATAGTAGTAAAGTGTCTTGAAAAGTTCAGTTGGAGGTGCATAATAAATTTTGGTTAAATTTTCATAGCAGTTCTCAATCATTTCCAATGCCTCCAACATTGTAATATCTACAAGTGAAGAAATGGAAATATTACATTGACCTTGAATATTACCAATAATATAATGGAATGCAACTGGACAATTGACAACAGAATCGCTTTTGTTTTTAAATACATATTTAATTAGTGCATCTCGTTTTTCTATCATCATATCAATATATTTTTGTGTTTTGTCCATAAAATCAACTAGCTGTTTTTTGTATCTTGCATATACATTCTTTAAGAATATGTTGCTAAGAGTCTTGATCTTACCTGACTCCTCTGGAACAAGATAATGAGCATAAATATCTTGTGTACTCATAGATACCAGTTGTATAGGTTGGTTCTCAACCTTTGTTGTATCAATATTATCATCTCCATAAGCAAATTGTACAATCTTATTCTTATTTGTGCGAATTGTCATGTCATAACTTACCATTAAGTCTTCTAGACCTTTGATTAATCTGCGCTGTATATATCCAGTAGTAGACGTTTTTACAGCAGTATCAATAAGACCAACACGACCACCCATAGCATGGAAGAAGAGTTCTTGAGGAGAAAGTCCATTGATATAAGAGCTTTCTACAAAACCACGTGCTCCTGGCGAATCATCGTATTTGGTAAAGTGCGGTAGTGTTCTATTCTCAAAACCATAAGGAATACGCTTTCCATCTACATTTTGTTGTCCCAAACAAGAAATCATTTGAGAAATATTCAAATCTGAACCTTTAGAACCAGCATTTACCATGATAACAAATCGGTTATCTTTGTCTAAAGACTTGAGTCCAATCTTTCCGGATTCAGATGTAGCTTGATTTAAAATACTATTTACTTGTGTCTCAAATTCTTCCTCATTTGTCTTACCAGTATTGTTTTCAAAGATACCGATTTGTACTTGGTCTATCAAATTCTTGACATCTGTCTTCTTTTTTGTAATAACTTGAACAATCTCGTCGTTTGTTTTTTGATCTGATATTAAATCACTAATTCCAACACTGAAACCAGCTGAATTCATGTATTCGGTCACTACATTTTGTAAATCATCTACAAACTTAGCAGATGCCATATTACCGAAATCATTACAGACACGTTGTAGCAAACCTTTCGTACCAGCACCTAAAACACTCTTGTCCATTTGTCCTCGAATATATTTACCATTTCTAATCTCAAGAACAGCATTTGAAGTTTTCGCGTCATCTTTATCCTCTTTAAATGCTTTTGTCTTGTATTTCATTGAAAGAGGTGGCATGATTTGACTCATAATGTCGAAATTTGTAATACCACCTTTCTCTTGTATATTTTCTATTAATTCGCGTTCGTTCACTACGTTGCACATCATAAGTAAATTCATTGCATCGCGCGGATTAAAACGGATATTAGGCCTCGTGAATTGATACGAACCAAGCATTGAATCTTGATAAATACCTATAATCGAGGAATTGTTTGCTGGGCTGATTATTTGATATGGGACTGCAGCCAAATTTCTTAATTCTGCCTCTGACTCTGGATCCTGTGGCATGTGCAAATTCATCTCCGGGTGGAGTATCCTTACGATTTCTCGTAAGGCCGGACTATACCTTGTGCTTCATCAAGCTGGTCAAGCTATCATATGAAACCCGTAAACATCTAGTCTCTGAGCCGTCCCCATACTCTTACCATAACGAGGTTAGGGGCTTGGTTGCTGATTATCCAATCCTTCACGTTTTTACCATCGGGTTCGGCAATTAACCGAGATCCTCACATAAGTTTCCAGATGTGAGTGGTAGTGAAGGCTCTAAGGAAGTTCCAGCAGTTTGGATACGTTGCCATTCTAAAATATCTAATATAAATTGTCTTGCTCTTTGTTTTATTTCTTCTATTGTTTCATACTTACCTACAAAAGTAGTGCGCATTTTTCTAAAGGTTACTCTAATATATTCATAATTCAATGTATTATTTTTTATAATAGATATATATTGTTCAATATTATCTTTGTCAATATCTATATTTTTATATTTATCAAATCTATTATTTGAATGTATTTTTTGGACTCTTTTCATATCATCTTTTCTAACTTGGGGGTCATTTTTATGTTCTTTTAATCTTTGTGAAATAAGTTGTTTTGTTTTATCACTTCTTTTCAAGTTTGGATTTAAATTCATATTAAATTTTGGTTTTGTAACCTCTTCTAATATGACTTTCTTTCCTTTTGCAAATCCACATTTCTGTCCTCCATTGGTTAAATTATAACCATTAGGATATCTTGTATTTAATTCAGAAATGTACTTTGTTTCGTAACTATCCAACTCATTAATTTCACAATTAAGAATTAATTCACATTTAAAATTTTCTACCCCATGTTTATTAAATGCACTATTTAAATATCTGCAAGCATTATATTTAGTTAGACTTTTAGATTCGCTTATATGACTTTTGAATCTTCCAGTATAACTAAATGGTCTATATTTGCCTTTATTTAGATAATGACTTCTTGTTTGTCCAATATACATTTTATTTGTTAATAGATTTGTTATTTTATATATTTCACCTTTTATTTTATGCGCTTCACTTTTATCAAGTAAGTTCTCCATTATATATTATAGCAAGACTTATTTATATTATTTATATTTAGAATGACTAGACGATTATATTGATTCAAACATGAATCAGTAGATATTCCAATGTTTTCCCTACTAAGTATTATCTACAACTTAATAGGCATTCGCCTGTTGGGGACAAGATGAATTTATCCCCGTCAAAATCTGCATTGTAAGGCTTTGTCGGCCTTTCCTTACCATTTCTGGTAAGGTCGGAATACACCTTGTGCCTCATCAAGTTGGTTAAACTATCATTTGAGACCCGTGATCATCTACTCTCTGAACCTTCCCCATACTCTTACCATAACGAGGTTAGGGGCTTGGCTGCTGATTATCCAATCCTTTACATTATTACCATCGGGTTCGGCAGTTAACCGAGATCCTCACAATTGTTTCCAGTTGTGAGTGGTAGTAAAGGCTCTAAGGAACTTCCAGCAGTTTGGTCACGTTGCATCCACATTTGGGATTATTAGAACCAATTATTTGGCTCAACCTTTCCCAAAGGTGGACACTAGGAGGTAACACGCTTTTAACGCCTCCTGTTGCCGACACAAAGTCTATCGGCTACGTTCATTCTGAATGTATCACCTTGCTTCATGATGCGAGCAATATGACACATCATACTCATTCTATGAAGGGTAGGTTGACGATTAAATAAGATGGCATCGCCGTCCATCATATGACGATGAACGATGTCACCTTCTTCAATCGCGATTGAATTCCTATCTAAATAATAGCGCAATGTAATCACTTCGCCATTTTTCTTTTCCAAGATCTTAGCACCAGGCCACACATCGGCGCCATTTTGCACAAGTTTGGTCAAGAATGCTTTGTTTATTTTATTTACTACAACTGGCTTGGTGATATTCTTGGCAATTTTCATAGGAATACCTAGCTCTCGAATGGAAATATTTGGATCCGCAGTAATGACAGAACGAGCACTAAAATCGACACGTTTTGCCATTAAGTTGCCTCTCATGCGACCTCCTTTTCCATTCAAGCGATCTTTTATAGATTTTAAAGGACGACCAGAACGCTGTGCAACTGCAGCCACTCCAGGAATCTTATTGTCTACCTGAGTCGCGACATAATATTGCAAGACTGTCGTCCAATCATCAATTACATTTGCCGGCGCATTATTCATAATTTTCTCCTGAAGTGTTTTATTTGTTTTAACAATATTTACTAAAATATGACTTAAATCATCTTCAGAACGCTGCTGAGCATCATGTTTCACAGAAGGACGAACTGCTGGTGGAGGTACAGACATGACCTGACAAATCATCCAATCTGGCCTAGAAAATACTGGACTAAATCCCATAAATGTAACATCGTCATCAGAAATTCTTTTGAAATTTTTCAAAATCATTTCTGGAGTCACTTTTATAATAATCGGCTCAGCATCAGCACCTTCATTTTTCCACTCGGCAAATATTGTGGCAAGTCCTTCTTTACGAATAGATTTTGGTTGCAATGTTCCACAACCATCTTCACTATCATCTCCACAACGCTTTACCTTGCTACATAATGAAAACACAAATTTCCATCGTGCCTCACCCTGCATTTTAAGCGCCTGTTTATATTTATCCTTGCTTATTAGAAGCTTGCTACATTTAAAACATACACATCTCATACATTTTATTATAGTGCTTAAGTATTGAATATAAAACACCGGTCGTGCTAATTCAATATGACCAGCATAACCAGGTGTTTGCATATAGTCAAGACCATCTGTAGGACAAATAAGACCTGGTTCTAAAACACCCATTCTAGGGTCAAATAATCCACCAATAACAGGTTTATTATTTATATAAGTATCGCGGCTGGTAATTTCAGCCACTGAACCCTTACGAATTTCTTCAGGGGATTGAATACTAAATTGAATTCCAATTACTTTTGAGCAATTTATAGGCATACTATTGGAAGTTGTAAACCTAGACATATCTTATATTATAATACAATACATTTATATTGTTTTATTAATCAATTTTATTTTTAAATTTTTTTAAATTTTTATAAAAAAATAAAATTAAAAAATAAAAATAAAAAAAAATGTTTATATATAATGAAATTACATTACTTATCTCTTTGTTGTATTATTAAAGATGAATCAAATATCGAAGAATTTATTATGTATTATACAATATTAGGAGTAACTAAATTTTATATTTATGATAATGAATCTTCTTGGAAGTTAAGAGAGCGTTTAAATACAGATTTTTTCAGAAAATATTGTGTAGTAATAGATTTTCCAGGTAAATGTAAACAAATAGACGCTTACAATGATTGTTTAAAAAAATATGGTGATTTAACAAAGTGGTTAATTATTGTAGATGGTGATGAATATATTTTTCCAAAAAAAACATTTACATTGTCAGAACTTTTAAAACAACATGAAGATAAACATGCTATTGGTATTAATTGGAAAATATTTGGTACTAGTTTTCATGATATTAAACAATCTGATTATTTAATTGATAAATATCGTTATTGTGATAGTAAACATCATGATCATATAAAGGTTATTGTTCAACCGAAACATGTATTATATATTAATAATCCTCATTTTGCTATCTTATCAGACATGTCAAAATTTAGAGATTTTAAAAATAATATTATTCATCGTTTAGCAATGAATGATAATAATACAACCGATATTATTCAAATTAATCATTATACACATAAATCATTACAAGAATCTATTGAAAAACATTATCGTGGTAATGCGGATTCAATGAACAGACGAAATATACCAGATAAATCATTACATAAATGTCATAATGATGTAGTAGAAGATTTACTACCAAATAAATATTTAAATTTAATTAAAAAAATGTCTAGTTTATTGCATGTAAATTGGGTAATTTTTAAAAATTTAAATAAAGATTTACTGCTAAATGATGAAGAAGAAACTATTCGTTATATTTTTACTAATTGTATTTATAATAACAGACCTTTGAACATTACTGATAAATTTCCACATTTTGATCGCAATAAATATCGTAAAGAAAATCCAAATTTAAATCATCTTGATGATGTTTGGTTAGAAATTAATTATATTAATTCACATACATAAATTATTTATACACTATTTTATAAAAAATAAAATTGATTTTGATTTAAAATCAAAAATAGAAGATATATTATACACAACATGCCACGAGATAGTCAAACCAAGTTATCTAAGAAGGATTTTAAGAAAGCACTCAGAAAGAAGAAGAATGAAGAATCTGATAGTGACAGCAATGATGATAATAGTAGTGATTCTGATAACGATATGGATGTTCAAGAGTATCGCAAGTTTCTATCCAAGATATTTCCGTCTAAGTATATAGACAAGAAAATCAAGTCATCTAATGATGATCGCGATGATGATTCATCAGAAGATGAAAAAGTTACAAAAAAAAAATCAAAGCATTCAAAGAAAAATAAGAAATATATTGTTGAGTCAGACTCAGATGAAGAGGAGGAGGAAGAAGTTGAATACAAGAAGAAATCAAAAAAATCTTCAAAGAAATCAAACAAGTCAAAAAAAATTGAGGTTTCAGATGAAGAAGACGACGATGAAAAGAATGATAAAAAATTAAATATTATATTCACAATAGGTAATGTTGATGACGATGATGATGAATATGACGATGATGATGATTCCGAATATGAGGATTATGAAAATGATGATGATGAAACTGAAGATGAAGATGAGGAAGTATCTTCTGATGATGACGATTCCGAGGATGATGAAGATGATGATGAAGAAGATGAAGAAGAAGAAGAAATAGTTTCAAAGAAGAAAACAAAAGCATCCAATAAAAAAGAAGAAAATGTTGATATTGAAGAAGTATCGAAGACTGAACCTAGTGAAGCTCTAACACAATTGAAAGAACTCTTATCAAAAAACCCAAAGGATAAATCAATACAAAAATGTATTGATGTTTATGAAGATGAAATAAAAAAGGTAAAAACAAAAAAAGTAAAAAAGGAAAAAAAACAAAAGGCTAAAAATTTGCGTATATTTAAAAGAATTATTCGTGATAAAAATACATTAAATGATTTTGTATTTTATGAAAAATTGGAGCTTGAAAATCAGAAGAAACTTATTAAGGAGTTAAAAGAGATTAATAAAATTACAAGAATTGAAAAACCTTATAGAATGACATTACTTGAATCAAAAATTCCAGTTCATTTTAAGGCTGCTGCTATGAAGAAAATTAATACATTGAAATATATGGATCCTGGTAGCGGTGATTTTTATAAAATTAAGAACTGGGTTGATACCTTTATGCATATACCATTTACAAATTATCATAACCTACCTTTAACAATTGAAGATGGTGTAGAAAAATGTCATGATTTTATGGAAAATGCCCAACAAACTCTTGATCAAGCAGTATATGGTCTAAATGATGCAAAAATGCAAATCATGCAAATGCTTGGTCAGCTTCTTACTAATCCAAAGGCTATTGGTACTGCTATTGCCATTCATGGACCACCTGGTACTGGTAAAACTAGTCTTGTAAAGGAGGGTATTAGCAAGATTTTGAACAGACCTTTTGCATTTATTGCTCTAGGTGGTGCTACAGATAGTAGTTTTTTAGAAGGTCATGGCTATACATATGAAGGTAGTACATGGGGTAAAATTGTTCAAATATTAATTGATTGTCAGTCTATGAATCCTGTCATTTATTTTGACGAGTTAGATAAAATTAGTGATACTCCAAGAGGCGAAGAAATTGTAGGTATTTTGACACACTTGACAGATACATCACAGAATTCTCAATTTCATGACAAGTATTTTGCAGAAATTAACTTTGATTTGAGTAAATGTCTCTTCATTTTCAGTTATAATGATGAATCAAAAGTAAATCCTATTTTGAAGGATAGAATGTATAGAATCAAGACAAAGGGTTATAATGGAAAAGAAAAGAACTGCATTTCCAATAACTATTTGTTACCAAAAATCCGTGAACAAGTAAGATTTGATGAAGGTGATATTATTATTCCTGATGATGTAATAGGTCATATTATTGAAACCCATTGTAATAAAGAAGATGGTGTAAGAAATTTAAAACGATGTCTAGAAATTATTCATACAAAGCTAAATTTGTATAGATTAATGAAGCCCGGTTCTAATTTATTTGAAGGCGAGATGTCATTACAAGTTGACTTTCCATTCAAGGTAACAAAAGAAGTAGTAGATAAGCTTATTAAGAAGGAGACTGAAAATAATACAGCACTATGGAGCATGTATATGTAAATATAAAACAGATTTAAAAATATTTTAGTATGATAATAAATAATGGATATAAATTATTTTTTATTGATGAGAAACAAATATATTATTATGGTAGAAAATTTAGATTCTATTATAAATGCGTATGATGACATTTGTGAATATACAAATGATTATGATTCTCGTGAAAATACAAAACTATGTATACTTTTTATTTCAGATATAAATATAGATTTTTTTATTAAAAAAAGAAAATATATTCAAGAATTAAAAAATACATGTAACCAACATATATATTCTTTGTGTAAACATGAATTCATAAATGATTCTATTGATATTGATGAGGATACATCAAAGACGATAACATATTGTCGTTTTTGTGAACTTAGTGATGACTTTAAATAGTTTTTACATATATATTATTTTCAGACTACTTAAATAAATATTTCAAAATTTTGATGGGAAAGTTTTTTCGGATTTCAAAAAATGGACAAAAATAAATGTCCAAAAATCAAAACCTAAAAATAGTTTCCCAAAAACCAAAAATTTGTTACCATAAAAATTCTTATGGTCTGACTACTAAAAAAATAATTTACATTTTGTTATCATAATTTTTTATTATTTTGTAAAAAAAAAGATTTAGGAACTTTTCTTTGTTTCATATATGAAACAATTTGAAACAAATTTTAGTTCGAAAAGTTCGGAAATATTTTACTGCGAAAAATGTGACTATTCAACCTGCAGAAAGAGTCAATATAAGAGGCATACTTTTACATCTAAACATAAAAATGAAACAAATGAAACAAATTTGAAACAAAAAAGTTCCGAAAAAGTTCCTACATTTATATGTAATTGTGGTATATCATTAAAAAGTCGTACTTCAATATGGAGACATAAAAAAACATGTAATAACGAAAATAATGTATTAGAACAACCAAAAAATGATATATTAGTAGAATATTTGGTTAAAGAAAACCAAGAATTTAAAAATTTGATTTTAGAAGTACTAAAAAATGGTTCTATGAATAATAGCTACAATACAAATAATTCTCATAACAAGTCCTTCAATTTGCAGTTTTTTTTAAATGAAACTTGTAAAAATGCTATGAACATTACTGATTTTGTTGATTCTCTCCAATTGCAACTTTCAGATTTGGAAAAGGTTGGTGAAGTTGGTTACATTGAAGGCATTTCGAATATTATTATAAAGAAGTTAAATGCATTGGATGTAACAGAAAGACCCATTCACTGCACTGACAAAAAGAGAGAAACCATGTACATTAGAGATGAAGACAAATGGGAAAAAGAAGATGAAAAGCATATCAAGTTACATAAGATGGTAAAGAATGTTGCATATAAAAATATAAACCTTATTTCAGAATTTAGAGAGAAATACCCAGATTTTAAGAAAATCAATTCAAAATACTCTGATCAGTTCAACAAAATCATTATAGAGTCAATGGGTGGCAAGGGCGACAATGAATATGAAAAAGAAGAGAAAATTATCAAAAGAGTTGCCAAAGAAGTATTTGTTGATAAAATTCTTTAAGTAGTTTTGGCAATTTATACTATTATTTCTTTAAAATAGTTTTGGGGAAAGTATTTCGGATTTCAAAAAATGGACAAAAATAAATGTCCAAAATTGAAAACCTAAAAATAGTTTGCCAAAAAACAAAAATTTGTTACCATAAAAATTCTTATGGTCTGGTCACTAAAAATATAATTTTCAATTTGTTATGATAATTTTATTTTTTTTTATTTAAAAAGTATTAAGAGATTTTTTATGTAAACATATTTATATTGACAAATGTTTACAAAAAAGTCGCAAAAGTCGCAACTAAAATTTATATGTGAAAAATGTAACTATAATACATGTAAAAAATGTGATTTTGATAAACATTGTTTGACACCTAAACATAAAAATCATGACAATATGTTTACAAATGTTGACACAAATGCGACAAATGTCGCAGAAAAAAAAAATATATGTGAATGTGGAAAAGAATACAAACATCGCCAAAGCTTATATGTACATAAAAAAGTATGTAAAAATGAAAATATTATAACAAAAAATCCAACGAATGAATCATTAGTAGAATACTTGATTAAGGAAAATCAAGAATTCAAAAATTTGATTTTAGAAGCAATAAAAAATGGTTCAATGAATAATAGTAATAACACTACTAATTCACACAATAAGTCCTTCAATTTGCAGTTCTTTTTAAATGAAACATGTAAAAATGCAATGAACATTACAGATTTTGTTGATTCACTCCAACTACAGCTCAGTGATTTGGAAAAGGTTGGTGAAGTTGGATATATTGAAGGTATTTCGAATATCATTATTAAGAAATTGAATACTCTAGATGTAACAGAGAGACCTATTCATTGTATTGATAAAAAGAGAGAAACTATGTATATTAAAGATGAAGATAAATGGGAAAAAGAGGATGAAAATAAAGCTAAAATGCATAAATTGATCAGGAAAGTAGCTAATAAAAACATAAATCTTATTTCAGATTTTCAAAAATTGCATCCAGATTGGAAGAAGAGTACTTCAAAATATTCTGACCAAATAAATAAAATCATTATAGAGTCTATGGGAGGCAAAGGCGATAACGAATATGAAAAAGAAGAAAAAATTATCAAACGAGTTGCCAAAGAAGTATTTGTTGATAAAAATTAAATCCACCTTTATCAAATGTAGAGCCAAACCTACTATTTTGCTCCACTTTTGATAAAAGTGGATTACCATACAGTGTTTGTATTATGCCACCACATTCCATCACCTTTTTTAACATCATATAAGGCTTTGAAAATTTCAGAACGAGACAAAGGCACATTACATCTATATTTATCAAGAGGATGTGGATTTGTTTTCAATTGTGCTTGCAATGCTTTCTTTCCAACTTTTTGTCTTTGTTGGAAAGCAAAATATGTATAAAATCCTTCATATGATAAATAACGAATAGGGATTAGATCTTCATTTTTATCTTGGAAATCTCTCAAATATTCATCGCATATAGCTAAAGCAGAAATATCTGCAAGACTTTCTCCAATACCAATAGATGCATCATATTTAATTCCATCACGAGCAGCAAATTCCTCATATTCACGAATAACATCATTTTGAATAGCCTTGTATTTTTTCTTATCTTCAGGTTTCCACCAATCATATAAGTTACCATCCCAACCATATTTACTACCAGTATCATCAAATGCATGTGACAATTCATGAGCAATTGTATTTCCTAAATGTGCCAAGTTATATTCGATACCCCTTTCATCTAAATCAATAAATGGTTTCTGAATATACCCCAAGTTGATATAAATAGAATTTTTTGCTGGAGTATAAGAAGCATTCACAATATAAGCCTGGGTTCCAATCATCTTTACTGGATACATTGTCCAATCCATTAGTGGAATATCAATCAATGGTTTACCTTCTAATTCAATAAATTTTTTATGTCTCCATCCATTTATTTTTTGCATATTATCATATAATAATGTACCATAATTTAAGTCAGGATCTTCTCTCAATCCTTCTGGTTTACCATATACAAATTCGAAATGATCTAATTTTTTCAATGCATATTTTTTAGTAGATGGTTGTAACCAAGTATTGCGAGATAAAATACGTTTAAATACAATTTTTAGATCATTGCAAAGTATTTTCACATATTGCATAAATTGTGGATTTTCGTATTTCTTTACATATTCATTTGTTAGGAAAGTGTTAAAAGGAATTGACATATATAGTGAAGCACTTACTGCATCACTTTTATTGATTTGTTCTTGTCCGCGTTCAAAATCACCTTTGAATTTAAAAATTATGTCTTCCCAACCGCGTGTAATTCTTACTAATCTTTTTAATAAAATAAAAATCCAATATGTTTTCCATTTTGGTGTATTCCAATTTTTTAAGAATATATTGGATGCACATTTTAAATAAGAAATACTTCCAGTAATAAAAAATTCAGGTGTTCGTTTAAAACCTAATTCTTTTGAAAATTCAGCCCAGTTGAAGTCATATTTGGTTAATGACTCATCTGTATATACTTTATTATAAAAAGAGTCTGGATCTTTTACTACAATATCAGTACATCCAAATGCATTAAAAAGTTCCACTTCTATATCAAAAATATCTTGCGGATTATAGTCATTCTCTCCTAACAGAATATTAAAAATTTCTTTTATAAAAACATTATATTTTTCGCGATATTTTTTTTTATATTCAATTTCAGTTCCATCATCATAGTAAACACTTAAGTCTACTAATTCAAATTGGTGTGACATAACATTAGATCTATATATTTTTGTATTTTTTTCATCTGGATTCATTGACCATACAAATGGTGCACCATTACATATCATTTCGTCACTATTAAAGTATGCAAGTAATTTCCAAGGATTATTTTCTTTAAACAATGTATCAATCGTTGAAACTGCTTCAAGTGCTAATTCTTTTGTATATGACTTGGGATTCATAACAATAACAGATTTGCGGTAATTTTTTAGATTATTGGCTAATTTATCATTATGTGTTTTAATATATTCCACAATGATATCATCTAATTCACGATAAACCTTATCTTGTGTTAATCTAAAATCGTCTACTTGAACAATATATTTTTGTTGTTGTTCTACACTTACATTTTTTAACCATTGATAGTTTATATAATCGTAAAAATCATTTTCTGGTTTAATGCTATGTGGTGCAAATTTACTTAATAATTGTTTTACAAATTCTTTTTTTCTTTTGACTCCAGATTTTTGTTTCTCTTTTGAAATTTTTTTACTAAAAGTTGACTCAAATGGTTTTAACCCAATAGGACAAACTTGTAAAGTATTTTTATTTTTGATTGTCCTGTTATTAATTTTTTTATTTCTTGATGTTACAGGCATATATTATATATATATATTTATAAATTGTATAAAAATATATATTAAAAAAATACTTAAAAATATTATGATAAATAATAGAATGAGTTTGGAAGAACTTGTTACAGAAATACAAATGTTAAAAGACGAAAATGAAAAATTACGTATACAACTAGAAAAATATAACAAGAATAAAAAATCTTATTATGAGAAAAACAAAGATATTGTTAAAGAAAAAGCAAAAGAAGGTTTAAAAAAATTAGCTCAAGAAAATCCTGATAAACTTAAAGAATATAGGAGAAATGCATACCTGAAAATAAAAGAAAAAAAGAAAGAATCTGAATTAAATAATTTGAAATAACTATTTAAAAACAATATTTCATATATATATATATGAAATATTGTTTACAAACTTTAATTGACTTTTGTAATGAGCATAATATTGTTTTATGTGAAGATTACTCAAACATGATAATAAAAAGGGAAACATTTATAACAGGTGTTTGTAAAACTGAGAATTGTAATAAATTATTTAGTAAAGGTTTTAGAGCATTAATGCAACCAAATTGTTTTTGTACTGATTGTGCAGTACAAAACGGAAAAGAAAAAATTAAACAAACAAATTTAGAAAAATTTGGTGTTGAATATTATACTCAATCCAAAGAAATGAAAGAAAAAACTAAAAAAACCTGTTTAAAAAAATATGGTGTTGAAAGTGCTAGTCAATCAGAAGAAATACAAAATAAAATAAAAGCTTCAAATTTAAAAAAGTATGGCGTTGAAAGTGCTAGTCAATCAGAAGAAATTAAAAATAAAATTAAAAAAACATGTCTAGAAAAATATGGTGTTGAATATGTATTACAGAGCGAAGAAATTAAAAATAAAATTAAAAAAACATGTCTAGAAAAATATGGTGTTGAAAATGCTATTCAATCTAAAGAAATACAAAATAAAATAAAAGATACAAATTTTAAAAAGTATGGAGTTGAATATGCTAGTCAAACTAATGAATTTAAAGAAAAGGTTAAACAAACATGTTTAAAAAAATATGGAGTGGAAAGTTCCAATCAAAGTGAAAAAATAAAGGAAAAAAAGAAACTAATATGTATAGAAAAATATGGAGTTGAACATATATCAAAAATAGAAGAAGTTAAGAATAAAAAGAAGGAAACATGTAAAAAAAATTTTGGTGTAGAGTTTCCTACACAATGTAGTATTGTAAAAGAGATTATGAAGAATAATAACATAAAAAAATATGGATATGAACATACACTCCAAGTAAATGAATTTAGAGAAAAAGGTAAACAAACTTGTTTAGAAAAATATGGTGTTGAATATGCATTACAGAGCGAAGAAATTAAAGATAAAAGCAAACAAACTTGTTTAGAAAAATATGGTGTTGAAAGTTATTTACAAACTACAGAATTTAAAGAAAAAAGCAAACAAACTTGTTTTGAAAAATATGGTGTTGAATATTCAAGTCAAAATACTGAAATTATGGAAAAATCATCAAAAAATGCTTATAAATTGAAAGAATATATTTTTCCATCTGGTAGAATTGAAAAAGTTCAAGGAACAGAGACACTTGCATTAGACTGCCTTATATATGAGGAATCAATACATGAAGATGATATTTTAGTTGGTATTAAAAATGTTCCTACTATTTGGTATAATGATGAAAATAGTAAAAAACATAGACATTATGTAGATATTTTTATTCCTTGTCAAAATCGTTGTATTGAATCAAAGTCAATTTGGACAGCAAAAAAGAAACAAGATAATATATTCTTGAAACAAAAAGCAGCAAAAGAATTAGGTTATAAATATGAAATTTGGATTTATGATAGTAAAGGAATATGTGTTGAAAAATATAAATAAAATATTTATTCTTGAATAAATGAATATTTTATACAAATTAGTATTCAGAATATGGTACATTATTATTTGCACGTTGAATTAAGTAGTTATATTGTTTTCCCGTCATACAAGCGCATCCCTGCGAATTTGAATATGTATTAGGGCAACATTCAGGTTTAAATGGAGTATTAAAAAACATGTCCATCTCTCCTTCTGGTAATGGTAGTGGTTGTTCAGGTCTGGCTAAAAATGCTTTTACTGCAGGATTTAAAGGTTGTCCAGGTGTAACTACCAAATTAGGTGCACCCCATGAAGATGTATCAAGAGGAGTATTAAAGGCAGTATCATAAGACGAAGATTGTCCGTAATTAATATTAGCACCTGTAAAACCTTCTTTACCAGTACTTTTACCAGTACTTTTATCCTTTGTAGTTGAAGTTGGAGTTGGAGTTGGAGCTGAAGCTGGAGTTGTAGTATCCATACCTTCTATCAATGCATATGGGTTATTACAACCGCAATAAGTATGACTAACTAAAATTAAAAGAATAGCGACAAAAAGAAGAGTCATGACATTTATTTTATATCCGAATAAGGAAATTTTCATATTATACATATTTCATAGATAATAATTTTTGGTCATTCTTTTCTAAAAATATGTCAATAGCTGCATTATAATCGTAAAATTGAATATTTTCGATAGTAAAAGTTTTTTTATCCGTCAACAAATGATATAATTTATCATGATTTTTTTGTAATTTTATTTTGTTTAAAATACCCAATGTAGAAGAACAATCTATTTTTGAATCACAAATTACTAAATTAGGTCCTCCCTCTATTATATTTTTTCCTAAAATAAACTTAAATTGTTCATTCAGATTAGTACCATCAATTTCAACTATACCATAAACTACCTCATTCTTTTCAAGTGTATCTCCGATCAATACATCCTTTATTTTTTTAAATTCTCCACTAACAAGTTTTACCATTGTAGATCCCTCAAATCCACCATCTAATTGTTTATGAATTAAATCTAAACCATCTAATTTTATATATGTATTAGATCTAATTTCTTTTATATTTTTTCCATATATTTCATCCCAATCAGTAAATGTAATATTGTTAATAATAATAGTTTTATTGCTTGTATTTAAACAATATAAATAAGGTTCATTATATTCCGCACATTTTTTTGCATCAGGGTGTTTGTATACTGGTATCCATTTTCCATTAAAATTTACAATATGTGTATCGGAAACAAAAATAGAATTTAAATAATACATTGTTGAACCTTTTGTTTCTACACAAATAATACCAGTAACTTTATTATTATCATATAATATATCACCAACTTGAATTTTATAAATTTGTTTTGTATTACCATCATTCATAGGAATAAGTGTATTTTTATCAAAACATTTAAGTTTTGGAACTTTATAACCATCAATATTTAGAATTACTTTCATCATTATTAATAATACAGCAAAGGGTACTGCCGTTGCGACAAACACACCAGTCATTACTCCTGCAAATCCCCATGTAAATGGCATAATCCATAAAATAACAATAAGAATAGCTAATGAAATTAACATATTAGATATAAATTGCGCGACTGCACCTAATAATGATTTAAGAGAATAATATCCACCCAGTGCTGAAAATAATATGGTCGTCATAGTGCCTTGCATTTTGTTTAAAATATCTTTTCCACCTAAAATAATTTTCTGTAATGGTGTCATTATATTGACCAAACGTGACATAATATTACCTACAATGGACTCTATTACTAAACGTATTCTATCAAACATAGCACGAGCTGCTTGTAGAGATTCTTGTATTTGGTTAGCAAGACTAATTAAAATACTAGTAATAAATGATAAAGGTTCTATTGCTGGCGCAGAAATGCTTGATAAAATTTGTTGTGTACAATAATTGAAATTTTCTTGTGTGTATTCAAATGCTGTCATATTTTCTGGATGAGTAATCATTCCTGCAAATGGAATAATTGTAACTGAACATCTTTGATTTGCCCAATCATCAATTATATTTTGTGCATTGCTTTTTGAAATACAATATGAAACAATTATAAACAATATAATAGATATAATAATAAATAATACTACTGAACCTCCGTACTGATCCATATATCCTAATTTACTATACAATTCTTCAATTTTATCTAATGTTTTTGTAATTGTTTGTGGAGTACTATCCATATAAATATACTTTTAAAAAAAATAAACTATCTAAAAGTATATCTAAACCATTTTCATTCTAAGTAAATAGTCTTCCCAATCCCAGAATAATTCATTTCCAATAGTTATTTTATGATCACTAGTTATTAAACAACTGAACCAATCTGTTTTTATATTTGTTAACTCAGCCTTTTTATAATTTTCTATTTTAATAAATTTTGAAGAAGAATTATCGTAAACAAAATGTGACCCGGTGACATATATATTATCATCATTTGTACCACCTCCTTTGATTACATAAAATGGAATTTGTTCTCTCTTATTATCTATTTTCATAAGAGATTCTACGATGGAACCATTCACTAAAACATCTCCTAAATCAAGATCTTTCATAGGTTTTATTTTTCCATTTTTTAATGCAACTAAAGTATTTGGATGAAAACATTTACCTATACCTTTTACAAAATTATATCCAGAGGTCATTGTTTTAATACCTCCATCTAAAATATACATAATACTAACCATTAGACCAGTTGTTTTTCCCAATATATCTTTTATTCCAATCGCAATTCTTTGAAATTCGATAATTAAAACAGAAAAAGAACCAAAAATAGAGAGAAAAATATTAGGTACAAAAGTTCTAATCTTATCAAACATAGCACGAACAGAATTGATTTGTTCTACAAAACCGCCGAGCATTCCACCAAGTGTATTTGTTATGAATGTAAGTGGTTGTAACAAATAACCCATATAGCTATTTTGCATATTTTGGATACAATAAACGAAATTTTCATTAATATTATCTGCTAAAGGCATATATATTGGATTACAACGATACAAAGGCCATTTTTCCTTGATTTCTATAATTTTTCCATAATAATAAATGAATATAATGAATAATAGAAATGCAATATTAATGTAAACAAATTTTATCCAGTTTTGTCCAGATGGCATTAACTTATATTATAAATATAAAATTATTCAATCTTTTTATATTTATTAACTTACATTCTTTACTTAATTTACAACCTATTTATCTAAAAATAATATGACCATTAAAATATAAGACCATTATTAATGCGTATTATTAATTTAACGTCTATTTTTTCTTCTTCGTGTTTTGCGAATTCCGCGTTTTTTTGTCTTTCTTTTACCTGTGCGACAGCGTCTTCCTCCTGTTTTAAAGGCTCCTGCATCTCCTTTACCATTTTCAGTTGCCTGTAATCCATTAGCAGCAGTATTTACATATTGTGCATTTACACTATTGTTTCCTGCAGCAACTTCAGTATAACTTACTCTTAATGGTTGGACTGGTGTTCCAGTACCACCGCCTCTTTTTTTCTTACCTCCTGCTAGTGCTGCATTATTATTCGCTTGAGTTGTATACATTTGTTGATTAGTAATTATTGCTGATTGCGCAGGACTATTAGCTCCTACAGCCAAAGCGTTAACTTCTGGTCTTGGAACAACTAATACCATTTACTATATATATTTAATAATATAATATATAATAAAAATAATTTTAAATTTTTAGGTTTAAAAATAAAATACTTAATATAACTAATAATATAAAATGGATGACAAACAACGTTTACAACTGGCTAATATGATTAAGGTGAACAATGTCGAAGATCAAACTGATTTAATACGCAATTTAAAGCATAGTCAAGTATTAAGAAATGAAATTAATAATATGATTTTAGTTAAAGCTAAATATCGTGGTGATACAGAAAAAATTTCAGAAGAATGTATGAATGAATGTGGATTTTTATATACATATTACACTGATATTTTCAACAAAGTAAAGAAGGATGAGATTGATATTGGTATATTAAATAAGTTTTTGGATGTTTTAAGAAAAATAGAAGATGGTAAATTAGACCAACATGAAGGATCTTTTTTAGTCGGTACATTATTAAAAGAGTTGTATATAGATAGTGCTATAAAGAAAGCTGACAAGTTAGATGAACAATCTGAAAAAACACCTGAACCTAAGCATGCAGAAAACAAAATTTCTTGGAAACAATTTAAGAGGATGAATAAATAAATTTTATTTGTATTTATTTCTTTATAAAATAGGTACCATTTAGACCACACATGGTAATATCTAACCGCGCCATAAGAGCATATGGGTGTCTTTCATTATAGTTAACCTTACCTAAACCTGATTTCTCAAAGTATATATTTTGCATAGGGCTCACAAGAAATTTTGTGCATGTAGATTGATAAAATTTTTCGCTATTTGGAGTTATATCTGATTTTACCTTATTGAAAAACTTACAATTAACACAAGAAGGTTTTAATAGAATATTTAAAATATCTAGATATACTTGTGATGCTCTCATTTTTAATTATATTTATATAAAAGTCTTTAAGTAAGTTATCTTTTTGTATCATGGAAAAATCGTATCTATATTTGACACATATCTTTATAAAAGACTTGTAATATTAATTTTAATGCTATTATATTTGATAACCAACACCATAAAGATCCCCATGTTTTTGTTTTATAATAGGTATAATAAATTGCAGAAATAATAATAAAATATAATATAAAACTAATATAACGTTTTTCATAAAACAATATACCAAATATAAATGAAAAATAGACAATAATTAGCCATGTAGGAAAATTTAACCAATTCCAAGCCAAATGACCATTCGATGCTTTCGTCATTGAAAAATCATTTTGAAAATTAGGAACACAAAGTAAGTAAATTAAAATATAGAAACCTATTAATCCTTCTTTATATGGTCCTGTATAAACTGCTTGTATAAATAATGGTATTTGAATAAATATTAGAAATGCGGCAATTATTGATAATAATGTATTTATTTTTTTATCATTTAAATTTTCCCATGTAAAATATTCTACTAGCTGCATAGACATGAAAGAAAATAAAAATACAAAATCATAAATATTTATGAGATTATTAAAATATGCAAATAAAATACCAAATGAACTAAATAAGAATGTATTCAATGATACTTTGGAATTCCAACACATATAATATATAATTATTATTTTTTATACAAAGGAAAAACAACTTAGAATTTTCAATATAATATGATATAATATAATGCCAAATGATTGTTGGAATTATATGACAATTACATGCGAAGATACTGAAGAGTTATCATGTCTTATTACAAATGAGCTACGTCATCAAGGAGGAGAGTATCATGAGACTATAGAGATGATAAAAAGAGGTACAAAAGGTATTATTTTTCGTCTTTGGACTGCTTTAAATCCAAATTATGAATGGCTTGAAAGTTTGCTAACAAATTATCCATCTTGTTGGGTAAAAAATGAATGGAATGAAGAGGGTGGATATGCAGGTGTATGGGTTGGATTTACGAATGATGAAAATGAGAAAATAATAAAGAGTTTACAATGGGAAGATCTTTGTATAGAGGCAAAACATTATTTATTTTTAGAGGAATCTGAAGAAAAAGAAAAAGAATAATAATAAAATGACATAAATGTATCAGTATATATTTAATATACATACTGATATGTCAAAAAAATATAGTACAACAACATCTCTCGTGATTGTGGAATCACCAGCAAAATGTAAGAAGATAGAAGAGTATTTAGGTCCCGGTTACAAGTGTATTGCATCTTTTGGACATTTACGTGAATTACCTTCTCTCAAGAATGTAGATATAGAAAATAATTTTACACCAACTTATACTATTTCAGAGAATGCATTAAAGAAAAAACAAATAGAATTGATAAGAAAGGAGATCAAAAAAACTGATGAAGTAATATTAGCGCTTGACGGAGATAGAGAGGGAGAGGGAATTACCAACACAATTATAGAATTATTTAATCTTCCTCTTACGACAAAACGAATCATTTTTAATGAAATCACGGAAAAGTCTATACAAGCGGCCATAAAAAATCCAACAACAATCGATATGAATCTAGTGTATGCTCAACAAGCAAGGCAAATCTTAGATATATTAGTTGGTTTTAAGGTTACACCAGTTTTGTGGAAATGTATAACAACTGCTAAGGGAAAAGAAAATGCGTTATCTGCTGGGCGATGTCAGACTCCTGCTTTGAGACTCATTTACGATAATGATAGAGAGATAAAAGAATCCAAAGAGAGAAAAGTCTATAATACAACTGGTTATTTTACCAATTCTAATTTACCATTTGACTTATCAAAGGAATATGAGTCAGAAGATTCCATGACAGATTTTTTGAATGGATCTATAGATTTCCAACATATGTATTCCTGCTCTGAACCCAAAAAAGTGTTCAAGTCACCACCAGAGCCGTTTACAACTTCTAGAATCCAGCAAGTGGCATCTAATGAATTACATTATAGTCCTAAGGAAACTATGCAAATATGTCAGAAACTATATGAAGCCGGTTTTATTACCTATATGAGAACAGATTCGAAGACCTATAGTGGTGGGTTTTTAGAGGAAGTAAGTAGTTATATTATGACCAATTATGCTAACGGAGATAAATATCTTGGCGACCAAATTATGAGCATAAATATTAATAACAAGTCTGAAATTAAAAAAAATAACAAGTCTGAAAAAATGGTTACACAAGATGCTCATGAAGCTATAAGACCTACAAATATTTTACTTCGTGAATTAGACGAAAATACTTTGGCTCCGAGAGAGCGTCGCCTATACAAACTCATTTGGGAAAACACATTAGAAAGCTGTATGACACCGGCATCTTTTTTTCAAATAACGGCATCTATTTCGGCATTTGATAATGGCAAGTTTACGTACAAGAGTGAGCAAGTAGATTTTGCTGGTTGGAAAATTGTCTCGAAGAAACATGCAGATGAAATAAAGGTAGTAAATAAAGACTATAATTATTTGAAAATTATAAAGCAAGGTGTTATTCCTTATAAAAAAATAATGTCAAAGGTGACTATAAAAGGATCTAAAATGCATTATACTGAGGCCAGATTGGTACAGCTATTAGAAGAGAAAGGTATAGGACGTCCATCTACCTTTTCTTCTCTCATTGATAAGATTCAAGAACGTGGATATGTCAAGAAGGAAGATATAAAAGGAAAAGAAATTGTATGTTCTGATTACGAATTAGAAAGTGGAAATATATTTGAAGTTGAAACAAAGAGAGAATTTGGAAATGAAAAAGGAAAATTATTGATTCAACCACTTGGTGTTATTGTAATGGATTTTTTGGAAAAGCATTTTAATAAATTATTTGAATATAATTATACATGTCAAATGGAAGACACACTCGATAAAATAGCAAAAGGTGATCATATATGGCATGAACTATGTCGTGATTGTAATAATCAGATAGACACATTAATTGACGAAATGGGTACACAAGCCAAAATGGAAATTAAAATAGATGACCAACATACGTTTTTAGTAGGTAAATATGGTCCCGTTCTAAAATGTATTGAGAAACTAGATGATGGGAAAGAAAAAACAACTTTCAAACCTGTTCGAAGTGATATAGATGTTAAACAACTCAAACATCCAGATTGTAAAGTTGAAGATATTATTGATACAAAAAAATCAAGTAGTAAAAATAGCAGTTACATATTAGGAAAATATGAAGGTAATGAAGTAGTTTTGAAAAAAGGAAAATTTGGTCTATATATTAGTTGGGGAACTAATTCAAAGACCTTGAAAGAGTTGGGAAATAGACCAATAGAAAATATAACTCTTGAGGAAGTTAAAAAATATTTGAATGAAGGCAGTTCATTTATAAGAGAGATTGATACAAATATTTCTATTAGAAAGGGTGTAAAAGGTGACTATTTATTTTATAAAAACTCACGTATGAAAAAACCTCAATTTTATGATATTAAATCATTTTTATCAGATACAAGTGAAGACTATAAAATATGCAATAAAGATATTTTAAAGTCATGGATACAAGAAAAATATAATCTATAATTATTATCTACCCATTGGTGGAGGATAAGCCTGACTCTTTGAGTTTCTTAAAATTTGAGGCAGTTGCAAGGTAAATTCAATAACAAATGTATAATTAAATACACCAAAATTAACTAATTCACCATTGTGATATCTAATTTTAAATTTTAATCTTCTCATTCTCTCTGCTGGTGGATAATAAAACTTGTATGGTAATGAATCGCGATCAAACCATTGTGCAATTGGCGTTGTGGGAACAGACATTTTGGCAAATGAAGAGTTAACAATTCCATTTGTTCCATTTGTCTTAAGTGTAAACTCACTAATATTATATGGTTGTGTTTCATCAATACAATTTTGTCCTTCAACTTCCATATAGATAAAAGCAGGACCCATTAAATTAATTTTATAAGTAGATTCTACCCAATTAACATTTGAACCAGGCAAATTTAATTTTGGAATTAACCAAAAACCATTATCTCCTGGATAAACATCTCCATAATAAAATCTAGGAACAAGGTTTCCATTATAGTAAGCAATTTCAGTAATGTTACTTGCAGTGATTTTATTTACAGACTCTGTATTACATCTTACTAATCCTAAATTTCCAGGTAAACCCCATTCACTAAAGTCCGGATTGGTTTGTTTAGTAGCACAATTGTAATTGGTTAGAAGAACATCCTTAATAATTTGAGTTTCATTTGTTAATACAAATCCATCACAAGTATTACCAAACCAAATTTTTTGACTTACATTATTATAAACAATAACAAAATTATTATAACCATAAATATTTAAAAGAATTAATGCTTCTTTATATTCATTTTTTTGTTCTGGAGTAAGTGTACCATCATTTATTTTTTGATTAAAATAAGTAGTTAACTTTAATGTAACAATATTATTAAATTTATTTGTCAATTCAGTTACCATTTGTTGCGGATTATAAAATCCTTCTCCGATAACTATTTCAAACAAAACATTTTGATTCAAGAACAAATATTCAAAAATTTTTTGCTGAAGTATGTCAGTAACATCATGTTCATTTGGATTATAAGGATTATTAATTTTAAATGTCATTGTTATATTATCATTTAATAAAGAAAAGGTATTATAATTTGAAGGAAATGTCCATTGTACAAGTCTAAGTGATACTACATTACATAAATCTTCTGGTACTTCAATTTCAAACTCAGATGAACTTGGATATTTCAATATATTTCTATCTTCTGAATGTATAGAAACATATTTTTTATAATAAATATATTCTTGTGAATTAGGTATTAATGGATGATTTGTATTTGTATTAAATACTTTGGTTGTTGTAAAATCGAAAAATTGATTTGCTCCATCGGTTGGTCCAGACATATTATAGTATATGATTTTTTTTTATTACTTTTTTAAAATATATAATTAAAAAATATATAATTAAAAAATATATAATATAGTATACAAATGGCTCTATATAGTTCAGTTGCTAATTATGGTGGAAGACAACCTGATAATAATCAAAATATAAAACAATTTGTTGTAGGTACATCAGATGGTCAAGCATTATGGGTATATAAAAACTTACCAAGTGGAACAAAAGTACAAACACCAGCAAATAAAATCGTTCCGGTGTATATAAATAGTGATTTATATGTTAATGGTTCTATTTATAATCCTTCAGACTTTTTTCTTAAAAATAATATAGAACCCATTGCACAAATTAAAAATATAGAATTCAATAATTTAGAACCAAAAGTATTTACTTATAAGGATGATCCAATAAAAAAACATTATGGATTTATTGCTCAAGATATGGAAAAGATATATCCTGAATTAGTAAAAGATAGTGTTATGGGTTTCAAGACAATTAACTATATAGAGATGATTCCATTGCTTGTATCAAAAATAAATTCAATGCAAAAAGAAATCGATGAATTAAAAATAAATGCATGTAATTGCAAATAAAAAATTTAATAGTATAAATATATTATAAATATACAAATATATAATATATTTGTATATTTATATATGGCAAAAGACTTTACTGAATTATATGCAAGTGTTTACAAAGGATTTATTACTGCATCAATCATAGTATTTGCAATAGGTATGTCCACAAATGGTAAAACATCTTTTGGTTGTTATCAAGTCGGATATTCAATATTTGGTATTGCTGTTATGTTAATTTTAATTAAAATATTAAATAATATATTAGGTAGAAAAGATGATTCTACATCATTAGGAAACACAATGATATCTGTATTACCATTTACAATAATATTAGCAGTTGTAGGATTTTTATTATATTTTAATACAATTTATCAAACTATTATAATAGATAGACATGTATCAGATGGTTATTATACATTTAGTAATATAATTATAGCGCTACTGCTTATTCAATTATGTGTTATATATTCAATAATAGTTAGTGATAATTTTGATGAAAAAGGGATATCTCAAGTGTATTCAAGTATAGTTTTATTGCTTAGTATTTTAACTGCAATTTGTGCAAATATTTTATATACTATTTTAAAATACTTTTCTACAGATGGTTTTGAGACACAAATTTTAAAAATATAAATATATATTGAAGTAAAATGTTTATTAATTTATTGGTTTATTAGTTAACTAGTTTTTATAAATTTAAATGTTAAACCATAATTATATTGAGTCTCCCAAATTCCAGATATTTTAAGAATAAAATATGAAACACTTTTATTACCAACATCAGAAAAAATTTTGATATTTTCATTTTGTAATTGCTCGTATATCTTAAATTGTACATCTTTATCCTTTATTTCATATTTTTTTAAAATCTCTTCTTCTATAGCTTTAATATTATCAATAATTTCTTTATTTACATTATAGTTAAAAGAACATCTATATTTTAGATAATATTTTTCACATATGACATCATGTAATGAAACTAATAAATAAATACCATTTAATGTAAAATATGGTGAAGAATAAAATATTCTAATAAAATTTCCATCGTTCATAACATTATTTTTTATAGGTTCACAAAAAAAAATATTATTTTTATTATATTGATCAATTCTTGAAACAATATTCATTAATTAAAACTGATATATATTATGAATTGTGTTTAAGTTATATAATTAGTTTATAATTTAGATAAAGATTATGTAATAAGTATAATATTATGAAATTCTACGAGACCCATTTTGAAGAATATATTAATGAAAGTAATAGAATAAATTTACATAAAAAATTAGAAAATGTATATAATAAATTTCCAAATAAATTAAACCAACTTAAAAATTTAATTTTTTTTGGTGCAAATGGTATAGGTAAGTATACACAAATGTTAAATTCTATTAAAAAATATAGTCCTACAGAATTAAAATATGAGAAAAAAATTAGTTTGACATATAATAAACAACAATATTTTTTCAAGATTAGTGATATACATTATGAGATAGATATGTCACTTTTGGGATGCAACTCTAAATTATTATGGCATGAAATTTATCAACAAATTATTGATAGTATATCAGCAAAGGTTGACAAATCCGGAATTATTGTTTGTAAATATTTTCATGAAATTCATAGTGAACTATTAGAAAATTTTTATAGTTATATGCAGCAAAATACAATGCTAAATGTAGATATTAAATTTATTTTAGTAACAGAAGAATTAAGTTTTATTCCTGATAATATATTAAATTGTTGTCAAATAATTAACATAACTAGACCTACAAAAACTGGTTATGCTAAGTGTCTAAATAATAAAATAAATAATAAAATAAATAAATATTTAAAACCTGAAAATATATCAAATATAAAAATACTTCATTTATGTAATGAAGATTTAATGTTACAATATAAAATAATATGTAATAAGATTATCTATAATTTAATACATGTAAATGAGTTACAATATTTAAAATTTAGAGATGTTTTATATGACATATTTATTTACAATTTGGATATAACTGCATGTATTTGGTATATTCTCTCTTCATTTATTCGAGAGAATAAAATCAAACAGGATGACTTGTCAAAAATATTAATTAAAACCTATATTTTCTTTCAATATTACAATAATAATTATAGACCTATCTATCATGTCGAATGTTATTTTTTATATTTAGCTAAAATTATACACAAATTTTAGAATTAAATATTATTATTTACTTTTTCCAAAGTAACGTACGTAAACCCCTTGTTGCATTGGAATTATTTCTAGGGTAAAACTGGTATCCTCGTAAATAGAGTGCCATTGGTTGAATAACCACGTTATTTGCCTGAGCTACTAAAAAAAAATTATTGTATTCCTTTGGAATACCACGTGAATAAGTAATTGCGCTGGTGCGAATACCCATTATATAATAGATCAATATTTAATTATATTATGCAAAAATAATGTAATAGTTATTACTTAAAGTTTACTAATTCTAATACTTCATATGAATTATAAAGATGCATTTGAAATATTAGAAATTGATTTACACAAAGTTAGTTACAATGATATAACAATAGAATACTTAAGTAAACAATATAGAAAACTTGCTTTAAAAAATCATCCAGATAAGAATGGTAATTCTACTGAATCTAACGAAATTTTTAAACGAATAAACGAAGCTTATCAATATTTAAAGAGAGAAATAAAACATTTAAATCCAGAAGATATTCAATTTGAAAATGAAGAAACACCTGATTCTTCTCTCTATTTTGATATTTTAAAAGAGTTTATGAAGACAATGTTTGAAGGAACATATAACGATATTTTGTCTAAAATTGTAGCAGATATTATGTCTACTGGTAGAACTCTATCTGTTAAATTATTTGATGAACTAGATAAAGATACAGCATTGAATATTTATACTTTTCTCTCTAATCATCGTTCAACGCTTCATTTAAGTAGCAGTGTCTTGGTTCAAATTAGAGAAATAGTAGTAAAAAAATACGACAATGTTCAAATATATAAATTAAATCCTAGAATTCATGATCTAATGAATAACAATATATATAAATTATATGTAAATGAAGAGTTATTTTTGGTACCATTATGGCATAATGAATCATATTTTGAATCTACAAATGGAGAAATGATTGTATTATGTGATCCAGAGTTGCCATCAAACATAACACTTGATGATGATAATAATATTTGTATAGAAACAACATTTAATACACTTGATGAATTTTTATTATTGATTAAAGAAAAACAGCCTATTTGTATTACTATTGCTGACAAAATATTTCAGATTCCATTATCTAATTTATATATAAAGAGAGAACAAATTTACAGAATTAAAAATGAAGGGCTATCAAAGACAAAAAAAGATATTTATGATATATCTGAGAAAACTGATATTCTTGTCAAAATCATTTTTTCCTATCTTTAATCATAAAGTTTTTGAATAATTATGAGTGAATAAAATAAAAAAGTTTTATAAACCTTTTTATTTTAAATATTATATTTTTTATTAACAAATATTATATTTTTTTAATATTATACATTTTAAATTAACAAATCTAAGCATCTACTTTCTTCTTTGTAACAATTTTCTTTTTCTTAGGTTCTTCGACTGCAACAACAGGCTCTTCGATTACAGGCTTTTCAACCTGAGCTACCTCTTTTGCTACTAATGGAGTTGGAGTTGGTGTTGGAGGTGGTAGTTCAAAGTCATCATCATCATCAGAATCCTCTACAATTGTACTACTAGTAACACCTCCATCAGGATAGACATCATCTTCTGGAGGTGGTAATGACTTGAGTCTCTCCATATCAGAAGCCTTTGGCTTCAAGAAGCAAACACCTTCTGTAATAGTAGATGACTTTGGCTTCTGTACAATAGCCTGCTTCAAATTCCATGTAATAGAAACCTTACCATTGACAAACCATAAACCACCGCACTGCAATAAACAGATGACATGAGTCTTTGGCTTTAAGAATTCAAGAGGAGTAATATGAGATGGTGTCTTTCCCTTTACATAAAGGGATGTACCTTCTTCATCATAAATTTCAGGTTGCCAAACACCTTTCCAGCATGGTAACTTTGTAGTAAGTGTAGGAGGCTTAGAATAATCAAGCGCATCTTTACCTTTTTCTAACTTTGGATAACGTAACATCACATTGAATTTTTCATCCATTACTTCCATACTTTTTATTTCTTTTCCAAACCAATCCTTTGAATACATCATAGCATCTTCTTTAATTTTTGATTCAACCTTTTTAATTTCACGAAGAAATGCTTCACAATCCGCATTTGGATATTCAGAATTTGGAAACTGGAGCGACATAGTCCATTTTCCAGTAAAGTTACCTTGTTGATCCTTACCTTCTTGAGCTCCCCAAGTTAGAATTAATGGAGTACTAAATGTAAGTGACTCTTTAAAATTCTTATTGTATATATTCACCACTTTTCCACCAGCAGGGTTTGCCTTTGGTGTAGAATAAGAGAATACGCTAGTATCAATATTAGTTCCGTCTAGAATTGCGCTTGTCATGATCTATATTATAATATATATATATTGGGGTTATCTTTAAATCAATTTTTTTTTAAAATATAAATGAATATAAATTCAATGACATTAACAGAGCGTCTTACGATAAATGGTAAGAATATAATTAATAATTTTATAATATATAAATAATAATATAAAAAATATGGTTAAAAAGAAAAATATATATTTATATATATGGAATCTTTAAAAAAACCAACTAAGGAGTCACTTGATGAATATATGGATACTATTACTAAAAAATCTGAAGGTAAAATACAAGTTGTTAAAAAACTATTAAAAATAACTGACGATAGTATTGTTATTCCAACAACAAAAAATTATGATGAAATATTTAAATACAATTATAGTTTAACTCAATTAAAAATAATTGCAAAAAATTATAAATTAAAAATAAGTGGAAATAAGTCTCAATTGGTTTCCAGAATATTTGCTTATTTATATTTTTCGTTATATATAATTAAAATACAAAAAAATTTCCGTAGGATGTTGGTTAAAAAATATCACATTTATCATGGTCCGGCAGCTATGAATAGAAAAATATGTACAAATTCATGTGATTTTTTTACAATGGAACCAGTTGAAGAAATAAATTTTCATCAGTTTGTAAGTTACAAAGATACAGATGGATTTGTTTATGGTTTTGATTTAATTTCTCTCCATAATTTGTTTATTAAATCAAAGGATATTGAATCTGTTCGAAATCCTTATAATAGGAATTTAATTCCAGAAAGTGTCATTAAATTAATTAAATCCAATATTCGCTTTAGTAGAATTTTAAAGATTCATATTAATTTATATTATGAAGATGATACGCAAAATATATCAATTGAAAAAGCAGTTGAATTAAGAGCATTAACATTGTTTCAAAATATTGATGCGCTAGGTAATTATTCAAATTCACATTGGTTTCTCTCTTTGAATCAATCACAACTTGTAAAATTTGTGAGAGAATTGTGTGATATTTGGAATTATCGGGCGCAACTATCAACTGAAATTAAAAGAAGTATTTGTCCTCCACATGGTGACCCTTTTAGAAACTTAAGTATTCAATATATACATACTGAACAAAATATATGTAATGTAAAAAAAGCAATTTTAGATGTATTAGAAAAATTTATAAATAGCGGTATTAATAATGATATTAAATCATTAGGTGCTTATTATGTATTGGGAGCATTAACATTAGTTAATACAGAAGCTGCTGCATCTCTTCCTTGGCTTTTTCAGAGTTTTGCACCTTTTTAGAATTTTACACTTTTTTTAATTATTTTGTTTATTTAATATATTATTTATATATTACCATATTATCGTAACAATATATATTATTAGCCTAAAATCACTTAAAAAGAATTTACTAGTATATAGTATAATAAGATGCCTAAGAAATCATCCGTTAAAGAGACTGAACCAGTCGTTGCTGTTGTTGCCCCTGTTGTTGTTGAGAAGAAGTCAAAGAAGCCAAAGGCTCTCAAGGTTGTTGAGGGCGCAGCACCTGTCACTGATGCTGTCGCTACTGAGGTACCAGAGAGTGAGACTCCTCTTGCAGAACAATCTGTTGAGTTTATGGCCAAGATCCAACAGCTAAGTGTTGCTATTTCTGCACTCAAGTCTGAGTACAGAGCCCTCGAGAAGAAGTGGTCTCGTGAAATCAAGATTGCACAAAAGCAAACCAACAAGCGTAAGCGCAAGGCAGGTAATCGTGCTCCTTCTGGATTTGTCAAGCCTACCAAGATCTCTGATGAGCTTGCTTCTTTCCTTGGAAAGGACAAGGGAACCGAGATGGCTAGAACTGATGTCACTCGTGAAATCAATACCTACATCCGTAATAACAAGCTTCAAGATAAGGACAATGGTCGCAAGATCAACCCTGACAAGAAGCTTGCTACTCTTTTGAAGCTAAAGACTACTGATGAGCTTACTTACTTTAACCTTCAAAAGTACATGTCTTGTCACTTTGCCAAGGCTATTAAGGATGTTGTTGCCGCTGCTCCTGCTCCTGTTGTCGTTTAATTTATTTCCTTTTTTACAAAAATAAAAATAGATAAAAATAAATATAAATAGATAAAAATAAATAGATAAAATTATGTGGTATAAAAATACTACATAATTACAAAAGTAAAAGGTAAAAATAGAACTATATAGTAAATGAAAAAAAATACAATATATTTAACAACTTATAAAGAGGATTATATTTGGCATAAAATAAAACCACCTCCTGGAAGTTTAGCACAAAAAGCAAGTTGTAAAAAATTATCTATTCCAAAATTTATAAGGAAAAAATATCAAAAACTAATACAAATTTCATCAATAAAGTTTAGAAAATAAATTAATTTATATATTTTTTGTAAAAGTGTATTATATAATGACTGAGTTAGATACTTATAAGCAATTAAGAATTACTGAATTAAATAATACATTTAATCTAAATGTATCACGTTTATATTCAGCCTTATCATTTAATATTAAATCTGTTCAAAATTCTCGACTTTTATCACAAGCGAAACAACAACAAATAACTAACTTAGTGAATACATATAACATTAATAGTGCAGCTTTACAAAAAGCATTAAATATTACAATTAATAATATTAAAAATTTTATACCAAAAAATGTGAATATTTCCGTTAATTCAAATAAAAAGGCACTTCTAATAGGTATTAATTACACTGGTACACCTAATCAGTTAAATGGTTGTATTAATGACACAAACGATATTAAATATAGACTTTCAAAAGAAGGTTTCTCAAGTATCAATATTATAACAGACTTGACTACAAAAAGAGCTACAAAAGCCAATATTTTAGACGAATTTAAAAACCTATTACTCAATTCTCAGTCAGGTGATTTATTATTTCTCTTTTATAGCGGTCATGGTTCAAAAACTTTAGATAGAAATGGAGATGAACTTAATGGTTACGATGAAATGATTGTATCATGCGATCTACAAGGTATTATTGATGATGAGTTGAAAAGTGTGATTCAAACTTATTTAAAATCAGGTGTTACATTGGTTGCCATGTTTGATTCTTGTTTTAGTGGCTCTGTATTAGATTTGAAATACCAATATATGGATAGTCTCAATTATGAAAAATATACTGAAAATACTAATGAATTAGAGACTTTTGGTGATGTATTTATGATTAGTGGCTGTACAGATAATCAAACGAGTGCTGATGCAAATATCAATAACAAATCAAATGGTGCAATGACTTGGTCTTTGTTAGAAGCGTTAAAACAAAAACCAAATTGTAATTGGAGAGAATTAGTTACATCTATGAGAGATTTACTAAAAAAATCAAATTTTGCACAAATACCACAATTATCTTGTGGTAAATTTGAAAATATTGATACACCTATTTTTATTTAGAAGCAACTATATCAAAATCCTCTACACTATCATCGTCAGAATCATAATTAATAAGTGCACTTTGAAGCTCTTCATAACTAATATGAGGTTGATATTGTAAAATCATTGGTGCCATTATATTATCATCTTCATGTATCTGATACTTTACATTCAAAATATAACGCACTACAAAGGTAACATCTAATTTCTGTGTTTTTAATATATCAATTAATTTAACTTGATAAATATGTTCTTTTAATGTTTTTCTATCGTATAATTTATTATATAAATCTAACATATTTCTATAATATATACTAATAATAGCTCTAAATCAAAAAAAATAAATACAAGTTGTATTTATTTTTTATTATATCTTTTGTATATTTCAAATATTAATTTTATTTATTAAAGGTTACTAGGAAATAAGAAACCTTCAGTTTTCAAAATTACTTTAATATCTTCTTTTAAAATGGGGCCATTTTGAATACATAATGTATCAATAATATTGTCATTTATATGATTATTACTTAAATCAAACATTATGTAAATTTTTTTCAACAACTCATAGTCTTGAATATAATGAGTGTTTTTGTTCACCCATTCGTAAAAACCATTATTTTCTATATTTTTATTTTTTTTCATTTCCTTTAAATACTTCTTAAATAACTTTAATGTAGCATGTAAATTAGGTGTATTTTTATTTTCATAATTCATACTATTATAATCTGTACCAGACAATATACAAATTTCTCTCAATTCATGTTGTGTAATTCCTAACTGATTTAGAATACACTTCATATCATAAAGAACCACATTGTGATTTAATAAACTCAAATATCTAATAACATATGGACACCCATATACAAACATATCCATATCTTCACTCAATGTAGCCCATACTTTTTCCTTAATAGTTAATAAAGCACATAACTCATCTGCCTCCCCTGGTGCGTCATAATAAGTTTCACCATATGCTGTTATCAATTTCTTTACATTATCAATATCATTTTTATGAATTTTAATAAAATTTCTTTTTAAAATATCCATTTGTCCGATAATTTCCTGTTTTTCTGCCTCATCCATGGATACATTATTGTCTAATAATTGTTTTAACTTGCTATACTCATCAAATGCATCTTTTCTACCCTCGCGCCGTTTCAATAGTAGTTCCTTTTTTTCAGCTGGTGGTTTTCCATCAAAAACAAAGATAGGAATTATATTATAATGTCTAAATAAAGCTAACATTGAATAAATATTTTCTATTAAAGCATTTTCTGCAGCATATTTATGCATATAAATATTTATGTCTATTGCAATTTTTTTCCCTGACAATTCTGCAAGAGAAATCACTTTCATAGCATTTGCTGCATTATCTCTAAAAAACCGATTAAGATGTCTGATTCCCATTGTGTTCAAATTGTATGTCTTAATAAATAAGAAGATTTTTTTAGTCAATTTTTTTAGTCAATTTTTTCAAAATTTATCCGCTTTTTCAAAAGGTAGAGTTATTAAATATTATATACCTTTTCAAATGTATATAATAAAATTGAAATTATTTTTCCCATCATAATATAATGTATAATTAATTAGCAATATGCAAACAAGAAGTCAACTTAAATCTTTAAAAAATCAACTTGAGTTTGTCTTTGATTTTGATGCCGCAAGTGAATCGTGGAAAGCAAACAAGAAGAGTATTGGAAATGGATCCTATATATATGTGTGTCAACAAAAAAGTATAAATGGTAAAGATTGTATACGAAAATGTCTAGCAGGTCAACATTTTTGTAAAAGTCATTATAAATAAAACCAAATATAAATATAAATATAATAAAAAATATGGATATTATTTATTATCCTCTATTTTTTTTATATTTCCATCAAAACCATACACATGATCAAGTTGTATATAAGCTGGAATAATATTATGATTCGCACCTGGTAATGTTTTCCATATATTATCAAAAAATTGTTTGAATTTATTATAAGGAATACCTCCATTTATAATAGGACAATCTATCAATATTCTCTCTATTATTTCATTAGCATCTCTAAATCTTAACCCACCATCTCCAAACTCATTAAATAAATGATAATGAAACTCTTCAGCATGATTATTAATCATAAAGGTAGAATATGTTTTATATTCACTAAATCTATAAAATTTTCTAGAATAAGACATTATTAATTTAGGCCAAGGTATATTATGAGACTCATAATTATTTTTTATAATAAGATTTAACATTTCATTAATATAATCTTTATTAAAAATCATGTGATGAGCAACAAAAGTTCCACCTTCATTAGGCTCAGTTGGCAACATATTTGTAAGAGCTTTCATACAGGCTGCATATTGATATGAGTTAAATTCTGATCTAGATTCCGCCTGAAGAATAGCAATGTAATAATTAATCTCTCCTTTATCATTATAGTCGCAAAGTTTCCATCGTCTAGTAGGTATTAAATCACCATCCCATACAATATATACTTGTGATATATCGTGTATTTGATTAGCAGCACCTAGCTTAATAAGCTGTTGTATCCACCATCCAGGTTCTCTTTGTTCACCCTCTCTATTTATATTATACTCTTGAATAATATCTTCAATAGTCAAACCAAAATTTGGTATAAAAAAATCTTCTTCGTAAATTATTTTTAAATTTTTAACATCCCAGTATTTTACTAGGTTTTGTAAAAGAGTAGCTTCTTTTTTAGATGTAACAACTATAATTCTGCGTGGATTATAAAACATATCTATCGCCTCTAAAACTGATCTAGTTATCAAACCAATTTGTTTCAAAGGAACAACAAAATCAATACCTGATAAAATTTCTAGTTGCTGGATTGTAGTTTCATGTTCCATATAATAATAAAGTAACTAATATATTACAAATTATTATATTCTAAAAGAAAAATTTATCCCATTTCACAAATACTCATGCGCAAATTAGATAAAATATATTGATTATTTACTCTTTTATTTTTGACATCCATTGTTTTCATAAATTTTTCGGTTTCTTTGACACCTGATAACATATTTGTAGTTTTGTAGTTCTTTTCTATAAAGTTGCAAAATTCCTTCTGATTAGAAAAGGTCTTTTTGAATTGCAATAGAGAGAAATTGTTTGTTTTACACCATGATAAAAAACCTTGGTAATTATTCATCAAAACACATTTAATAATATAATACGATAATACATTTGTGTTTTCCTTATATAAATTTTCTCTTATTATAACACTATTATGACTATTAGAATATAAATCGTTATATGATAGTCCCATAAAATTTAATGCTTTAATCATTTGAAATAAACTATATGTTCTCTCAAAGTTAATAAAAAACTCTGAATAATCTAAAAACTCTGTAATGTTTGTTTTATCTTTTATCGAAAAGAAACTACAGAACAATGCATTCATTATTTCAGCCCAAAATTCTGTATAGGATTCATATAAATTAACATCTGAGTTTACTTTAAATATTTCTAATATACATTTATGTGAATCAGTGTTATTCATATCAGAAAAATCTAGTGCAAAATTGTGAAATGTTTCATGAATAAATACTTTGAACCATTCTTCTTTTCTAAATACAACAATTTCAGAATCTTTTGGACAAGTAGTAGTAAATGCGGTATTTACATGCATTTCATCTAATATGGCAATATTGGAAGATGGCAACTTCTTTTCAAGAGAAGTAAAATATAAATATACAACAAGTGTATTTGAACATGATTTTGATGAATATTGGTTTAATATATAGAGCCACATTATCATAGAATCAATATATTTATGATAAGTGTCTAATTTTAGTTCAACATTGTTGTCTTCTACTATAAAAATAATCTTTATTTCACGACCATAGAGAGAAAATGTATACATTAATTCTGATGAAGATAAATGGTCGATATGCTTACGAACAATATCAGGAAAACTTTTTGAATTAAAATTTTGCGGTCTAGATATTTGGCTAGCATTTACCACTTTTTTCATTGAAAAAACAAAATAGGGAGTATTTTTTTGTTTTAAATTCATTAAATATTTATGTGCAGAAAATATGTCATTGTATAATTCCTTTAAAATAGATTTTGTTTTTTTCGTTTGATTAACTTCCTTTATATGTTTTTTTTGTGTGAAAAATAACATGAGTTTTTTACTTCGTTCCGATATCTTCATCTTTATACTAGTATGTTATTTATTTTTATTTACTTTTTTGTATAATATATAAATTGTACATAACTTTTTTAAAAAAAATAAAATATTTAAGTAATTTAAATGTCTGTTATAGAAGAAAGTATATTTATTCCTAGTGAAGAAGTAGAAATAATAGTCGAAGCACCTGTTGAAGTCGAAGCACCTGTTGAAGTCGAAGCACCTGTTAGTGTAGTAGAAGTACCTGTTAGTGTAGTCGAAGTAGTCGAAGTAGTCGAAGTACCTCTTGAAGTACCTGTTGTAGTCGAAGTTATTGAAGTCGAAGTACCTGTTAGTGTAGAAGTACCTGTTGTAGTAGAAGTACCTGTTGTAGTAGAAGTACCTGTTGTAGTAGAAGTACCTCTTGTAGTCGAAGTTGTTGAAGTCGAAGTACCTGTTGTAGTAGAAGTACCTCTCGAAGTACCTGTTAGTGTAGTCGAAGTACCTGTTAGTGTAGTCGAAGTACCTGTTGTAGTCGAAGTACCTCTTGAAGTCGAAGCACCTGTTGAAGTCGAAGTACCTGTAGAAGTAGTCGAAGTAGAAGTTACTGAACTACCAATAGAAATACAAGTTGTCGAAGAAGAAGAATTTCCAGATTTTACAGATAAAACATTAGCAGAGGTATTTTTATATATCGTTAAAAAACATATTGAAGAGAAAAAAGATACAAAAAAATACTATAAAAAAATCGGTATTTCTTTAAGCAAAGAAATAATAGAAATTATTAATAAGATTGTCGATAAAACACCCAACTTATTAGCTGATATTGAAATTGCTGTTACACAAGTTATAAAAGATCATAAAATTGATAGCACTGATATACCAGAATTTATTATTATTGTTAAAAACCTTTATGAATCTATTTATAACTTGAAAGACATTACAATAGAAACAAATAAACGTGCAGAAACAGCTGCAACTATTCTGAAATTTATTATTCATACATTGGTTGAAGAGAGAAAAATAATAATTGGAGATGATGAAAAAGTGTTATTTTTATCACAATTTGATAAATTAATTGACTCTTGTATTAGTTTATTGAATTTTAAAGATATCTTAAAACCTAAAGAATGTTGTATTGTTATGTAAATACACCTTTGAAAAGGTGGAGCCAAACTTTTAATATTTTACAATTTAAATAATCGGCATTTTACAATTTAAATAAAATAAATTATAAAATATTTTTAACATTTTACAATTTAAATAATCAGCGTTTACACCTTTTTACAACGCGGATTCTCTCTTAATCTTATCGCGAATCAACATTAGTTCATCAAATACTATAGGAGGTTGTCCTTTTACAAAATGTGTTAATTTTGCATCTTGTGTAGATATTAATAATTGTTTCAAGTCTTCATTTTGTGTAAATTTTGCAAATTGGGCTGCATACATTTCTTTTTTCTTTCGATTTCCAAAAAAATCAGAATCTGGAGATGCTACTTCAATAGGTCGTAAAAGTACACCTTTAAATTTACCACTTTTACCGCCAGCAGCCTTAGCCATTGCTGGATCTTTTGATAAATCTGTTCCAGAATCTAGAGAGAAACTTAAATAAAAATCAGGATATGTCTTTTTGTATTTTGCGGCTTGATAATAATGTTCTACCGATGCCCAGCGATGGTTATCTAATGAAAATGGTTGTACCCAAAAATCAGATAACTTTTTACGCCATTGAGGAATGGTTGCCAACTCAGAAAAGTCCTTCAATCTTTCCTTTGGTATATTCTCTCCACTACCTTTACCTGGTAACTTTTTATCAACTGATTTGGAATAAAATTGAAAAACTACATCGTCATCATATAAACCTCTTAATTTACTCTCTGAAAGATCTTCATGTTCAGAAACTATATCTTTTTTTTCACCATGTGTTTGAATAGTGGCCTTGAATTTTTGAAATTCTGGAATAATAGCAAATGGTCCTGCATTCTTTTCCATACAACGTTCTACAATCAATTTCTTTATATCATAAGGTATTTCTGTAAATTTAAATATTTGTTTTTTCTTGTATCCAATCAACTTATAATGATTTCCCATATGATCAACTATTATATAAAATTCTGGTGTAAATCGTCCTCGTTGTTGTAAAACTTCGTCATTTAATTGACCACATTGCAATACATTTTTTATGTCTCCACTTCTATATAACTCACTTGACATAATAATAAATTTAACATTAAGAAGACGCTCCAATGTAGAAATTGTCCATGTATCTGCCCAAAAATCAGATTTTTTTAGTTTACTTTTAAACGCCTCTAATGTTTCAATACCTTTCATAAATTTATATTCCTTCAATATTTCAGCAGTCACTTTTTTTTCTTCCACTAGTTTGTCATGCTCTTTTTTTACTGCTTTTGCTGCATTTGAAATCATTTTTTGTTCATTCCTATCAATTACTTCCGTAAATCGTTGTTTCAACAATAAATATTCGCCTTCTAATTCTTTAATTTTATTTGTATCTCTTATAAGACCATCTTTATACATATCATATTGTTCCTTATAATTGAAAAATATTTTTTCAGTAGCTTCAGTTGATAATTTCTTTCGAAGTTTTCCAACGGATGTTTGTTGAGCAATACTTGAAAAAGCATCACGAATTGTTGCAAAAAAACAATCTCCACCACCTTCATTGTCGACAATCGTATAATTTTTATTTTTCAAAAGTTTTTCAATCCATATATCCTTTGGCGATTCATGATATTTTTCTCTATAATCTTTTGCTTGTTTTTTTGTTTCTTCCTTTAATAATGGAGGTAATGGTACACCTTTTGTCATAACAAAAGTATCTGCACGTTCTGCAGGAATTTCATAATATTCATTATAATCTATCTCACCAACATCTGAATCTGAATCTGAATCTGAGACCGAATCTGAATCCTTTTTATTCTGTTTATCTTCTTCTGATTTTAATCTTCTAAGAGGGACATCTGGTTTTAAATGTATTTTATTAATAAATGTAGAATTTGCAAAAGAATAAATTAATGGATCACCCATTTTTTCTATATCAAGATTATTCATTTCATCCATATAGGATAAATAGTCGGATGCTTTAATTTCATAAAGACCTATTTGAATCACTTTATTGTTATGTTTAACTAAATAAATAGGAAAGTATAAAATATTTTTATCTTCAAAAGTATTTTTTGCATTTCCTACTGCTATAATGACATCTACATCTTTAATCTCTAGTTGATATAAATTAGCTTCCATTTTTAAATCACTTATATCAACACTTTTTAATTCAGGATAACTTACATCACTATTTATTTTTGATAATACCATATATATTTTAGTATATTATTTTTATATATTTTTATTTTTTTTATATATTTTTTACCACAATATATATTTCTTCATAAATTTATCATTTTTTAATTCATTCATATAAAACCACATGTTTTGCCTTTTAAAAACAATATCATTATTAATTGGATTTATTTCGAATTCAACAAGATATTGTATAATTAAATCTTTATTATATTTATTTGCCTTTAATTCTTTTGCAATACCATAATAATCACATATCATCAATAATTCTTTTATAGTAAAATTATCACTATAATGCATCATATATGGTATCATTAATTCCGAATTATTTTCATTGTATTCATTATCATCTTGATATAATAATTCATTCATATTAAATTCTGAAGTTTCATTTAGGTTATCGCTTTCATCTAATGAAAAAAAAATGTTATTTTGTTGCGGTGTCATTATCTAAATAGTTGTATAATATTTAAATAATAATAAATAATAATTTATTAAAAAAATATATTCGCGATATTAGAAACACGATAATATTTTAATGAAGATATTATAAGAAATATGAATAATTTATAATATTATTGAGGCAAGATATTATGTAGAAACATTTACATATCAATCAAATCCATAAACTTAAATAGAGTCTTATTTGTCATACTCTTATAATCTTTCACTTTGCTATTTGCAAATTTCTTAATCAAATCTGTAATTGTAAATCCATCTATTAATGGATAATCATTATTATCTTCTGTATATAATTCTTTTTTATACAAAATAGCAATAGTTTCTGTCAACTCATCTACTTCATTTTTTTTATCTTCTTCTAACATAAAATTATATACATCTGCCAAAAGATTTCTTGTAATCATGATTATAGTTTTTCGTGGTATAATACCATTATGCATTAAATTCAAATAAAAAGCAGCTAGCGATTTACGCTTTTCATTAATTTTATTAATTTCACAAAACTTGTCATAATTCACTTTAGCATCCACATACTCAATGGTAGTAAATAATCCTGTAAATTCGGTTAGCTTAGTCTCAAATGTAAATTTCATCATCTCATATTTAGTAGACAAATCAGAATATAGCTCAGCATATAATTTCGAATAAAAACGATTTGTAGAAGCAATTTCAAAAATTGTAGAACTCAAACGTGTCATATTTTCAATAGTTATATTTTCATCTACTAATTTATCAATTAATTCAATAATTTTATTTCGCATATCAATATAATTTTTATCTGTTAATTTATTTAATAATCCTCTAACAAGATCTATTTGACCATCTAAACCAACACTTTCTTCAATTTTTGTCGTTTGAAAATTACGCAATGTTTCCCAATCTTCATCATTCACAATTTCATTTCCCTTATTACGTCGTCCCTTTCTAAATATGTCACCACTATTTTTATTCATATTTTCGCGTGTAAAATCTCCATTTGGTTCTACTTTCATTGGATTTTCACGTTTTTGAAACACTGGTGTTTTTACATAATCAGGGGATCCAACTTGCAACGCCAACTCAGAAATAATCTTCAATGTTTCATCTGGTAATTTAAAATCAAAACCCTGAAAAATAATATTATTAACATCATTTAGTGTATAATATGTTGTCATTAAGAATATGTATTATAACATATGTCGTATTATTTATATCAATTTTTTAAAATATAATAATAATAATAAAAAAATAAACTTAAACATTTATAATGATAATATAATATAATGTCAACTATAAGTTCTGAAGTTAACGACGTGCAAAACGAAGAAGAAATAAATTCTTCGTATGAAATACAAAATTGGGATGATCTAGAAATAAGCCCAAAATTATTACGAGGAATTTATGCTTATGGTTTTGAAAAACCAAGTCCTATTCAACAGAAAGCTATTAAACCTCTTATTTTAAGAAAAGATATTGTTGCTCAAGCGCAATCCGGAACAGGCAAAACTGCTACATTTACTATTGGAGCTTTAGCAAATGTAGATGTAACAAATAATAGCACACAGGTGTTAGTTTTATCTCCAACAAAAGAATTAACTATTCAAACTGCAAAAGTGTTTGATAGTTTAGGTTCTATGATGGAAGGATTACGAGTGAAAACAATTTATGGTGGATCTGCAATTGAAGAAATAAGTAGTTTTTCAAATAAAAATATTCCTCATATTATTTGTGGTTGTCCTGGTCGTGTTTTTGATATGATGCGACGTGATAAAATATCATCCAAGACAATAAAGCTTGTGGTGCTTGATGAAGCAGATGAAATGTTATCTTCTGGATTTAAGGAACAGGTTTATAATATTTTTCAATATTTTAATGTTGATATTCAAGTGGCATTATTTAGTGCAACATTACCTGATGGAATTGTTCCAATTATTAAAAGTATTATGAGGGATCCTATTAGAATCAGTGTAAAACGTGAAATGCTAACGTTAGAAGGTATAAGACAATTTTATGTTGCAGTAGATGATGATCGACAAAAATATGCAACTCTTAAAAATCTGTTTTCGTTCTTATCTGTATCACAATGTATTATTTATTGCAATAGTATTAAGCGTGTACAAGATTTATATGAGGCAATGATAGAGGATGAATTTCCAGTATGCCGTATTCATAGCAGTATGGAACGTGCAGAGAGGGAATGTAGTTTTAATGAATTTAGAAATGGGAAGTCACGTGTTATGATTTCATCAAATGTTACTGCTCGTGGTATTGATATTCAACAAGTAAGTGTAGTAATCAATTTTGATCTAACTAAGGATGTTCATACTTATTTACATAGAATTGGACGAAGTGGTAGATGGGGTAGAAAAGGTGTAGGAATTAATTTTATTACTAGACGTGACATTATTAAGTTAAAGGAAATTGAGGAACATTATTCAACACAAATTATGGAAATGCCATCCGAGTTAGGATTTCTATCATCTATTGTTTAGAAAAAATACAAATAAAAAATACAAATAAAAAATACAAATATTATAACAATTAAATTTAACTAAATGTCATATGAATATCTTATGAACACTGCATCTATATTATTTATTACTTGTTATATTCCAGAATTTTATGCAAATTATGTAAATAAAAATGCAAATGTATACAATGTATTTGAAAAAATTACAATGCTTATTGCAACATCGTTTGCATTAGGTTATTCACTCAAAATAAATAACAAATCTTTAATAACAAATTATGTTTTTTTATTTGGATTTGATACAACTGCACTGCTTATGCGTAGTTATTATGCCTATAAAAACAGACACATAGAAGTGCGCATAAAAAATAATGAAAATGACTTGGTAAATGATGTTGAAAATCCTATACATGATATCGAGGTTAATAATTTTATACATATTTATTCGTAAAATAATTTCATTATATTTCTTATAATACATATAATGAATTTATTTAGTAGAGCTAAAAAAGAAGACGTAGATATAACAGATAAAAAGGTTCTCAGTATTGTAGATCAAATAAATGATCATTTTAAGCCACCTATTTTTTACAATAAAGAAAAGGTTGAATTAAAAGAAAATATTGCAATTGATTTAGAACTAGTAAAAACTATTGATCCGTCAAGCAATTCAATTTATTCTTTTTATTTAAACAATGATAATGAAATATCTAAAAAAGTAACTGAACAATTTGTAAAATACTACACAACAGATGTTAATTATTTGAAGGATAATCAAAAACTTATAAAGGATTATGTAGCAGTTACACAAAAAAAACAGGATTATACAAACATTGTTGATATTTGGAATGAAATAAAATTAGATACTGGTTTTAGAGAGAAATATTATTATGTTGATTGGGAAATGCTTGAATTTCTTAATAAATCTGAAGTTTTTTTGCAGTTTATTAGTATTTACAATTTATTTTCACCAATATTTTCTCTCATTATGCCTATTATAATTCTGATTATTCCATTTTTTATTATACGAATGCGTGGATTATCATTGACAATAAATGAATATATAGAGGTTTTAAAAATTGTTGCACAGACAAATGCGATCGGTAAACTTTTTACAACAAACTTTAATGAAATAACAGCACAAGAGAAAATTTATGTAGTTATATCAGCTGGTTTTATCTGTTTTCAATTTATCAAAATATAATGGTATGTGTTAAATTCAATAGTAATATGAAAAAAATTCATGAATATTTTGCAAATATTAACAATTACTTGAATAGTACTACTCAAAATATGGCAAATTATTTAAAATTTTCTAATGAATTAGAATCACATAGTGAATTTAATTCAAATGTAAAAACAAAAATGGATACTCTAAATATTATTAATAGCAAATTATCTAGCATTTCTGAGTATAGTTTTTATAATATAAATAAATTCAAGGAAATTGGTAATATATTTAAATATTTTTATGAGCTACACACTGATGACACATATAATGAAGCATTTTTATACTCTCTAGGGTTCAATGGATACATTGATTGTATTGAAGGTATACAACAAAACATTACAACTAGAAAAATAAATTTTGCTACATTTTTAGACAAAAAAGACAAAAAAGACAAAAAAGACAAAAAAGACAAAAAAGATAATAAAAATGTCTTTAAAAACAGCTATTATGCATGTCTAAGTAAAAATAATCAAAAACCTGTTAAAAATACTATAAAATTAGATAAAAATTTGATTATTACTGGACCTAATGCATCAGGTAAAACAACTATTCTCAAATCAACTTTAATCAATATTATATTTACTCAACAATTTGGTTGCGGGTTTTATGATTCAGCAAAATTGTCGCCATTTCATCATATACATTGTTATTTAAACATTCCAGACACATCTGGTCGTGATAGTTTGTTTCAAGCAGAAGCACGACGATGTAAAGAGATCCTAGATTGTATAAGTGATAATCCTAAAGAGAGACATTTTTGTGTATTTGATGAGCTATATTCAGGTACAAATCCAGAAGAAGCGGAAACAAGTGCAACATCGTTTATGCTTTACTTGCAAAAATATAAGGCGGTCACTAGTTTACTTACAACACATTTTGTGAAAGTCTGTAAAAAATTAGATGAAATAAAGACTATTAAAAATTGTAAAATGGTAACAGAAATAGATGATAATAAGCGTATTATTTACACATATAAAATGACATCAGGTATTTCAGAAGTTAAGGGTGGTATTAATGTTTTAACCAATTTGAATTACCCAAAGGAGATTATCGATAGAACTTTGTTAGAATTTAGTTAACCAAATAAAATAAAAATATTATTATAATAATTCGTTAAGTTAATAATTAATTTATATACTCTTTTTGTAATATAATGTCGATGTTAGATATATTTAGCCCATCTTTTTTAATGTATTTAGGAATCATACTACTTGTAGTTGCAATTTTAGTTGTATATTTTGAAAGTAAATTGAGAGAGCAAAATCACAAAATTACTTCCATGTTTAGTATTATTTCCACTTTAGCAGAAGATATGAACCAAATGAAATTTGTATTAGGCCATGTAACAACACAAGGAGGATCTGGACCAATTTTAGAAGAAAATATGAGAACTTTTCCTATGCCAGAATCAGAACAATTAATTGAAGTATCTGATGATGAAGAATCTGAAGATAATTTTGAAGAGGAAGATTTAGATGAATCTGATGAAGAATCTGATTCTGATTCTGATGAAGAAAATGATTCTGAAAATGAAAATGAAGATGAAAGTACTGAAGTAAAGGTATTGAAAATTAGCAATGAAAATCATTTTGAGGAACAAGAAGGTTTACAATTGGATGAAATTGAAGATGATTGCTCTTTAGATATAGGAGAAAACGACATTGAGTTGCTAGATGAGCCTGTTTTACAAAAAAATACAAAAGAAGTGGATCATCAAAATGAAAAAAAAACTATTAGTATCGATTTAGAAGAGGGTGAAATTGAAGAGTCAATTGACTATAAAAAACTACCTCTACAAAAGTTAAAGAGCATTGTTGTAGAGAAAGGTCTAGTTACTGATACATCCAAATTTAAAAAACCTGAATTATTGAAATTGCTTGGAATTGAATAAAGATTTTATCTTGTAAGTATATAAATGTCTTGGGCTTCATGCTATTCTGCAACTAATAATTATAACTTTAATTTTCCTGCAATAATGAGTGATGGAAGAACATATTCTTCATGGCAACCTGATGCATTGGTTAATGAGAGAATTCAGAAACAAGAAAATATTCAATCAAATTGGCAATATCGCCAGTATTTACAACATAATGGACTTCAAATTATGAATTATAATTCTTCAGAGGCTTGTTATGATTTAGGTCTTGATTCTCATGTTCAAACAGATAAAACACCTTCTGATAATGTCCCTTTCAAATTTAGAAATACTTTTGATACTAGCAGACCTGGATATGGATATTGCAATTCTGATCTAAAAAATCCTTATTTATCAAGCGAACAATTAAATTCAAGACTTGTATCTGTTCACATTAGTGATTCAAATATAACAAAATAAACACATATATAATATAATATATTTATATATGTATTTCTTCTTAGGAGTAACACAACTTCTAAAAACAATGACACCCTATTTTCGCAAATATATTTTACAAAATTTGGAAAGCCACGAATATTTATTTATTAACACCTTTTTTGTAGCATGTTTCGTATTACTATTTTTTATGTATAAAACTATTTTCCATGATAATTCTTTTGATCAATTTATAGACAAAATTCAAAATTTAACAATCATTCAAGTATTATTTTTCACAATTATTGCATTTATTACGTTTTCATCTTCATTTGTTTTGATTCATATGGATAAACATTATAATACGCCATTTATAAATAGTTTACTTACCAAAGTTATTGCTGCAATATTGTTGATTTGTGTAAGTGTTTTTTTATTCGAAGAAAAATATACATTTACTCAAATATTTGGAGTGTTTTTAACTATATTAGGGTTATATTTAATCATAAATAAAAAATAAACATGCATATAGTTATATAATATATACTATGATGAAACAATATAATAATAAGTTATACATTATTATTATATGAAAGTTCTATCCATCGATGTTGGCATTAAAAATTTAGCATTTTGTTTATTTGAAAAAACAACAGGATCTGATCATTTTTGCATTACAAAATGGGATACTATTAATATATCTGAACAAGAAACATTATCTTGCGGAGTTATTGAGTGTGACAAGCCAGCAAAGTTTAAGAAGAATGATTCATGTTATTGTTTAAAACATTCTAAAAAACAACCCTTACAAATACCTAGTACAGAACAAAAACCCACTTTTATTAATAAACAAAAAATACAAAAACTTTATGAAATTGCAGATGCTCATAAAATAACATATCATCATAAATGTAAAAAGATTGATTTAGCTATTTTGATCAATGATTATATTAAAGATCATTATTTTGAAAGTATTGAAAGCAAACGTGCAGCTGATGTTGATTTATTTAATATTGGTCTAAATATTAAAACACATTTTAATAAATTATTTGGAAATGAAATCAAAATAGACTATGTTATTATCGAAAATCAAATTAGTCCTATTGCCACTAGAATGAAAACGATACAAGGAATGCTTGTACAATATTTTGTTATGTCTGGATTACAAGTAGACCACATTGAGTTTATTTCGGCGGCAAATAAACTGAAAGATTGTGCTCCTAGTGAAAAATCAAAATATAGTGATCGAAAAAAACTAGGTATTGTAAAATGTTTAGAAACTATTACAAATGATTTTAGGTTTAATGAACATGTCGAATATTTTAATAAACATAAAAAAAAAGATGACTTAGCAGATTCTTTTTTACAAGGGATGTGGTTCCTTTCCACTTTTCACTAACGTAGTAAAAATTTGTATACTTAAAGAGACATTTTTTCCTAATAAAAATAACTATTTAATATATATTGATGTCCCTTATTAAAAAAATAGGAATAGAAAATGTATTGAACTCTATTTTAGTAAATGAAAATGTAAGACCTGCTATGTTAGTTCAACCTGCGGATTATGGTGAAGCAACTGGTAAAGACCCCGAAACGAAATCTATTGTAGAAGCAATTAAAAAACAATTTCCAGAATTAATAATTAGTGAAGATTATGAAACATATCAGGGTGTAATTATTTCTAAAATCAATTATAATGATAGAAAAAATATTTCACTGGAAAAAATGGGTGAAATATTAGGATATCCATGTTATCAAGATTTTAATGATATTAATCCCGAAAATATTTCTTATTTTATAAATGTGAATGTTAAACAAAAAAATAATAAAATCATTAATTTGTTTACCAATGTATGTAAAGACGAAACAAATATAAAAAAATTCGAAAATTTTGCAGATAAAGTAAAAATCACATTTGATAAAGGAGAATATAAGGATATATTAGATGGTTTTGAAATTGTTAAAGTTGATATAGAAGTGAATAAAAATATACCTACTCAATTAGTTATAGACCACCTAATAGAAAATAAAACATTGGAACAGGATGAAATAGATAAAATTCAAAATGTTTTATTTAATTTTGGGTTTAGTAAAGAAACACAATTATATTTTTTATACCATTTTCAATATACTAATCCAATTCATAAAGGAATTTTGTTAGATTTATTATTAAAAGAGAAAAATGATATATTATCACCTTTTTATCCTTTACAAAATTATATACCACAACAAAGAGAAGTGGATGAAATTACAAAAGCACTGGAAAAAGATATCATTGACATTTTGGAGAAAACAAAACTTCCTTTAACACAACTCGGAAAAGGGAAAAAAACAAAGAATCGAAACAAATTTTCAAAAATAAAAACACGCTCATTAAAAAATAAACCAAAATATTAAAATTTTATGACTCATAAACAAATAATTTTGAAACTATTTATTGAATAAAAAAATTAGTTCATGGAGACAAATTAAATAAATATATATTTAACAATTCGTAGGACTTAAAATTATCTATTCTAATTAATGAATAATGATGGATGACATTATGGAAATTTCTGATTTGGAGCTAAATGGTGATGGTTTTGGAAAAACCTCTAATTTTGGAGGAGGCCTTGAATTACTTATGAATGACAAAATTAAGGAAAGTAATAATCCAACTAGTGATATTGAATTAGAAGATTTAAATAACTTGGAAAATGAATTAAACAATTTAGTAGATGATATTCCTTCTAATAGTTTTAAACCAAAGTCTGATTTATTTTCTTCTCCAAGTAGTATTTTTGGTGATAGTAGACAATCAGTTAAATTTAGTGACAATGAGCCTACTATTGGACAATCTACTGCACAAACTGAGAATGAAACTAAGACCTGGGATGGTTTTGGAAAATTTAATGATATTCCAATGAATCCAGATGCATCTGTACCATTGGAACCTAAAATGTCAAAAGAAGAATTTCTGAGAGAAAAATTCAAATATTTAAGAAAGTTGGAGGCTCTTGAAAAGAAAGGTGTCGAATTATCAAAAAAATATAATATGGACTCTTCCCTACAAGAAATGCAAGGCGAATATGAGACCATTATGGAGGAAAAAACTAAACTAAACTCTGTGAAATTTCAGGGTAATATGCTTATGGCAGTAATAAATGGTATTGAATTTTTAAATGGTAAATTTGATCCATTTGATATTAAATTAGATGGTTGGAGTGCTCAATTTGAGGAAAATATGGTTGATTATGATGAGATTTTTGGTGAACTACATGAAAAATACAAGAGCAAGGCAACTATGGCACCAGAATTGAAATTGCTTTTCCAACTAGGCGGAAGTGCTATGATGGTTCACATGAGTAACACAATGTTCAAGAGTGCTATGCCAGGTATGGATGATATATTGCGTCAAAATCCTGACTTAATGCGTTCTTTCCAAAATGCAGCAGTAAATTCAATGTCACAGAGTAGTCCAGGTTTTGGTGGATTTATGGGTAACTTTATGAATCCAGAACCACAAAATCCTTCTGGTCGTGGTCCACCACCACCCATGGCTACACAAGGGCCAAATGCAATGCCTCCACCAAATGGGCGCCCTGGAAATAACAGCTATGCAAGACCTGATTTAAATTTTAGTAAGAGTAATTTTGTTGATGATGGTATCAGTCTTCGTGAGAATTTTGAAAGACCAGATGTACAAGATAGATCTAGTAAGAGACCTTCTTCTCGTGCTGAAATGAAGGGTCCTAGTGATATTAACGATATTCTTTCTGGACTAAAAACCAAGACTATTAATATTCAAGAATCAACTCAACAACAGGCATCTTCACCTACACAAAATAATGATAGCAGTACAATTAGTATAAGTGATTTGAAGGAAATGCAATCAGAAGGCAATATGCCAAAGCGAAGTGGTCGTCGCAAGAAGTCGGCAAGTAATACGATTTCATTGGATATTTAATACCATATTTTATTTATTTTTATAATTTTGTAAAAATAAATATTTTGAAATGACTATCTGGAACGTCTTGTATGATTTGATCTACTTTTTTTAAAGTTGGATCTTCTAGTTTTTCTCCCACCTTTTTGATTAATATATTTTATTAATTCATCAGGTTTCGTATATTTTCCATCTTTTATATTATCTGCTGTAGGATTTTTGTTATCCTTTTTATATATATATTTATTCATATTGTTAAATTCATCACTACCCCAGTAACCAGTCCATGTAACCTTTTTTGAAGTACCTAAAGGATCAATTACATAATAAGATTTAACTCCTTTTTCTTTTAACTCATCGCTATCAGATATTTTTCCAGTTTTGGCTATTCCGAACTCTTTATAACCTAATAATGGAGATGTTGTAATATCTAGTGCATTTTGTTGTAGATTAGTTTTATTAACTATAAATTCTTTTATATTTTTATCTTTTAATGATGTATCACCAGTTCCTAAATCTATTAGTTCATAAATATTGCTAACACCTATTGCAACATTTTTTACAATATATTTAAGATCTCCTAATTTAACCAAATCTCCTGCTTCTGCAGTTTGAAGACCTATTGCATTTGAAGACATTGTAACATCTGGTCCTTCAACCATTGATCCTTCGACCAATGGTCCTTCGACCAATGGTACTTCTGGCAATGGTACTTCTGGCATTGGTACTTCTGGGTTTAATGTTGGAAACCCAGGTACTGGTCCTGTTGTTGTTTGTAATTGATCTTCTGTATTCATATATATATTACTAAAATAAAATAATTATTTAAATATATATCTTTAAAATAAATAATGAGGCAAACTAATAGACCTGTTTCTAATGTTTCAATGACTAAGTGTCATAAAGGTGGTATAAAAATTAAAGAAACAAATAATATCTACAAAGAAGATCCATTTGCCAATGTCAATCCATTTATACAAGAGACACAGAGAGAAAATGTTAACTATGACTCATCTTCTTATAATCAATTAGACTTGAATATAGAAAATTATTCAAGACAAGAACTTTATAAACTATTTGGCTTAAATTTTTCTATAACCTTAAGCGAAAATATTATGAAAGAATGTAAAAAAATTGTTTTAAAAACACATCCTGATAAATCACGTCTTGATAATAAATATTTTTTATTCTTTTCTCAAGCGTATAAAAAGCTTTTAACTATTTATGAATTTCAAAACAAAACTAATTCAAAAAAATCAGAAGATAAAAGTGAATATTACGATTCTAATAATGGACAGCTTCTAGACAATTTGTTTGATGTAAACAAAAAATTAAAAGATCCAAAGAATTTTAACAAATGGTTTAATAATCAATTTGAAAAACATCGTTTGGAAGATCCAGTAGAGACTGGATATGGTAACTGGTTAAAATCGGATGAAGACATTGTATTTACTCCAACAAATATAACCAAAGATAAAATGGCATCTGAAATGGAAAAAAGAAAAAAACAAGTACAGACATTGACTAATTATACAGGTGTAAATGAATTATCTGCATCTACATTTGGCGGTTCATCATTAATGGCTTATGATAGCAATTTTACATCAGGAACACTTTTCAGTGATGAAGGTATTGGATATACAGATTTAAGACAAGCATATGTCGAGTCAGTTATTCCTGTTACAGAAGAAGATTATAGAAAAACACCAAAATTTAATTCAATGGATGAATATAAAAGACATAGAGATAGTGTAAATGTTATACCCCTCAGCAAAGAAGAGGCTATGCGAAAATTATATAATGACAATAAAGATAAGGATCAAGAATCTGCAGCTTTGGCATTTTATTATGCACAACAATCAGAAAAAGTAAAGAAAAATGATAATGAGTTTTGGACTGGATTGAAACAAATACATCATTAGAAACACACCACTAATTATTTTAAAATTATAAAAAAGACGTTTAAATAGTTCATTTTTTATTTATTATAATAACAAATGGATAATTCTAGACCACTTATTTTATTTGAAAAAGATGGTTTTACATTTAGACGAATCAGTGAACATCATTATTCAATTAATTTAAATATAAAAAATAACAATATACAATTAGATAAGATTTTAGATTTTGGATTAATTAAATTAATATATGACTTAAATCCTGATATTTATCTTAGTACCTCTATTGAAAAAATTAATGATAATGAAGCCATTGTGACATTGATTTTAAAACACTTTTTTGAAGACTTGGGTCTAGCACAAAAATATTCATATCTACATATAATGAAAAAAGTCGAAGAAAATAAAGTTTCATTTTTATCAAAGTCAATACGTACTCATAAACCAGAAGGAATACCTGAAAATGTAGAATTATTATCTATTGACAATATGATTTGTATTTGTGATATTGAAACACCTCATAAGATTAATTTTACATTTGAAATAAATTTTGATAAAAATCGTATTATTCCTCCTCTTTTTGTTCAAAAAATGATCGGTGTTATCATGAATAAGATATTTAAGCGTGTAAAACAATTTATAGAAAATACTAGATTATAATATATATATGAGAAATGTTTTGAGAGAAGTTTGGTCATTAAGTAGTATTTTTTGGATTTTTTGTTCAGAATCTATTTTGTACTTTTTTTTTAGAGATTGGTCTAGTTACATTGAAAGACTAACAACTAATATGGCAGAAGTAAATATTTTATATGTAAAAATATTCCAAGCTATTGCATCTAATAATAATTTGATTGATGAAAAAACAAATAAAGAGTTATTAAGATTTACAGATAACGCACCATGGTCTTATGATGATATTAGATTATATGATTTGATTGAGTTAGAAAATGAGTACAATTTGTATTTTAAAGGGTATAAAACACCTATTAACTCTGGTATGATTTCTATTGTATTTAAAGCATATAAAAAAAGTGATAAAACACCTGTAATTATTAAAATGAAAAGAAAAAATATAGAGTTAAAACTGAATAATGCAATTGAAAATTTGAAAACACTTTTATATTTTTTATCTTATATACCAGTAATACATAAATATCAAATTGCAGATATTATAAATAAAAATATTGAAATTATTCGTGACCAAACAGATTTTCAAAAAGAAGTTGAAAATATTATAAAAGTTAAAAAGAATTGTGAAAATTTAAAATATGTCAAAATACCTGAAGTGTATACAGAAATAACCAAAAACTATCCTAATTTTATTGTAATGGAATATATTGAAGGGTTAAAAATAAATGAATTAGAGGAGCAAGATTATTTTGAATTTTCAAAGCAAGTATTAAAATTCGGATTAGTTTCTACGATTGTTCATGGTGTTGCACATGGTGACTTACATAGCGGTAATATATTATTTATCAAAGATGATTCTGATGAAAAATATCCACATAAAATTGGTGTTATTGATTTTGGTATCATTTTTGAAATTGATACTATATACAAAGAAACATTGTTTGAATTATTAACTCAACTATTTGAAAAACCTCCAAGAGAGACAATTATTCATTTATTAAACTCTGTTATTATAGAAAACCCTGAAATCATTAAACAAATACCAGAGGCAGTTTATGAGTCTATTATTAATATAGGTATGGAATTATTTACTGATGCAATTAAAAATGCAAAAAATGCAAATCAAATACAAATATATAAATTCTTAGATACAATAAAACAATATATAAGTAAGAAAGAGTTATATAACTTAGGTATAAGACCAAGTGATAATTTTGTAAAAACACAGCTTGTATTGGCTATGGCACATGGCGTCACATTAACCCTTTGTAAAGATAATCTTATGATGACAATTGATAACGTTTTGAATGAATTATTTCATACAAAAATTATGCTAGAGGATTAGTTTTTTCTTATTTATTGATTACTATTACACCTTTTCTCATTTAAAATGCATATTATCAATAGGATAAAAATAAGTTTAAACTAAATATTTAATATAATAAAATGTATAAGCTTATTTATTTTATTATATTAAATAAAAGATTCTCTACTCAAAAAATTTTCATAAGGAATAAAGAATTACCAATTTGTTCAAAATGTTTACATTTTATTGAACATACAAATAACTATCCATATGACCCAATTCCAAGTGATAAACAATATGGTAAATGTAAAAAATTTGGTGAGATAAATATGATTACTTGTGAAATTGAATATGATTTAGCAAGAAATTCTAGATTAGATGATAATAAATGTGGACATTTTGGTTCAGAATATACTGAGAAAATCCAATCTTGATAATGAGCGTTTTAAATAAGAAAAGGTGTAAAATATAATAATCAATTTTTGTCAACAAATACTTATTCGGTAATTCGTTTGATAAATTTTCTCTTCTTTATCGTATTCCTTGCCATCCATTGATTCAATAATGATTTTGTTGAACTGATCAGAGTATTTTGAATTAATTTTTTTGAAATCAGAATATTTTTCTCTAAATTCTGAAATAAGGTCAGAAATTTAATAATCCTCACCTTTATGAGTCAATACTATAATAAAAACTTACTCATAATTTATCCCATTTTAAATCTTCAAGGGTTTAAAATTTTTAAGTATAAAATTTTATTCCTCTATTACTATGTCATCCTTAAATCTAGGATTTATTTTTTTACATTCACCTATTTTAAAATTATTGTTGTACGAAATTATATTACCATTACTATCTGTCCAATATGGTTGCATAATTTGTTGTGTAAATGCCTCTACCCCAGTCGAAAAATATTTTTTTCCAGCTTTATAGTAAAATATTTTTGTTGAAATTAAATTAGTATAAGTATTATCACTATATGTATAAATAGTTACTTGTTTATTATTTACTAGATTATATACATAATTTATAATTTTATTTTTATTATAATATACTTTTTGCCCATATGTCCTAGTAGCCATTACCGCACCTATTGTTATATCAATTCCAGGTGTAGTTGAATAAGTTGATGTATAACATCTATTTTTACTATTAAATCCTCTTGTTTGATAAAAAGATCCATCTGATACAGCTTTAATAGCACTAAATTTATAACTTGTTACAGGTTGAATATTTTTATAAAGAATATTTCCACTCAAATCAGTACTATTTATAAGAATATCAGCAATTGATTTTGAAGCATATTGTTTATACCCATTTGAACCTATATTTTCTGATTCTTTTGTACTGACATTAGGATCTTTATAAACAAGTGTATTGTTTTTAATAGTTTTTTTATAACTTACATAAAAGACGTCTAATAAGTAATCAACTATTTGAAAATTTAAATACCATTGAAAATTACCACTTAACCATAATTCAAAATTTTTAGAAACTATAAATTTATCAGTATACTCTACTACATCATCATAATCTTTCAAAGAAGTATTATTTTCAGAATGATTACCAGAATCATTTTTATTAAAAACATTAGAATATATTTGAACAGTTTTGGGGTTAGAAACAAACTCATCAAAAATACTTTTAAGTAATGGATCAAAATATTTTGATGCAGTTAATAAAATATATTCTGGAATAGGTTTTTCATATGTGATTTCTGAACTAATATTAGAAGCTTCTTCTAATGATATCTCGGTAAAACCTAGATTTTTGAAAGGGTCAGAATTTGGAAGAATATTGAGTAATTCTTTTAAAATCATTTCAGAATTTTTTTCAGTAGTGTCATTAGAAGTATTTTCCGGTAAAATCACAGCACTAGAATTAGCTATTTGTTGTGCTAAATAATTAGTAGCTAATTTATAAGCTAATTTATAAGCTAAATTATAAGCTTTATTATAACTAACTAAAGAACTTGCATTAGCAGTAGCACTTGATGTATGAACTACACCATAAATATCAGTTGCATTAGCATTTGCACTAGCACTAGCAGTATATGAATTATTTTGGTTATTCATATTATATTATATTTTATTATAATATTATTATTTTTACATAAAATTTATTTTTTCAAGTATGTAAAACGCTTCTACTATAATATTTAATTTTTTACTATTTTTCTTAAATATATAACATTATTAGTTCTTTATCGGTATATTCATTATTTATTTCTTCCTAAATAAAATAGTTATTATTACAATATTTTTTTAGTAACCAGACCATAAGAATTTTTATGGTAACAAATTTTCGGTTTTTGGGAAACTATTTTTAGGTTTTGATTTTTGGACATTTATTTTTGTCCATTTTTCGAAATCCAAAATACTTTCCTCAAAACTATTTTCAAGAATTAATAGTATAAATTTTTAAAAGTATTTAAATAAATTATCGTGAATCTCGAATTGTAATATATTACCGCAAATTTTATATTTTAAAATTGAAAAGAATTAAATACTTATTTCATTATAGTATTACATGACTGATATATTTGATACAACAATGAAAACACCTACATTTATATTTGTAGATGGAAGCTATTATAATTTTTATAGATATTATGCTTTACTTAAATGGTGGAAGAATGCACATGCAGATGAACCATTAGATGATCCTTATGAAAATACTGAATTTGTTGAAAAATTTAAAAAAACACATATAGAAAATCTTCAACAAATATCTAAAAAACTCAAGTTACCAAAAGACGCTTTACCAATTCTCATTATTGGAAAAGATTGTAAGAGAGAAGATATTTGGCGAATGAAACATTTTCCTAATTATAAGGGAACCAGGGATAATGGTAATGTAAACTTTAAAGGCGGGCCTTTTTTCAAAATGGTATATGAAGACAATTTATTTATAAAAGGTGGTGCGAAAGCCATATTGAAACATCCACACTTAGAAGCAGATGATTGCATTGCTTTGTCAGTCAAATACTTACTAAAAAAATATACACAACCAGAATCAAATGAGTGTAAATGTAATATTTATATTATTACAAGTGACCAGGATTATTTACAATTGAGTGGACCAAATGTGCACTTGTATAATCTAACATATAAAAATATTGTAGGTACTGGTAATCCAAAAACAGATTTAGAAATTAAAATTATTATGGGAGATAGTAGTGATAATATTCCTTCAATATTCCCAAAATGTGGTCCTAAAACAGCGCAAAAATGTATAGATAATCCTGAATTTCTTCAAAAAAAATTGGGCGAAGATTTGGCACATGTAAAACAATATGAATTAAACAAATTATTAGTAAATTTTGACAATATACCATACGAATTATGTAAAGAATTTATTGAGTCTATTCAAAAGCCGTAATAGGTAAATCATCTCTAACAAAATATGCATTTCCATCTTTAGTCCATTTTACAACCATGGTAAATATTTCTACACCTGCATTTATTGCCTCTTTTACTGCAGCTCTATATAGTGGATCAATAACAGATGGTTGAAATCTGTTGACGTCAGTTCGTTGTATTACATAACACATAATACAACGAGTTTTAGACTCTTTTTTTATCAAAGTTAATTCTCTTATATGCTTTAGAGCTCGCGGACTTACAGGTTCAGTTGTTGTTTTACGATATCCATCTGGAAAATAAGCAACCTTTGTGTCAATTTCTCTACTTTCATAAATAGAAATAGGTAATTTCTTACGTTCTTTAGCTGAAATATCTTCGTAGTCCGCAAGTGGAACATTTTTGACTTCCATAATAAATGGTATACCATTTGAATCTATTCCAGTGAAATCAAATCTTGAATCTACTTTTCCTTCTACAAATATTGCAGTTTCTCTCCTCCAGCATTTTACATGATGCAAATTTTTAAACAAATTATTTTTTAATACTGACTCTACTAATTCCTCTGCTAATTTAGGATTTATACCAATAATAATGTCATTACCTCTCTCTGTAAATACAGCTAATTGTACTTTATAGTCACATACTGCTTTTTTATTTTTATGAATAGGATTAGGAATCATAAGTATAGTAGCACCAGCATCCGCAAGACCACAACAACCAAGTGATGCAGTATGCCCTAATACTTCTTCATTTCTTTCATTAATAATATCTGCTACATAGGGCGTTTTGCAAATTTTTGAAGGCCTTTTACTAATAATACCTTTGGTTAAATTATTCAAATTTAAAATAATTATTGATGACATTAATTATATTTGATTTACTTTTTGATTTACTTATATTTGGTTTACTTTTGTTTAATTTTTAGTATTCAATTTTATTTGAGTATTATGTATATGATAAAAATATAGTCATAATATAACTAAAATAAATGTTACAAAAAAATAATTCAGATTTAAGTTTAATGTCATCACAACAACAAAATCCTATTAATCCTTCTCTCAACCCTGCAACAAATTCATTAACCGATGCACCAACAAATCAGAATGTTATTTTTATGACAGCTAAATATTACACAGATTCGTCTATTTTAAAAGATCCAGATGGATTTATTCTTAATATGCCAAATATGGCAGCTGGAAACTGGACATTTGATTTTTTTAATCCTATATCACAAGAAACTACAATTGTTAAATGGGAAAAAAAAGAAGGTGATCTAATTAAAAAAGATGATCCGTTATTTCAAGTAGGAAAAGAAATAGAGGGTCGCATTGTTTTATCTGTAATATTATCATCTAATGATGGATATCTTGCATATAGTGTTCCTAATAAAATTAAAATTAAATTTGGAGATAGAGTAGCGTTATTAGTAAAGAATTCAAATGATATTGAAAAAGCAAAAGAATTTATAAAAAATCCTCCTTCTCCTTCTCCTTCTCCACAAATAAATTTTTTTGGTAATAATAATTTAGAAAATTCTAAAATAAAAAAAAACAAACCTATTGACGTACCTATTCCAAATCAATTGAATATAAATATTCAAACAAATATTCCTGGATATCAAAAGGTCTCATTTAAGCCAGCTATGATTATGAAAGATGCTGGTAAAGATGATAGTGAAGTAAGATTTTATCCTTTGATAAAATTAGAAAAATCAGTTATTGATAAAATTCCAAAAAATATAAGAGTTAAAGAATTTTTCAATAAAGGGTTATTTCAATCACTTCTTAATTATACAAATGCACAACCAGCAGAATCACTTATCTTAGCAAAACGTTATGGATATATTGATAATAATATAAAAGTTACTTTGCAAACTATATTTGATACTGGTTCTGTAATTACTATTGGAGGTAAGCCATATACAATTGCTGATGTGAGATGGACAAATGGTGACTGGAAAGTGGATACTAAAGAAAGAAAACAAGAACTAGATCCAAATAAAATTATAGATCCTCAATTATATGCACAAGTTGTAAGAGAAAGTCAAATTAGTGGTGAGGAACAATTAAAAAAATTAGAAGAAACATCACCAGATATTATATATGGCTCGAGTTTTACTGGACAAAAAAATGCAAGTGCGAGCGGTTTAAAACCAACTATACAACCACCAACTATACAACCAATTATACAACAACCACCAATGCAACAATCAACTATACAATCACCAATTATACAATCACCAATTATACAACCACCAGTTATACAACAACCAATTATACCTGCCCCTCCATTGCCAGCAACAACAATACCTCCTATAAATATAAGAGTGCAATTACTTCGTGAACGAGCTCAAGATGATGACTCTGAAATAGATGATGATGATGTAGAAACAATTGAATATAATACAAATACAGGTAAATCTACTCCTTTGTTACTTCAAGGGCCATCTAGAGTTGAAGAAGTAGAGGAAGTTGATACAAATGCTACACCATTAGTAAAACAAATAAATACAGATAAAAATATTCAAAATACAAAAATAATAAAAGATTATTTTACAAACAAAGACTATTATAATTTACTTAATCTACTATATCAAAATTCAAATCCAAATATAAAAAACCAACTAGTAGATATTTTATATAGAACAACTGATATAGATGTAAAGTTTAACACAAAAAATCTAAGTGAAAAAGCATATACACAGACCGCAAAAAATATACGTGTAATAAAAAATGTAGGACAAGGAAATTGTTTTTTTATAGCAGTAGCGGATGCAATAAATTATTATAATTCTACAAATACAGATAAAATTGTAAGCGGTGGAACAACTCTTTTTACACAAGAATTTTTAAGAAATATTGTATATAATTTTAGTAAAACACAAATACATAATGAAAGTTTTTTAAATATAGTTTCTTCGAATGTTGATGAATTAAATAGAATTTTTATAGAAACATTAAATGCAATGGGTTTAACTCCAGAGACATGTAAAGATTCAGAATATTTACTTTTACTAAAGGATATTTATGAATCTAATCCTGAATATAATTTTTTAATAAATTTACCAATAGAAGTACCCAGAAATAATTTATCAAACCCTTTTGTTCGTTTAACAACAGACGAAGAAATTAAAAATTATATTTTAAGCAGCAATTATTGGGGTGATGAAATGGCAATTTATGCATTAGCAAATTCAGAATTAAAATTAAATATTATTCCAATTACAAATGTTTCGCAAGGTAATAATAATTTATTGACAATACCAATCGGTATTTTTTCTACATTAGAAAATAATGATTGGAATAAATATTTATTTTTATATCATTCTAATGGACATTATGAGCTTATTTCCTTTAATACGTTAAGGAAAAATATTAGAAGAGTTGGACCTAAGTCGATTACAGATACTACATTTATTTTTAAAAGAAATGACATGATTAATATACCACCACTCTGTATAATACTTTTAATTTTTGGTAGTAAATTTGCATATGCAGATAGAGAAATACAAACAAATTTTTCTGTACTACCTATGCAAATGAACTCTATATTTGTTGCATTTCAAAAAATAATGAATACTAATAATATAAAATTTAAAGAAGATTTCGAAAGATATTTCAAAACACCTTTGCAACCTTCTTTACAACCTTCTCTCTTACAAATACAATCAGGAGGTTATCCGCCTTATTATCCTTCATCATATCAATATCAAATGTATCCTAGTCAAAGGTATCCTTTAAATCAATATTCTAGATATCCTAATCAAATGTATCCTTTAAATCAATATTCTAGATATCCTAATCAAATGTATCCTACTAATCAGTATGGTCAAAGACCTTATTTTGCAAATCAAATGGTAAAAAAGGAAGACCAATATGACCCATCTAAATTGGCTTATTCTATTACCATATCATTAGAATTATATCCAAAAGAAGGTGCAACTAAAGAAGAATTATCAGCGTTAAAATGTAATAGCCGTTGGGAATCAGTAAGACAAGCATGGGCAGAATTTACTGGGAAACCTTATGTTATTATACCACAATATCAAACTATAAAACAAAACAAGCCACAACAGAATCAGACACAAAGATATAATCAGACACAAAGATATAATCCGATACAAAAATATAATCCGATACAAAGATATAATCCGATACAAAAATATAATCAAAATACAAGAAAACCCAGAGGTTATTTTGGAGGAAATAAAAAAAATAAAACTTGTTACAAATTAAAAAAATTAAATAAAACAATAAAATTACAGAAATAAAATATATAAAGGTGTAAATAAATATATTATACAAGTATTTATTTACAAAAAAATTATTTATCATAATTAAATTTATCAAAGTCAAATTTTTGATAAGCCATTTTTTGATCTTTTCTTTGTTTCTCTCTTTTAGCCTTTTCTAAAACAGCAACAGCAGCAGCCATTTCTGTATCTGATACTACACCATCTTCATTTGTATCAATCAATTTATGAAGAACTCTATATTTTTGAGGAACAACACACAAATGACTTTCTTCATTAAACAAAAATTCGGATAAAATAGTAAATACCGCAGTTAATCCCAAGGCAGCATATATATCACGAGTACCCATCCATGCCATTGCAAATACTAGTAGCTGTTTACTAACAGACCATTTCATATATTCCTCTGTCGACTTGCTAAATTGTATTTGTATAAATTTTGATCCGACGTTAAGTAATATCATGATTACACCGGCAAAAAATTTGCTATTATTTAAATACATAACATGATGGTTCAAAAAGGAAAATCCATTAAATAACGGCGTAAATATGGTGGTTTTTCCTGCACCTCCATTTTTCATTGGTTGTAAAGGAATAGATGGTAAATTTTGTGGTGGCGGTGGTGCCGAAGACATATACTAAAATAATATATTATTATATTTTTTAAAAAAAATACAATAATTATAAACCCAAATTTTTAGACAAAAGTGATAATGAATTAGTAAAATTTTCAGTTACTTTATTTTTAAAACTTTCACTAGCTAAACGAGTACGTCTAATAATTGGCCTATAATATGCGCGTATTTTTGAGGTAAAAGGTTCTTGTTTCGGTATGGAATTAATATATGCAAACATAAAAACAATTAATAAAAAAAAACAATAATATAAAAGATATTTCATATAATATTGTTATATAAATTTTCAATACTTTACTTGGATAAATAATAAATTAGATCATTTGTCTAAAAACTAGAATATGAACTAGTAAAGGTTTCTTTACTAGAAGGATCTACATTATCAACATTTGAATCCATGTTAACTGGAAGTTGATTTGAATCTTTACCTCTTCTTATCGTGTCTTCTCTTTCAGTTATATTAAAACCTTCAGTTGCAGGTGTTATAATTGTAGTATCCATTGTAGATGCAGAGGATGATGATAATGTGGTATCAGACTGATTTTTTAAATTTTTTTTAAATTCTGACAACATATCTTCACCTTCTACAAATCCTTCTAAATAAATATTATTATCTTGATTTATCATAATAACAGCAAATAAAACTGCAATAACACCTAGAAAAATACTAGAACTACTAATTCCTAAAATAAGAAGAATTAATATAGAACGGCCTAAAATGGTATGCATTAAGAAACGAAATGATTTTGATTGGCTTAAAAATATAACCAAAAATATTGCTGCAACAATACAAATTTTGTTTTTCATTACAAATTTTGAGTCCATATAAATATTATTATATATTAAATTTAAAAAAAATCTAATTTTGTAATATCCGAAAATTATTATCTAAATTTTTAATAAGAGAATGTCTTTAGCTTTTTCAGCATATTCATTAGAAAATGAAGATGGAATCAATAATTCAAATCCAAGTTCAGAATCTGATTCTTATATAGATACACAACAAAAAGCACGACGTAATACAACACAGAAAAGAAGAGAATCTTTTTCAAACTCAAGTAAAGTAGATAACGTTTTAGAAAAATTACACTCATCTAATGATGATGATGATGATAAAGATATATATTCTCCTCCAAAATCAGCTGGGACAGAGAGAATAGAAGCAATGGAAAATCAAAAATCAAAACAAGAATCGATGGTAAATATGGCATCCAAAAATGACTTAATGTTTAGGACATTAGGGAAAAATCCACAACCAAATTATGAAAATGGTGACAAAGTTGATCTAAACGATTACAGCAATTATGGTGATGACAAATCAAATGAAGAATATTATAAACGCATGTTACCCGGATATTTACAAAATCAACCACAACTTTCACAAAAAAATATAAACAATAAACCATATTATAGTCAAGTGAATTATAAACCTGAATCAATTAATACAGAAAATAGTGTATTGTTACAAAAATTGAACTATATGATTACTTTACTAGAAGATCAACAAGACGAGAGAACTAATAATGTCACAGAAGAAGTCATTTTATATTCCTTTTTAGGAATATTTATTATATTTATTGCAGATACATTTGTAAGAGTAGGTAAGTATGTACGATAAATACTTTTATAACCAAATATGAAAAAAAATAATATAATGAAAATGATTTAAACCAAAGACGCTATAGAAGTATAATAGTATGACGACAAGATATATAATTATCCACAATACACATAATGGTTGCTATGATTTTCAATATTATGAAGATCCTGTTGCCAAGTTAAAACTCACCTCAATTACAATTAATCCTCCTAAAATTTTTCTTTTTAATTCTAGAGAAGAAGCTCAAGATTTCTTTGAAGAATATATGAATGATGTAGATTGTATTGATACAAGATGTAAGAATGGCGAAGAAGTAGTACATAAAGATTATTGTACATGCGGTATTATTGAAATGGATGATGATGATAATCCAATTTTATTCTATAATAAAAAAAATCAAATTTTTCTTTTAGAGCAGGGTGCACAAGTTTTCCAACCTCCACAAGAGTTGAAAAATGATGCTAAAAATATGAACCTTACAAATAGTATTATGCGAAAATGCAAGACGCTTAGCAGAGAACAACGCAAAAGATATATTGAACTAGGTAAATATTGTGAAGATTGTAATTCTAAGGATCCATCTAAGGATGATGAGAATAATGATTCTGGTAATAATAGTGGTAATGATTCTGGTAATAATAATGGTAAGTAATTCAATTAATAACTACTACTTTATTTGATTGAAAGGTTGGATAAGCAAAATTATAAAAAAAATATGCGGTTGGGCTAATAATGGTTGGTTTCGTTTTTAATATAATATTATCAATTATGATGTTATTATGTGATATATTTTCAATAGCTGCAAACCCAAAATAATTTTCAGCAGCAATTTTCCAAAAACTTATTTTGTATCCTTCTATAAAAATAGTATTGTCACAATTACAAATAGATGCAAAACATGTTAATACTTCCATACCTTTTTCAATTTGTATACATGTTTTTCTGAAAAAATATACACATACAATTTGTTCATCGCATAAAATAGCATATATAAAAATGTTTTTAGTATTTATAAGTTCAATCATATTACTAATCTCGACACAAATAACAATATCAAATGTTGTTTCTTTTTCTCTCATAAAGTTTACAAGAAAATGAAAATTCTGTGGATTAATTTCAAGTAACTTATATTCGCTAGACAATTCACATGGCTTTGTCCAAGTAGTAACAGGAAAACCATATGTTGAATAAATACACAATGGTACTATCCCTGTCAATTCATCTTCTCTCTTGAATAGGGAAACAACAATATTTTTATTCAATTGTCTTTGATTATAATGATGAGTTTGTATCATTTGTGGTGCAATACCTTTTTTCCTATGTAATGTATCAACACATAAGTAATCAACATAATAGGCATCAAATTTTGCATTTTTATTGCCATTATTAATTATGATATGGACTGGTCTTGTAGTCATGACACCAAGTACTTTTGAATCAGTCACACTAGTACCTTTTTTAAGGTTTATCATATAGTGATCATCCGTGTAAAAGGAAACAAATGTCTTATCATTATGACCTCTTAAATAAGGAATCACATTTTCAGACTTTGGACAAAAAATATTATCTTTATTTTGTAAATAATGATTTTTAATAAGATTCACAAATCGTTGTGTTTGTAAAGATGATAAATTTGAAAACAATATGGTTTCTATATTTTTGAAATTTGTATATTTATTTTTTTCTGGTAATGCTTCATTTATAATGCCAGGTGCACGAATCATATAACCAATATCATATATGTGAAAAACTGGTTGCAATGCCCAGAAACCAAATTTTAGTCGAATATACAAATAAACTACTAATACAATAATGGTACCAAAAAATAATATATATGATAAATATTCAAACATATTATTAGAGAGAAGAATTATTTTACAAATTTACCGCTTAAGATGGTTTAAGAAAAATATACAAATATTGAGCTTCATAACCACATTTAATCATATCAGCTTTGGATTGTAAAATAAAACCGCTATTTTGTGCCATATTAACAATAGTAGCTGTATCATCCATATAAAGCACTTGCTCTTGTTTTCGAACCTTACCATCATTAAATTTAAATTTCTCGTCGAATATGGCAGAATTGTTATCTTTATCCAGTTTGAAATCAGATGTATATACAAAATCTTCAAAAGTAACCTTTGTACTAGTAATACGTTCTTTGGCATACTTTTGAGGGGATACAATATATAATGGATTACCTGGAGGCAATATAGGATCAAAGCGATCTCTATCAACAAGATGTACATATAAATATCCACCTGGCATCAACCAATACATGGCATTATCAAAAAATTGTTGTTTATCCTTTATATAATAAATTGTAAAATACAAACAAAGAATATGAGTAACTGAATTCATTTTAAATAATCCATTGTCCAAAGCATCACCAACCTCAAAATTACCTGATGGATAAGTTTTTTTCGCTATATTGATCATTGATGGCGACTTATCAATACCAATAACATTCAAACCTTTACTTCTTAAATCATCAACATGATGACCAGTACCACATCCAATATCGGCAATAACACTAGTTTCGATTGGATTACCAGAATTCATTAATACACCAACTTCATAATTATTTTTTACACTACTAAACACCAAATAATCATAGACGCTTGCATAAAAATCATCATAAATTGCATCTCCTGTTTTAAATAAAACCTTGAAATTATTTTCATTTTCCATACCTTCCTTGAGAGGAATAATCGATTTAAATAGGACAACCATCGATAATAATATAGCTAAAAAAATCAAAATTTTTCTAAAAGGTGATAAATTTTTATAAAAATTAGTTATTGATTTCAATAGTTTCATCTATATGTATTGTTGTTATTTTTTTTGTATAAATTTTAATTATATGGGAGATACAGAAATTAATGATATAAGAACACATGGTGAGTTTAAAGGGGTTTCTTTTTCAAAATTTAAGAAATCAGATGTCAAAAAAGAATTGCTAAATAGTTTAATTAATTCTAAAATTGAACCAGCGTGTTATTGGAGTGCAGAACTTATTTGTGGAGGACATTATAGCGATTTATGGGAAATTATTTTATTCTTTTATACAAAACATATTCATTTAGGAAATCCTAAAATAGCAGTCTATCTTGAATTAAGAATCGATAACTTCAAAAATATTTTCAATAATGGTTACACTGATAATGAATTGAGAATGAGAAATAATTCCAAAATACGACGTCTATTTGCAGAAGTTATGTGTGTATTGTGTGATGCAAAACGTAAACATAGTTTTGATACTATTCGAATTAAAAAAGAAGATTTTGATATGACTCAACTTCGTGACAAATTTAAGGCAACTAGTAATAAATATGCACAGGAGATATTTTTAGATGAAGATCCAAAGGAATTGTTTCCAGCGGTTAATGAAATTGGATTTAGTTTATCAGAAGAAGGTAAGAACATCATGAATGCATGTTATTGGGTTGAATGGATTATGGAGTTTGAAACAATATGTAAAAATAAAAATGAAAAAATTAGTTGTGAGAGAAGAAATTTTTCAAATGTCGATACTAAAATGCAAAAAGAAATCATTTGGATAATATGGGATTTATTTTTTAATGAAGCAAAAAAACGTGGAAAATTTGTAAAAAAGGTTATAGACGCATTGTTTAGTTTATTTACTATAAAATACACTTCTGGATGTCATAAAAAACGGCGAAATATATTGTATTTTGCAGTGTCTATATTGTGTGAAAATATAAATAATACAGAGGAAATTATCAGATCTTCTCAACAAGAAATTGTTACCAATATTTTGAAGAAAATAGACATTATTTATGGACAAATTAAAAAAAACGAAGATGCACCTGGTACTGCATATTTATTTAAAGATGTAAAAGCTTCTAATTTAGAAAAAACTATTGAAAAGTTGGAAAAAATGAATTCATTTGGAGAAAATTTCATACCTCGTATTTAATATTTCTAGTATAATTATGAAAATATATAGTTAAAATAAACAATAGTTATTTATTATGAGTTTAACTTATATTAAAGATTTAGAGACTGATTTTAGTAATCTGTCTACTATTAATGACTATAAGTCTTTTCTTACTCACGATGAATGCTTGAAAAAAGTTATATGGGAAAGACTACCTTATTATTTTGGAACTAGTACAATAAATATAAAAATAAATGAAAATTCTAAACCTGACCCGAATCCATTTAATCCTAAACTAACATACACATTAATTGATATGAATACTTCAATTCGCCGTGAATACACAGAAAAATATAATTTAGACTGGGGTTGCATTAAAGGAGAAATTCCTAGTAGATACCTGTTTATTCCTAGATTGTTTGATTTACAATTCGGTTTCTATACAGATACTCCAATTGAGTTTGATATTTTTGTATATTCAAATTTTAAGCACCATTATGTATTAGAGGCAAATAAATTTACTCCTTTTTATAATGAAACTGGTGATCAGGTTGCTGAAGTATCAATTAATGTTGTTGAAGACTATAATTCTTATGAGATTCGTAATATTAAAACGAATACAAATCCATTTAATTTAATTTTATTAGGTGTAAATTTACACGTAAGTTTACAAAAAGAAACATTTCATCACAAAAAACGTGAAATTATTTTATTTAAAAAATAAAAATATTCAATTATTATATAGTATGATAAAATATAATAAAACAAAACATACACAAAAAAAAATAAAACATAATAAAACGCGTTCTCTCCGTTCAAGTAGTACATTAGAATCTTTTCAAAAAGAAATTACAATTGTTTTTATGGAAATTCTTATAATGGTGAAGCTATTTCATTGGAAAACTCATAGCTATGCTACACACAAGGCAACTGATGAACTTTATAGCAAACTAAATGAAAATATAGACCAGTTTGTAGAGGTTCTTTTAGGAAAGACTGGACAAAGAACTGATTTGATGAGTAATAAGAATATTAGGCTTATGGATTTATCTTCATCAGAATCATTAAAGAGAAAAGTTGATGATTTCAAAGGATACTTAGTTGCACTAAATGACAACAAGGCTATGCAACAAATGACAAATACTGACTTATATAACATTCGCGATGAAATTTTAGGAAATTTAAATCAATTCTTGTATCTATTGACCTTTAAATAGAATGAAATAGAGAGAACAAATTAAATTAGAAAAATGTGCGAAATTATACTAAAAATTAATATATATTTTTAGTATAATGGAAAATCCAACTGCAAATAAAACATTATCCGATTCTATTTTAGAATTAACTAAACCAATAACACAGGCTACTGAATCAAGCAATACAATAACTACAGGAAGTGGCTTTTTTGGCTGGATACAAAGTATTAGTTTTTTAACATGGATTATAATTATTTTAATTTTAGCACTTTTAGGTTTTAATATATTTATTTATTTAGCCAAAGGAACGCAAGAAGTGAATACTATTTTTGCTCCTATTTTAAAATCAATTTTTGGCACCACATTTGGAATCGCTGGTCAAACAATTAATGTAGCTGCAGAAGGTGGTAAGGCAGTCGTTAATACTACTGCAACTGGTGTTAATGCTGGATTAACTGCGGTACAAGATGTAACACCAAACAAGGCCTCTAGTAGTGTTCAATCTACAAATGTAGAGGAAAACAATAAACAAATTGAAGAAGCTGAAAATAGTTTGAACAAAGCATTAAACAAAAGTAACCAAAAAAATGAAAATAAAAAATCAAGTGAAGATGAAGATTATGAACCAAATGAGGCGTCTAGTTCTGTTCATATAGGTAAGGCTGGATGGTGTTTTATTGGCGAAGATCGCGGAAACAGAACGTGTTCAAAAGTGGGTGTTAATGACAAATGTATGTCAGGTGATATATTTCCTAGTCAAGAATTATGTATTAACCCTAACTTGAGACCTTAAAAATTATAAAAATAATGTAAATTTTTATTACATACATTATTTTTTATGTATAGTTTTTCTCTTTTTGTTTCTTCTTTTCTTTTTAATGGTTTTGTTATTTTTCATCTTTTTTGTATTACGTGTTTTTTTATGTTTTCGCGTTTTTATTATTCGACGTGTTTTTCTATTATTATTTTTTGAACCACCATATGGTTTAAACAATCTAGTTCCCATTTTTTGATCTCTTCTATCCCTATTTGTAAATAATAATTTATTCATAGGTATTCTTTTAGCCCTTTCAAACTCATCATCATTATCATCATTATAATATGGAGAAAATGGATAATTCCCATCAAAACCTGAAGGACCAGCAGGCGATGACGGAATATATTCGTTTCCTTTACCTACATTGTTGACTAATTCTGGTTCATCTACATCAATAGATAGTTCATAATCATGTACAATGCGATTATAGTCTTCGTCTGTAAATATATCTTTTGCTACACCATTAAGATAAGACTCATATACAAAAAGTGTATAAATTGTATCTTTCCAATTTTCAGATTCAACACCATTCAATGTTTCATTAAACGATTTATGTAAATTATCTAATAAGTTATATTCTTCTTTATCAGGTGTTATTTCTTGATTAAAAATTGGTACATCAGGACCAGGATTAGTAACATCATACTCTATTGAATCATTTTCATTTTCTTCATTTGTAATATAATTATATAAACCATAATCATCAATATCTTCAGGAAATAATGATATTTGTGCTTCTGTTAATGCACCGCCTCTTTGCACACGTGTAGGCTGATGTTTAAAATATTTGATAGCTAAATCTAAGAAACTTTTTATAGATTCTTTTTCTGTATTGCCAATGTTACCTAAACTATCTAGTAAAATTTTAATGTTTGGTTTTTTATTATCACATGGTTTTTGTGCTGTATATGATTTTGTCATAAGAATTGTTAATTTTTTTGTTGTACCTTTTTTAATTTTTAAAAATGGCAAAAGTAAATATTTTTCTTCAATATATTTTAATTCTCTTTCTATTTGAGGTATAATTTCAATTCCAGATGATTCATTATATTGACTATATTTATTTAATGACTCTTTTGTATGTTTTAAAAACTCTGATTGTATATTATCTATATCATTAAATATAGCTGTATAAAAATCTCCAGTAAAATATTGTTCAGTACCATTAACAAGAATAGGTGTATCTGGGTTTTGTATCAGTGAATAAACAGCAACATTGAAAGATTGGTTTTCTTCTGCAATAGCGGTTATTTTATTTTTTAATCTAGTTAATGTATCACGATAAGGATTATTACTTGGTTTGTATTCTAATATAGAATAATATTTTTTATTTGGATCTAGTTGTAATCCTGGTGGATTATATGCACCTGTATAAATACATGGTATTGACAAATTTAGACATAACATAAAAACAACCATATCACATGTTGTCATTATTACAGAATTTTGTGACTTTATAAAGTAGTAGTAAATAAGATAAATAAGAACTTGTACCTTATCACCCCATTCTTTGATTACAACAAACTTTACCTTTTGTTTTGTTGATGCATTTGTTTTAAGAAATTGTTTTTTTTCATTATTTCCTGCAAAATACGTATCACTATTTTTACCTTCATCATCACCAGATTCTGTTAAAACACATGCTCCTTTTGTAGTACAATTATTACCGCAACCAATATTCATTTTATATTGGAATGCGGTATTTGTTGTAGTAGTTGCAACAAGAGAAGAACTTTCACCAAAACCCATCAGTTTCATAAATTTTTCTGTAAGTTGAACTTTTGAATTAATTTCTGGCCACACTTTTGTAGCATTTTGTTTTTCAAGAGGATCTATGTAAGAGCCAAATGTTTTTATGGTTCTTACATTATCCGAATCGTGTAGAAAAACCTGATAACCAAGACCAGATTCCCATAAACATTCATTATAATTTTTTCCTGGATCAAGAACAGAACCTTTTTTTACTTTCAACCAAGTAGTATGAGATAAATAATCCTTGCGTATATTAAAAATTGCATGTTCAAAAGCTTTGAGAGTATCAGGAAATTGTGGATAAATTCCGTTTATATTAGCACGTGGATATATATTAAGATCTTGTAACATCCAAACATTTGTTCCGTCTTTGACAGAGTCAAGATAATTTACTTGTTGTTGATTTTGTTCAAAATTGTCACTAGTATTTGCATTAGTACCATTATTCAATAATAAAGATCCGATAGGAATTGTACCGATATTAGTTCCGTTATTACTTAAAACAATCTCTCCATTATTATAGTCAGCTATAAATGTTGACATATACTAATATTATATATATATATTATTTTAAATATATAACACAATATTCGATGGCAAAGATTCTATACTTGTACTAACAGATGTCATATAAATTGTGTCATTTACTTGTAGTTCTGTAAAAGTAAAAGTCATAACTTGTGATGAAGAATTTGTATTGTTAACTTCTCTAGTAAAACGTCCATTTACATATATTCTAAAGCTAGATACTGGTACCAAGCAACTATTTATAAATGTCCATGACAAAACTAATCCATTTAATTCAATGACAGGTGGCTCTGGTCTAATAGCACTCACAAGCCCCTTATAATTGTCAGGCCATTTATCAGTGCTATTATTCATTACATAACGCTGCTTTGGAAACCAAGATTGCATACCAGGATCCCAACACAAAGCAATAGGACGCCCCGGAACATCTGAAGCGCTGCTAGAATTACATATAAGGTCACCTTTTTTTCTTAATATACTAACTATTTCATTAGAACAAGGGTTTACAAAAGTTCCGCATATTAAAGTACCACCATCTAATAAAGATCCATCATTATTACATTTGTCTGGATTTGGCACGTCTGGTTGATAAGGTCCAGAAGGATTATTTGGCTGTCCAACAATATAATTTGGATAAGGTATAGTAATTCCACCCACTCGTAATAATCCAGTTGTATTTGGATTACTATAGGTTTCGCTTTGTGTAGCAAAGACTTTTGTTCGATTTGGACCATAACCTTTAGATAATTGTGTATATCGCTGCTTTTTAGTAAGTTGTGCACTATTAGCCTTATATTGTAAAATATTACCCTTATACAGCAATTTTGTTTTGTATTCAGCTTGAGCAAGGGTTAGTCCATTAATACCATATCCTGATGTAGTATAGTTATCATTTGGGTTTAAAAATGTACATGCACTTTGAACTCGACTCCATACACGAGGAGGTAATGGTAAATATGACATCTCTATATAGATTATTTATAGTAAATTTATTTAAAACTATAAATAATTTCAAAAATAAAACAAAATTTAATAAAAAAATTTAAATAGAATCAGATGATTCAGTTGAAACATCACTCAAAACAGGATTAAATCCATTACCTGCTCCATAAAAGAACCAACGTAGTGACAAATAATTATATAAAGTATCGTTTATTCCATTAGAACCAATCATATTTGTATTTGGTCCTTTTTGAATCAGTTGCTGAATTGCACTTGTTCCTAAAGCATAATTATAATACCACAAGTTAGATACATATCCATCAAAACCACCATTAGCACAAACATATACATTACCATAGTTCTGTTTAGGAACACCAACAAGAGTAATACTTCTAGAAATTGTTCCATTTATATAGACATCCAATGTAGTATTTTGACATCTAATAATTACATTTACCCACTTATTAATAGGAATATTAGGAATTGTAATTTCTTCATTAATTACTTCATATGTATTCATGACAACAACTAATGAATTTGTATTAGGTGAAATATACAAACCAGGTGCATTATTTGGATCCATCATTCCATTTGATCCAAATGTATAATTACCTTTACTAAATACATGTTTATATTGTGGTGTTGCATTAGTATCTGTTGTATTAATACTATTAATAAAAATCCATGAAGACCATGTAAATTCAATACCATCATTTGCATTTACAGAACGATAAATAGTTTTTGAACCATTATTACTAGGATCTTGACTATAAATAATCATTTGATTACCAACCACCATACCATCAATAAGATGTGGTGAATCAGCAGGCTTCATTAAATATACTATAAGAGAAATACCAATCCTTAATAATATTATAAATGCAAAAATAACTAATAATAAAAAAGCAAAATTAGAGATTAAACTATTGGATTGCATAAAATTTTGGTTACCACTAGCTCCAAAAAATGATGAATTTCCATATCCAGTATTTGAATATGGATTTAATTGTGAAATAGAACCGAACCCACTAGAATTATTATATTGGGAAGAAAATGGATTATATGGATTATTCATTATATAATATATTAAATGAATAAAAAAATATGAAAAGTAAATTAAAATGAAATACTGCTTTTCTCACTTCCATTTTCTAATAATGCAACTTGAACACTATATGAACCAAACATGCTTAAAGCGCTAGAATATCCTTGAGTATAAATATTCCAGATTTCTTGAGGATTTAATGAATTTGGAAAATATTGAAATCTTGCTGTCCAACCATCAAACCCGCCTTTTGGTGTAACATATACATCTGCATTATTGTCTATATTTGCAGTACCAGGTAATAAACATGTTCTAACCAACTTACCATCAATATAAATATCCATAGAACGGCCATAAACACTAACAACCAAATTTACCCATTTTTGAATTGGAACATTAGATACCCTACATGTGTTAATTACACTATTTTGTCCATCACTACTTGGAGTAGATGTTCCTGGGAAACATGCTAAAGAAACAGATAAATTATTTTCAACTGCATCTAAAACAACCGCAGGACATGGGTTTGTTCCACTTATACCAGGTATAGATCCTTTGTCTGCAGCACTAGATCCACCCATTCTACCGAAAATAACCTTTGGTTCACCATAACGATAATTCCAGTCATTAATATAAAACCATATAGAATAAGCAAAATTACTTGAAGGTATATCTCCGTTTTTTGCTAAAGAAGACGCGCTAATTGTGGATGCATCTTTTCCACTCTTTAATTCCTGAAGAGTGTAAGGATTAACAAATAAATATCTTAAAAACATGATTATTAAAACAATTACAACTATAACAATTAAAATACTTAGAGGACTCATTGTATAATATAGATTTAGAAATTTTCTAGATAATAAATATAATAAAAATAATCAAAAATAATAAAAATAATGTAACAATTAATATATAAATTTAGAAAATATAGATAATATGTATTAAACCATAATAGTCTTATTTATATCATTAATTAATGGAGGTGTTCTATCTTTAACCATATTATATAAATAATAAATATTATTTGTAGTTAATGGTTTTCTAAAATAAACAACATTACATATTCCTCCTTCAATTCCACCATTTTCTCCAATAGTTAGATTATCTAGTTTGTAGTAAGGTACTATACCAATATTTGATTTCACTAATTCACCATTCAAAAATATATCTAATACTCCTCCATTATAATTAATAATAATATTATTCCATTTTTGTAGCATGAAATTTGAGTTTGTATAAAGAATTGTATTTCCATTTTCATCTATATCTGTTAATTTATAAAGTTTATCTTTTTCGTCTGTATCATGTGGCGGCGCATCTCCTTCTAATTTCATAGTTACCATAAGTGTATTTGTTTTCCCATTATAAAGAACATTTGGTTTACCACCAAAATTCAACAAAGATGTATATTTATTATAATTTTGATTCATGTTAGATCCGGCTGCATGCACAAATACCCAAAAAGAAATAGCAAATTGATAATCATATTGCTCGCTTCCATTTAAAATCGCATATGTTCCAAGTGCATATGATGTGTTTGTATTTACTGGTTTGTTAACTAATTGTTGACCACCTTGTGTATTAATGACATTAAATACTGAAGGCATAGTAAAATATATGATAATCAAAATAATTACAATAATAAGCATTAACAATGTACCTGCTTCTCCACTATAATTACCTGTCGCAATTTTACCAATAGAATCAAATATTCCGCTAAAAAAACAAGGTATATAAAACAAGATATTTATTATCAAATTAACAATTGCATTTTTTTTAGTATTTCCTATTGGTATTTGAGTATTAATTATTTTGTAAATTAAACCAAGAATGATAATAACAATCGCAATATTTAAAAAAAAACTTATCCAACTAGAATACCCAGCATAATCTTGAATAGTAATAGCAATCCAAGCAATAATTAATCCTGATATAACTATACCAAATAAAACCAATAATGATTTTTTAAATAAACTCAACCCATCAGTCGATATTGTTTTATCTACAAATTCAGGAAAAATATTTACACCAATTAATACTGACCATAAAACGAAAATAATAATTGAAATTATTATAAATGGTATAGCAACATTTTTGTTATCAAAAAAACCATCTTTACTATTATATAAAAAAATCATTAAAAAAAACATGATAATAAAAATTACAAAACTTATAATTCCATATGTTGAAAATGATGAAAAATTAGACATAAAATTCTTTGAAGATTCACTTTTTTCAATATACTTGTCTGGTAATGTTAATACAATAATTAAATATAAAAAGGCAAATACCGCAATTACAATACTAATTACTGATGTATAACCAAAATATTTCGTAATATATCCTCCTGGATCCTCATTATAAAATATTATAAAAGTAATTATTAAACAAAAAAATAAGATAATTGATTTAATTCTTTCATAATTAATATTAAACTCATCAACATAGCTATATGATCCTGCCATATAAAAAACAAATAAACCTAAAAGCGCTGTAAATGGAAGGAATATATACGCATACTTATTTATAGTAGTTGATGGAATAAACCCAAAAAATAGAATCAAACCTATAGTATATGCTATAGCATAAGTTACACTACTTATTTGTTCAAATAGTTTTTTAATATCTTTCATATTTGGTAAAAAAACTATACATATTAAAAAAATACTTACACAAAAAGACAATATAATAAATACATTTGCTGTGACTTCGTCTTGAGAATTATTTCTTTTACCAAATAAATTTACTTTAAAGTATATTAAAAGTAAAGATATTATTAAAAATATTATAATTCCAACACCTATATAGTATTCTTTTGGTGTTTTAATGTTAGGCAGTACATTTTCATTACTTGTTATATTATCCATATATTACTATAACAGAATATTATTTTGTGTATATATTAACAAAATAGCAGGTTATACCTTTAGTTGTAAATATTTTTGTTTATATAAAATTATTATGTATAAACAAATAATTAATGTCCTCTGCTAGGAAAACCGGTATTTGTGTAATGATTGTAGTTATCAATTGCATCATTTGTTATCTTATAGATTGGAGCAGGGTTTGCAAGTGCTGATTCACTAGCTGACAAAACACCACCAATCGAATATGAATTACTGACTGGCATATTATTCTGATATTGAGCATAGCCACCACGTTGTCTTCGACTATATTTTGGACTATGTTTTCTACCATGCCTTCTACTACGTCTTTTTCCACCTGCAAGCGCTAAACTTGCAGATGCTGATGCCATTTTAGAACGAAGATTTTTCCTTAAAGATTTTAATTTTCGGCTTAATTTCATTTTATTTGGTTTTACCATCTTCTTATATCTTTTAGTGATATTTTTTATTTTTCTTTTAATGCCTTTTGCGCCACCTTTGAATAAACATATTCCTGGTACATACCCTGCGGCTGCATCTACATTACTTTTTGCACCTGCTAAACCTGGAAGTCCAGGTATTTCGTTACTACCAAATGTAGCAGGGTTATTTTCACTATATTTATTGACAAAGTTACCATTTACATTACTAAAAGGATTTATATTACCATAACCTAAATTAGAAGCTCCAGAACCTGCTGACATATAATATATGTATATAATATAATTACTTTTATTATATACATATATTACAAGGTATATTATAATTGTTAAAAATACCTATATCATTATGATATAAAGATTTTTATATAAATATTATAATATATAAATGTCATCAGTATCAATTGTAACTATAACGCAATATTCTAGATTTAATTGTTTGGAAAATTTGTATAATCTTATTCAGTTGCAAGATTATACAAATATAAAAGAATGGGTTATTGTTGAAGGTAGTAAAAGCAAAGAACATGCTAATATTAATAAAATAAATATAAATCAACTAAGAGATAAATGTATTAACAAATACGAAATAATTTATATAGAATATATTGGTCCTACACATCTTAGTGATTTACGTAATTTGGGAAATAATAATTGTTCATCTGATATAATTGTATGTATGGATGATGATGACTATTATCCATGTAAAAAAATTTCTTCACTTGTAAAATCATTTAATACTATGAATTCAATTAGTAACATAGATTATAAAATCTCTGGTTGTTCAGCCATGTACATGTATGATTATGATCTTAAAAAATTATATAAATTTAAAAAAATAAATAATAGTCATTCTACCAATAATTGTATGGCTTATAAGAGAGAATATTTACAAAACCATTCATATAAAGAAGGACTTGATATGGCAGAAGAATCTAGTTTTACAAATGGATTTACAGAGTCAATGATTCAAGTAAACCCACTACATTGCATTGTAGTATCAAGTCATGGTGAAAATACCTTTAATAAAAAACAAATTATTGAAAATTATGATAATTCATATTTATATGAAGTTACCGATATATCAGTTACAGATTTAATACCTATCGATATATTTGAAAAAATGAAAATGTTATTTCAAAATTAAAAATAAATAATTATTTATTAATACCTCCTTTTGTTTTGCTCATATATTTTATTAATATTTTTAAATTCATTCAAACAAATAGGTAGAGAATTATCAGGAGCTACACGTAATGGCATCCATCTTTTATACTTGTAGTTATATTGACAAACCATTTTTTTATATATATCTAGTTTGACAAATTTATCAATATTTTCATTTTCAAATTCGTCTTCATCATCACTTTCTTCAAGTGCATCTAAATTATCATTTTCTTTAATAACTCTAAATAACTTATTCATCATGACACTTGTTGTAAAATCTGGAATATGTGCATTACCACATTTTTCTTCTTCGTTATTATTTATTGCATATAAATGATAAATATCATCTTGTATATCTGGTCTGATTATAAATATTTGTTCCTTAATTGTTTTTTGTGTATTTTTTACTAATTTTTGTTCTGTATATGCAACTATATTTGTAGGTGGTTTTATTTGTCGTGGCATTTGGATATCTTCATTCTTATCATTCTTATAGCTTTCATAATCCATACACAAGAAACTATTGTCTCTATTTAACAAATGAAATTGAATATTTTGTATAGGATATTCCAATGAAGATAATTTTTTATCAAATTCTTCACTTCCAAATTTGTTACTACACATTATAGGTAACCCAAAAACAATAAATGAATTATTATAAGATACTAACTTCAAATCTTTTCTAAATATCTCTTTAAAAATTATTAATTTGTCTAGCCATGTAGAACTCTCTACAGAGTTACCTTTATAAACAAAAATGTCTTCGGTTGTAAAAAATCTGTTTCCTGAAGTGTAAAAGAGAGTACCATATAATATTGTACCATATGCGAGCTCTAAAGAAAAACATGCATGAAATATTTTGATATCTACAATTTGTTTATTATTGGTCAATTCCATAATGAAACAAGTTGGTTTGTTTTTATAATATGTAAAATAAGCAAAACATTTTGTACCCTTTGGCACTGCAACTATGTAATCAGATGTTGAAACCTTCTTATAAATAATATTTTCATAAGAAAGTTTTATATTAGGAAATCCAGATAAGATAATTTCTTTTTCACTTTGTGTTAACATAATGTATATTATATATTATAACGTAATCTTTATATTATTATTTTTTATTATTTAAGTTAAAAACTGGAATATGTTGGCCCGCTAGATAATGTATCTAGAGGTACACTTTGACTTGTTCCTTGCATTTGTTTTTTTAAAAAGTTTTTTAACTCGCTTTTCATATTACCATTTTCTTCTTGTTTAGGTAACAATTCAATTAATGTATAATCTGTATTTGCATTTGCATTTGCATTTGCATTTGCATTTGCATTTGCATTTGCATTTATATTTGCATTTGCATTTATATTTGTATTTGTGCTATTTTTTATAATATTATACATATTTTCATATTTTTGACTAGGACTATTCACTAAATCTTTTATTTTTGGAATAGTTAGAGTCGATTTAAAAAATTCAATTAAATAATGTATCAAAAAAATAAAAATAATAGAAACAAATGTAATCTGAATAATCCATAATAACATATAATAATCCTATATTAGTTTAAGATGGATAAAAACTCAATTAATTCTTCTTTCACTAAAGTATCCTCTATATTTGTCCCATTTGGTAACTCAAAATAAATATCTATAGGATGTTCACCATTTTCAGTGTTTAAAAAAGAAAAATCTGTTTGAGATTTTATATAAATATCAGTTTCAATTATTAACTTTATTCTAGAATTACTATGAATTGAAAATATATTTCTCTTTATTTTTGAAGCTATATGTTCTAAAGGTATTTGTACTACTTTTTCTATAATATAAAAGGATGGATCTACAATAAGGTTAAAATTTTTGTAAAAATTATTCAAAATCAATATATCATGATCTACCGGATTCAACTTGAGAGTTGAAGCTTGGTCTATTTTATATAGACCATCACTTGAAAAAATTTGTATATATTCTTCTGTATTAACATGATATTCATTTAGGTTTTTTATTAAGTCAGATAAAATGTCCAAATTAAAATGATTAATATATATTTTCATTATATTTTATATTGTGTAAACTATTTAAACCTATTCGAATTATTATATTTATATGTCTACACCATTAACTATTATTATTGTTGAAAAGGTTGGCACTTTGAAATCTCTAGCCATTAAAGATTTTAAAATGGAAGAATTGTACAAAAAATGTGGATTTAAAAAAGGTGAAGATTTTATCAAACAAGTAGAGTGGAATGCCAAATATGATGGAAAAAAATATTTTATTGAAGTATATGCCAAAATTGATGGTCGTGCTGGTTCTGAAAATAAATATGATTTTCCACCACCTATAGATAATACACTTTTTTTTGGTAGCTCTGCTATCCTTTCTTATATAAAGAATGAAGATGGTAGTAAATTATATACTGATCTAGGTCTACCATTGTGGAATAAAATTTATGAAAAATTATTTGGTGGTTTCGAAGATTTAGCAGCCACTGCTGCAGAAGATAATGAAGAAGAAGATGAACTGACAAATGTTCCAAAAGAAAAAAAGACAAAGCAGGGATATTTGAAGGATGGATTTGTTGTAGATAGCAGTGACACAGAGGAATCAGATGAACATGTGTCTAATGAAGAGGACGTTGATGATGTTGAAACTGAAGAATCTGAGGAATCAGAAGGGTCAGATGGTATTGTTATTGAAGAGATTGGAAGTGAATTAAGTGAGGAATCTTATGATTATGATGAACCTTTAGATCCATCACCTAAGGCTTAGAAAATGTAGAGTCAAAATTAAATTAAATTTTTGTATAAATATATATTATAAATGGTGAAATCAAGAAAACATCACAATAAACATCATGGAACTATGCGTAATAAAAATGAAAGACTAGATATTCATGAAACGACTTTTCATGCTCTTATAGAATGGTATAATCAAAAATTCGAAAAACTAGGTTGGATGCTTTTAGCAAAGAAAAAAGGTTATATGGACAAAGTTCATGCTTATCTAAATTCTATCAATCGTTTGGAAAAAGCAATTGAATATAAAATGCAACATATTCATGATAAAGATAAAGCAGATGATTTAGAAATATTACTTGAAAATATTAAAGTTTTGAAACATCACGCTAACAAAGATTTACGTTAATTTTTCTAAAAGTTATATCATATTATTTTTTCCACCTTTAAAAAATGTAGAGCCAAAACTCAGACTAATTTTGAAAGAATAAAATATAAATAAAATTTTGCTCCACTTCCACCTTTAAAAAATGTAGAGCCAAAACTCAGACTAACTTTGAAAGAATAAAATATAAATAAATTTTTGCTCCACTTTTTCTAAAAGTGGATTGAAAAAAATTGATTTAAATATATATTGATATATTTAAATTATTATAATAATGTCATTGAAGAAAATTCAAAATCCTGATTTATTTCGTGCTAATATTCGCAAGAAATTAGATGAAGTTTTAAAAAATGAAAAAAATACTCTAAATCTTGAAAAAGGTATATTTAATTATGCTTTAAAGGAAGCAGAACAGCGCAAAGTAATAAAAAAATGGGATAACGCTTTATTTGTACAAATTTATTTATCGCATTTACGTAGTATTATGAACAACTTATGTAGCGAAATTTTACAACAAATTGCAGACGGCACATTGAAGCCACATATAGTTGCTTTTATGCCTCATCATGAATTATCACCTGAAAAATGGGCGACGCTTATTGAAGCGAAGAGCAAAAGAGATAAGAATAAGTTTGAAGTTAATATGTCGGCAGCTACAGATGCATTCACTTGTAGAAAGTGTAAAGGAAATAAATGTACATATTATCAAATGCAAACAAGGTCAGCCGATGAACCAATGACTACATTTGTTCAATGTTTATTATGTTCATCAAGATTTAAGTTTTAATATATGAAAATATATTTAAGTCCATACAATATACAAATTATAAATAATCCATACCATAATCGTGTGATCAATCGTCTATAAATAAAAATAAATGGTTCACAAGCAAATAACTGCTCATATTTATGTTCGTAAATATAATAATTCAATACTTCATTTGGAAATTCAGGCGCCACTTTTCTAATAAACATTGCATATTTATTTTTTTCTAAATTATCTTCAATAAATTTTATATCGGTTGCATTTGCGTCTTTAAAAGTATGTGGACTTGTTGCACTACTCATGCGAGACCAATCAGCCAAATGTGTAACCCCTGATATAACATTATTATTAGAGCTATTCAATTGCTTATACCCATGTAAAATAATAGCAAACAAACTTTCATTAGCCAAACCACCTGCACAAATAGTTTTTACTAGTTGAGTTTGATTTTTTGAAAAAAGTAATATATGTGTTGCATTTTCTCTCTTTAATACAAACCAAGGATCATTTCCGAGATGAAATTCATCAGGTAATAATGCTAAGTTTGCTCTTTTATATATATTTATATTCCACCATGCAGGTTTCCAACTTATAACTGATTTGTTCCAATACTCATAAAACAATGATCTGAATTTTCGAGGAGAAATAATCGGACAACACGAGTCAGTGAGTAAACATAACCATTGATTATTTTTATCATGTGATAATGCATATTGCATTAAAGAGAGATAAGCAGGTATAACATGATAATAACTGGTTTCATGTATATGTTGTCTTGGTAAAGCATGTTGTAAAATCCATTGTGACTTTATTTTTTTTATATCCTTGTAATAAAAGTAAACATTAATAATATCTTTGTTTGGTTCTATCCATTGTCTCCAAATATCTTCTTTATTAAGTATATGTTCATAACTAATGATAAAACATAGAGCAATTTTCATATTATAATTTAAAAAATAGTTTTTAAATTATATAATAAAGTATTAGTTAAATATTTATGGGATAGGAATTGCATTATAACTTAAATCAAAAATATATTTTTTAACATTTTTAATAAAAGGGTATTTTTGTAATAAAGTAGCTTGTGCTTTATCTAAATTTTCAACATGCAACTTAAATTCACCATCACCTGCCAGCTGTTCTGGTGTATAAACTAAACCATAAGCACCACAATCTAAATGATCAAATATAACTACTTCATTAATGTCATGTATATCACGCGAAAGCTCTATAGTTTGATTGCAAGATAATGTCCAACTTTCATAACCGGAGATACCATTATATCCTAAACTAGCACCTCCTAAACGAAACGCGTCATAGTTATTAGTTTTTCCTTTAACATTTTGATAAAAACTTACATCATCAACAAATCTAAAATCAATACAAGATAAACAAAATTGACTACAGCTATGTTGACTTGAAGGTGGATGTGCTAGAGGGGCTAAAGAGTAATACGCTGATGTTAACGCAGAATTAGTTGCATTGTCTAATGCTTCTTCTAGAGTATTACCTGTTGCAGTAGATGTAGCAGTAGATGTAGCACTTTTACTTGCAGTAGCTGTTGCAGTAAACTGACTCATTTTATAATATAATAATTTATTTTAAAAAAAACAAAAAAAAATATTATTCTTTATTTTTTATTATCTTCTATTAACTTAATAACATTATCATTAATATTTTGAATTTTTGCATCTATATCTATTTGTGTTCTTGTAATATTATAAACATTATTTTGACAATCTAATAATACTTTATAATAAACATTTGGTAGATTTGTATTATGTTTTATAAAATCATCTATATCATTTAATTTATTTTCAATTTCAACCGATTTATATGTATTATATAATGTAAATAATCCAAATAAGGAAGTACATAATGTTAAACCTATAAAAATTCCTTGGATTTTCTCTGTTTTTTCAAATAGAATTGTTTTTTTAAAAATATTTGTAATACCTTCTACTACTTTTTCAGTGATATTCGGATCACTCATATTATATATCTTATAATCATAAAATAATTTTTAAATATAAATCCTTGTAAATTTTATAAGGAATCTATTATAGATTTGTAATAAATAATAAAATTGAAAAAAAATAATTATTATACATATAATTTATATATAATAATGAAAACTGAAACTATTTATGTTGATGCGTTAAAGAGAGAATTTGTATTTTACATTGGTAAAAATCAAAATGAAAATTTCGAAGTTATTGATAAAGGTACAAGTGATGATTTATGGTTTCATGCAAATAATGTATCATCATGTCATGTTGTTTGTGAAGTTCCAGAAAAATTATCTAAAAAAGAAATACAATATATAATAAAAATAGGTGCGTTATTATGTAAAAATAATACAAATAAATTAAAACCTTTGAAAAATGTAGAAATTATTTATACTTTTATAAAAAATATCGAAAAAACTAATACACCAGGTTGTGTATTGACAACAAATACAAAAACTATAATTTGTTAAAGACATTTATCAATAAACACTTCCTTGGCAACTCGTTTGATAATTTTTTCTTCTTTTTCATATTCATTATCACCCTTGCCACCCATGGATTCTATGATAATTTTATTGAATTGATCAGAGTATTTTGAATTTATTTTTTTGAAATCTGGATATTTCTCTCTAAATTCTGAAATAAGGTTTATATTTTTATATGCAATATTCTTTACCATCTTATGCATTTTGATATGTTTTTCATCTTCCTTTTCCCATTTGTCTTCATCTCTGATATACATGGTTTCTCTCTTTTTATCAGTACAATGAATAGGTCTCTCTGTTACATCCAATGTATTCAATTTCTTTATAATGATATTTGTAATACCTTCAATGTATCCAACTTCACCAACTTTTTCTAGATCACTGAGTTGCAATTGAAGAGAATCAACAAAATCAGTAATGTTCATTGCATTTTTACATGTTTCATTTAAAAAGAAATGCAAATTGAAGGATTTATTATGAGAATTTGTATGAGTTGTATTATGTGTACCATTTTTTACAATCTCCAACAACTCTGTATTTTGTTTTACTAACATCATAATTAGTTCTTTTTCATTTGTTTTATTCTCAATTGTTGTTTCTAATTTTATACATTTCTTTTGGTGTCTATAATAACCACTATCATACTTATATATTTTACCACAAATGCATTGAAATATCGGAGCAACTTTTGGCAACTTTACACCATTATTTACTACCATTTTACTATCATTTATGTGATTTTTGTGTTTATCAGTTGAAACATGTTTGTCAAAACTGCTTTTTTTGCATGATGTATAGTCACATAATTCACATGAATAATTTTGAGCAACTTTTAGCAACTTTTTACTATCCATTTACTATCCTTAATATTTTACAATATTTAATTTTTAAGTCTTTAAAAAAAAAATTATGCAAACAAAAATAAAATTATTTTTTTTGTAGTCAGACCATAAGAATTTTTATGGTCACAAATTTTTGGTTTTTGGCAAACTATTTTTAGGTTTTGGATTTTGGACATTTTTTTTGTCCATTTTTTGAAATCTGAAAAAACTTTCCCAACAAAATATTTGAAAATACAAGATATAAAAATACAAAAACAGACACACCTATGTATGTAGACAAAAATGTACGATACTTTAAAATATATAATATAATATAAAAAAATAATAAATTTATCTTTTTATAAAGGTTTCGTATCTAAAATGCAATGATCTCTAAATCTTTTAAATTCCAATATTCACATGCACCTCCTGGAATAGGGCGTTTAATAACAAAAGGAATTTTTTTCTCTTTCAGTTCTAATTCAGCAATAATGTAGCCATCTATAATATTTTCAGGAACTTTTACTAATGGTTTTGCACCAGTTTCAATTTGTTTAGAACGTTGACCTAAAATACGTGCTCTTTCATATTTTGTTAAATAAGGAATTGTTTTATGTAACGGATCTATAATTATTCCATTACTATTTTTAACAACATTTGATAACTTTATAATTTCATCATAATTGTGAGTTAAACATTCTGGATGAAAATCATCTATATAATTCTTGACTAGTTGAGCGTCAAATTTTTCTAAATAATTTTCATTCATATCATCTTCATCATCTGCATCATCTTCATCATCAAGAACCATTAATTGTTTTTTAGGTTTTTTTTTAATAAGTGTTTTTTTTGATTGTACTTGTTCGACAGGTTCACCATTATCATCAATTATTTCTTCTTCTTCATCTTCTTCTGATTCATCTTCTATATCATCATCTGCATCATCATCACTATCAATTTGTGATTGTTGAATTTCTGCATCCTCTTCTGCAAATTCAGAAGGTAAGTCTTCCTCGTTATCAGATTCTTCATCAGATACTTCTGCATCATCTACAGAAATATCATCTGCTTCATCACCCAAAATTATTTTATTACCATTTTTTTTTTGATATACATCAACTACTGATTGTTCAGATTTTACAGATTCAACGTCAGAATATTCTTCGTCGCTCATTATTATAATAACTAAAGATAGTTTTAAATAATTAATTTCAATTTTCTTTTAAACAAATAAATAAAGTAAATTTAAAATTATAAAAATACATACAAAGTTGCAAAAAAGGCAGAAATATGCAATAATCCATGATTAAATAAATGATCATTGCAACACCATTCTTTATTAGAAAAACTATTACTTTTATAAAAAGCAATAATTGTTAAAATACCTAAAATTATGTATAACAATTTAGTATTCCAAAGTAAGTTTTTATAAAATAATGTATATACAATAAATAAAAATATTGTAAACTTAGCAACTAATGCATCAATAATATGTATAAATGAATTTTGAATTGGATTATACCAAAATAATTGTGATAGTAATAAAGATAAAAATAATAACCAAGCTAAAATATTTTTTTCAAAAGTAATGATATTTTTGGAAAAATATATTACTAGTGATATAAATGACAATCCACTAGTAATACACAAATAATAAGGTTTCAAAATAACCATATATTATAATTATTATATATTTATATTATTAATTACACTTATTTACTCTTATACCCTGTAGTTTCACTTATACCCTGTAGTTTCACTAATACCATGTAGTTTCACTAATACCATGTAGTTTCACTAATACCATGTAGTTTCACTTATACATTTTCAGTTGTTTTCCATGCAGTATCACATTCCGAACATAAATAAATATATTTCATATTTGCATCATCATATCTAATATAAATGATTTCTCTGTCTTTCCCTTCTGTATTTGTCAAACAATCTGGATTAGGACATAATACAGAGTCTATACGAGGTAATGTTGGATCTAGCTTAGTATATTTATTCACAATATGACTAAAAGTTTGTTCCGTTTTTTTTACTTGTGTTTTTGATACACAGACATTCTCTATAGATAATAATGTATCCTCATTCCCACACTTACGACAATAATAAACCAATTGATTCGGATCATCGCTATTTATGCGAATATAATACATGTTTGAGCAATTTGAACAAAAATGCATCTTACTATAATATAAGTACATTATATTTATATTATTTTTATTCAATTTTTTATATAAAAAATATTTATATTGTTCAAGTGGATAAAAGTTTAATTTCTTTCAACCTATCAATAATAATATTATAATTTACCATTATATTTATACTATAAATACCTGTTTTAAAATTTACTTCTTGTGAATTCAAATCGGTATTTTTTTTTGTAGCAAAAGACAATAATTCTTCATAATTTTTTACAAAATGTTCTTTTATAAAAGGATAAAAATTCTCAAAAAATGGTAAATAAACTCCTTCTTTTTTATATAAAATATCACAAACACCAATATTCAAATTGGCAAATTCAATAATTTCATTATAATTAAATAGATCTTGATGTCGATTATTTATACCAGGTTCATTTAATAATGGATTTTTACAAAGTAACGTGCATAATGTTAAAAGAATTGTTGATATCGATTGACAAGACGTCCATTGCTCTCCTCTCCAAGTGTTCAAGAGAGAAACACATACTTTTCCACATGTATATAAATTCGGATTGAATCGAATATTATTGCCATTTGTGCAATATTTTACTTTTGGTGGAGTATGAGGATAATCTACTGGAAAAACAAATTCAAAAAAATAATAACCTCCAAAGTAAGGCGTTTCAGAAGGACCAACAATCATTGCATATCCCTTTAACATATCTGTATCATCGTGTATATAGTAAATACCTTGGTCTGTAAGTGGATTTTTTAATATTTGTTTCACATCTTTCAGTAAGCGTTGAATTGTTTCTTTTTTAATAAATGTTGACATGCAATATATTATAATAATGTCACAATGTTTAAACCTTTTTTTATTATATTATACAAAATGCTCACATATAAAATGGTTATAAACCAGATACAAATTTTTAAAATAAATAGAAAAAAAATGAAATAGAAAAATCTATGTATATTATATCATATAATGAGTATTACACAGATGGCCTCGTCACAATTTAAAGACTTGAATGATTTTTTAGCAAAGCATATTACTAAGAACAGCGGCGAAGGCATTCCATATACTCATACAAGAATTCCTGATAAAGAATTGAATATATACGCTGGATCATATGTTATTCCGAAAGAAGATTTGTCTACATTTTATTCACTTTATTATGAAAAAATATTTGTAAAAAAGCAAAAAGAATATTTAACAGAAAGACAATTAGATTCTGCTGGTTCAATGGCAGTTGATTTTGATTTTCGATATAAATATGATGTAACATCGAGACAACATACTAGTGAACATATATTTGATATGGTAGGTGAATATATGGAAATACTTAAGGAATGTTATTTAATTACACCAGGAATAGCAATTCCTGTATATATTTTTGAAAAACCAAATGTAAATAGGTTAGCAGATGGTTCTTTGACAAAAGATGGTATTCATATGATTATTGGTATGCAAATAGACCATACTATGCAGCTAATAATTCGTGAAAAAATGATTGAAAAGTTACAAGAAATTTGGCAGCTACCATTGATTAATACTTGGGACTCAGTTTTAGATGAAGGTATAAGTACAGGGAAAACTGGTTGGCAGTTATTCGGATCACGAAAACCAGGTCATGAAGCTTATGAATTAACTAATTATTATGTAATGACTCTGGATGGTGCTGATAATTACTTTAGTATGGACACAAAAGAACTAAAATATTTTGATTTAAAAAATAATTATGAAAAGTTATCTGTTCGTTATGAGAATAATCCAAAATTTGAATTAAATCCAAGAATAATTGATGAATATAATGCTAGATTACAAAAAAAAGACTCATCTAAAAATATTACAAAAGCTTCGAGCAAGATCAAAATGAATGTAATAATAGAGGATGATGACGAAGGTAATGAGTATATGTCTATAAGTGATATAAAAGATAGGGAGTCATTAGATAAAGGTGTGTGTTTATTCTTAAAAAGTTTAAAACCAAATGACTATGAAATAGCCGAAACACATTATTTTACTCAAGCATTACCGCCAAAATATTATGAACCTGGATCACATTTATTGAATCGACAAGTTGCGTTTGCATTAAAGCATACAGATGAGCGTTTATTCTTATCATGGATTCAACTTAGAAGTAATGCTAGTGATTTTAACTACAATACCATTCCCGAATTATATGATTTATGGAAAAAGTTTCATAAATCAAACCAAAATGGTATAAAAGTGACTAGAAAATCAATAATGTATTGGCTAAGAAAAGATAATTTTGAAGAATATGAAAAAATAAAAAACAATACTATTGAACATTATTTGGAAATAGTATTTGAGACAGGTACTGAGTACGATATAGCAATGGTTTTGAAACAAATGTATAAGGATAAATATATATGTGTCAGTTATGATAAAAAAGGTATTTGGTATAGATTCCAAAATCACAGATGGATACCAGATAAAGGCCTTGGACTTAGAAATAAAATATCAGAAGAATTATATTCTTTAGTAACAGAAAAGTGTTTTCAAATTTCTGAACAAATAAAAGAATACGATGATGAAGAAAGACGTGAGTTTATGAAAAAGAAATCAAGAATTGTTGCGGAAATACGAATCCGTTTAAAAAGAACAAATGATAAAAATAATATTATGCGTGAGGCTGCAGAGATATTTTATGATGGCGAATTTGTGAGAAATATGGATACTAATAAATATCTCATGTGTTTTAATAATGGTGTTATTGATTTTGCAAATAAGATTTTTAGAGAAGGGTATCCAGAGGATTATATTACAAAAACAACGCGCATTAATTATATTAACGCAGAAGATATGCACTCAACCGATCTAACTTCATATCAAGAAGTAAAAGATCAGTTAAATGAATTTATGAATAAGCTATTTCCTATTCCTGACTTAAATAAATATATGTGGGATCATTTGGCAGCTTGTTTAATTGGTGCAAATAAAAACCAAACCTTTAATGTATATCATGGTAGTGGAAGTAATGGTAAATCAATTTTAGCAGATCTAATGTCAGCAACATTAGGTGAATACAAGGGAACAGTTCCTATCACTTTAGTAACTGATAGTCGTGGTAAAATTGGTGGAACATCCGATGAAGTTCTTAAACTAAAAGGTGTCCGTTATGCAGTTATGCAAGAACCATCCAAAGGTGTTAAATTAAATGAAGGTATAATGAAAGAACTTACTGGTGGTGATCCGTTACAAGCAAGAGGACTTTATTCAGAATCAGAGATTTTCGAGCCTCAGTTTAGTTTGGTAGTTTGCACCAATAATTTATTCGATATTGAAAGTAATGATGATGGTACATGGAGAAGAATTAGAAAATGCGATTTCAAGTCTAAATTTGTTGATGAAGGTGAATCGTATAATGATGAAACACCTTATGTCTTTATTAAGGATAAGAGTTTGAAGGACAAGTTTCCATCCTTTGCTCCAATATTTGCTAGTTTATTAGTAAAGCGAGCATTTGAGACAAGTGGTGTAGTAGAGGATTGTGAATCTGTATTACAAGCATCCAATAAATATAGGAATGGACAAGATCATATTACAGCATTTATTAATGAAATGATTATTCGAACTAATAATAATAAGGATAAAATCGGAAAAGTTGGATTGAATCAAGCATTTAAGCAATGGTTTGATCAATCACAAGGTTCAAGAAAAGTACCTAAAGGTGAAGAACTACATGAAGCAATGAATAAGAAATTTGGAAATGCAAAAGATAGTAAATGGTGTGGTGTAAAGTTTGTTGAACCAGAGGTTGAAGAAGATGATGATATGTAACAAATTTAAGTAAAATATAAAATATGTATAAATAATTTATTATAAATATTTTTTAAATTTTTTTTTAATATTTTTTTTAATATTTATTTTTTTGGATCTAATTCTTCTCTATAAACATTTTTTGGTAACATTCCATATATTGCATAAATAATATAAATGAATAATCCTAATATCCATGTGGAAACAAATGGCAACAAAATAAGTCCTATAAATGTAGCTAATCGAATTTTCCAGTCAGTTTGCGATGGATAAATGAATGAAAATATACCAAAACAAATTACACAAATATTATAAATAGTGAAAAAAATATAATAATAATAAAATTTTAAACTATCTGATTGTTGATCTTGATAATATGTTTTACGTTCACTTGTAAGAATATCATTAGATGACTTTCTTATATGTGTTTCCAATTCAACATTCTCATTTTTATATTTTAAATACAAATCAGCTATATTTTTATAGTTTAAAAGAAGACCTTCATAAGAGGACAATTTTTGCTGAATATTTTTTATTTGTACATCTTGAAAATCTTTAAAATTATTTGCATTTTGTTCTGCTTCCCTTTTTAGTTTTGCTTCGTATAATTCATCATATGCAGATTCACCTTGACTAAATGTAATATAATTTTTTTCTGCATCATCAACTTGAGTTGGTGCTGATAGTAGATTAGTTTGTGCGTTAAAATATTTTTCTTTGAGACTATCTTCAGTTTTTTTTTGTTGACATACTGGTCCACAAGCTAATACATTTTGAAGTTGTGTAAATAATGAGTTAAAATTATTTATTTCGTCTTCAGATGACATTACTATATTATATAACTATAAGAATTTCATATAATTATATAAATTATTCTTCTAAATTTCAACTATTATATGGTTTTAATTGATTTAAATCATAATCAGACTTATATTTACCAGGTTGTGTCTTTATTAATATGCTATTTATTATATCTTCGTTTGCAAAAGATGCAGGTTGTAGTAACTCGAAATTTTCTGGTGGGTGTCCTGATGAAGTTGCTGGTACTACTGCTGGTACTGATGCTGGTACTACTGCTGGTACTGATGAAGTTGCTGGTACTGGTACTACTGCTGGTACAGGACACTGACCAGGAGAACTAACACATTGATTTAATGTAGTATCATAAGTTTGACCTGGAGAACAACAATATTCGCCAATACAAGTTCCAACATTACCAATATTTGCCCATGGGTCCTTATCACTACCTTTACCCTTTGGTGCATTCTTTAAATCAAAAGGCCAATTATATTCATTATAATTCATATTATCACGTGAAACAATAGAAGAATAAGTTTTCCAACCATAATATGCACCTACAAACCCGACAATAATGATTAATATGTAATATAAACGACTTGGTAAAAAACCATTATTAAATAAAATAGTCAAAATAATTACGGGTATCAATGTAAAAATTATAATTTTCATTAATGTTGAATGTTCAGAATATTTGTCTCCATAATATTCGTTAATTTCAACAAGACGTATTTTATTATTTTTTTGTTCTTGCAATTTTTCCAAACGTTTTTTCGAGCGGTTTAATTCTGTTTCAACAATATTAACTGCCGCGGTTTGTTGTATTAAGGTTCCATTAGAAGAAGTTAAAGCGTTTTGATAAAAACTATTAATTTCGCTTAATGTTGTATATAAATTAGTTCGCATAATAGAGAGTTTATTTATTTGATCAATAATTTCTTGTTGTTGCTGAGAAGTTAATGATGGATCTTGATTTATTTTGTTAAATAAATCACCTTCCATATTTTGTAATTTTTGAATATCACCTAAAATTTTTTCAATAATATCAGATGTATTAATATTAGAATCATCAGACATAGTATATAAATTATAATAAGATAATTAAATAAAATAATTTATTTTTGTATATATTATTTTATTTTTTAATTAGCATTTTTGGTAATATTCATAGCTACTAGTACTGAACCCGCTGCTAATATACTCCATAACAAATATTCATAATTTTTTTGTAAAACATCAATATCGCTATCCTGTAACATTCTATCAATATTATTTTTAACATTAAATCCCTCTAATGATGCAGAAATTGCATTACTTTGTGTATTATTAGTATTTATTTGAGTTTGATAATCATTTAATCCATTTAAATTATCAACTGATTGATTTTGTGAATCTTGTGTTCCTGCATTATATTCATCTGTTAATGTAGCTATTTGTTTAGTTAGATTTTGCATTTTATCTTGTAAATCTTTCAGTTTTTGTTGTTCATCAGTTGTAGCATTAGGTAAACCATATTTATTTTTAAGTTTATCGCCATCTGCATACATTTGATATTGAACAGAATCAACATATTTTACATCTTTAGTAACACCTACAGGTACTGATATAGGTTCTTTACCTCTTACATAAGTAGTAGTAGTAGTGGTAGGTTTATTTGTTCCACCATATGGCCACATAGAACTATTTTTAGGATAACAAACTTTATTTTGATCATCAAATACAAACCCATAACAATTTTTATTATTATTACAACTAGAATAACACTGATCAATAGTTGCATTTCCATAAGATGTACCAGATATATCATTTCCTGGTGTATCTGTTTTTAAAAACTTACTATAATTATTAGTAAGTTTAGTATTACTAGAAGGATATTCAATTAAAACATTATTTTCATCTACAAAACCAAGTTTACCAATATTTTCTTTAAATCCTGATGGAAGTATACTATATAATGCATTTACCCAACCTCCTCCCACTTGTTGACTTTTTGAATTTGTACTACAGGCAGATGATCTTTGGTTACCATATAAAACTAAATTACCATCTGTTTGCATAATCAAATAAATAGCACCATTATTTGAACCAATAAAATCACCTGCTGCCAAAGTAGTGCCACTAGGTATCCAATTTTGACCAAATTTACTTTTTGCTGCAGTAAAATTTGGATTATTATCTTTTTGTTTTCCATTTGTTCCTGAACACCATATTACACCTTGACTATTTGTTGGACCAGTTCCTCTATATACACACATATTACCATCATCTTGTAATACTAAATAATAGTTTCCATCTACACCATATGAGTATACAGCATTCGACCAAGGACCGCCACTCATAGTTCCACTAGTTATTTTTGTACAATTTTTAGCCACACCATATTTAATTAAACTATTATAATCTTTTGATATAAAACATTGAGCATTTTGTCCACTAGTGCTATTTTGTAAAGCAAAATAAGGATAATTAAATTTTACTGCTGCATCTTGACATGTTTGAAGATTATATGTTTGGCTACCATTATTTACTTGTGACATTGCTCTAGAACTTTTATCAACATAACAACCTACATAATCAGTAGCTTTTTTTGCAGGGGTAGAATAAATCGCAGCACCTGAATTTTGCACAACTAAAGATCCTTGTCCATTTAATAGTGCGGTGTTTCCTGTACCGCGGGCAGTATTACTTGACCATAACACTAGTTGTTTATAATTATATGCAGTACCATATTTTTGTGATGATGCTAAATCATTACTTACAAGACAAGCTGCAGTACCATCTGCTTTACCATCTTGTAACCCAAAATACTGATAACTATTTTCTGATGCATATTTTTTACATGTTTCTAAATCTGTATAACCTATTTCTGTTGGTTTCCATATCATAGAACGTTGACTATCTGTAAAATTAAAATTTGAATTACTATATAAATTCCATTGTGATATTTGAACACAATAACGATCATTTGTTTTATTACCAGGACTACCACAATTAGTAGTAATGATAATATATGCATTGTATGCCTTAGGTTTATCAACATAGTATGTTCTCATTTCAAAATTAAGACCTTGATTATCTCTTTTGTCTACTTCATTCCATTTTGATCCGTCCCAACCTATTACTATCCAACTATTTGGGCTTCTACCTGAAGGATCACCACAACAACCTTGTCTTCCCTGTAAATCATATTTTATTAATCCATAATTTGTAGGCAAATTTATTTGAATGTATTCTCCTGCAATTTTTTGAATAGATCCATCCTTTACATTTACACTTATTGAACGTTTACCTAAATAGTTGCCATTTTTTTTATCATAATTAAAAGCAGCACCTACTTCGCTATGCCAAAATGTATTTAAACTACGATCAAATGCTGCCCATGGACCCCAAGTATTATTATTTTGATAATTACTAGAAGAATAACTTTGAAACCCGCTCACAATATTACTAGTATTCATTTTAGGAACAAATAATATATCAGTTGAAGGAGGTTTATCATTATAACAACCTATATATTTCTCTACTGGACTAGCAACTAACTTGTTTACATATATATTTTGACCTGCATTTCCACAACTTTGTCCTGATTCCATAGGTGTCCCGATAATTAAATTTAATTCTTCTATATATGTTGCTGGTGTATCATATTCAGGTAACCAAGGCATATTGACATCTGTATATTTTTTATCAGGACAACTATTTTGTCCAGTTATACTATCCCATATTGTTGGACTAGGTATTAACTTTATAACACCTTGTTGTGTAACATAACATACTTGCCCTGATGTAAAACGTATATTCTTACCTAAATAAGGATTACTATTAACTCTATCTAAATAACTATTAGCTGACCAGTTAACTTTACTCATTAAATCTTGATATTCAGTTAATGCTTCATCATAGTCATCTCTTAATTTTTGAATTTCTTCTTGTTTACCCGAATAATCATTATCTTGTACAATTTGATTTGATTCTGTTGCTAGTATATTTTCTTGTGGTATATCTTGATCATTTGCATAATCAGCACTAGAATAATTAGAAGTAGAAGTTGGTGCAGAGGCTGGTGCAGAACCAGGACCAGATTCAAAACCTTCTCTAAATATTTCACCATTTTCATCTACATTAATTCCAAATTTACTTTGATATTGTTTAAAATTTACACCTTGATTTAAAGCTGGTGAGATATTAGAATCATACAAACTATTATAGTTATTACTTGTCATATTAATATAATAATATACAAAAATATATTATTATTTGTTTGTTTGTTTTTATTCATTTTTAATGTATATATTTTTGCGCAATTAATACAATAAAAAAAAGAATGATAAATGCAAAAAGAATAGTTATATTTGAATTAAATAAACCTCTATATGGTGGTCCTGAAAAACTTATTCTCAATAATAAAAATATTAGAAAAATGATTACAAATATCAAAACAATATAATTAGTATAATTTGAATAAACAATTATATTTCTATCTTCATATGCTGCATTTAACGTTTGAAATTGTCTATCTATTTTTTCTATTTTATTGAGTTTATCTATATTTTCACTCCCAATTTGTAAAGACATTATATATAGATAGAAAGAAAACAATAAAAAATTCAAGAAAAGAATTTATTCAATAAAAAAATTTAATACCATTTTTAAAATAATAATTAATACCAATATACATGGCAATAAGAATAAATATAATATAAATTATGCCTGATTGACCTATTTTTTTAAAAGATGGAATATTATTATACACATTGTAAGAATATTGGTTGTATAAATATATTAAAACAATCATTACAATAATTCCAAAAATAGAATAAATAGAAGTTACATATTGTAAAATAATTTGAGCTAATGAAAATGATGGTTGAACAATAGAAAAATTAACTACATTTTTAGTATTTTCATCAATAGAAGAGAAAGCTAAAACAAAAATAGCAATAACTACAATAGTAAATAATAAAAAATATACATAATAATTTTGTGTAACAAATAAGTTGGCTTGAGTTTCTTGATGTTCTATATTTTGATAATCATTAAAAAAATTTTGTATTTTTACTCTTTCTGCTTCTAATTCTTTGTGTTGTCCTATTAAATCAAAGTTTTTACCATCACGTTCTTGCTTTTGGTCTCCATAAAATTTATAGAATTTACCAATTTTATCTTGGATCTGACTATTAACACTTGTAAGGTCATTATTAATTGAATTTACAATTTGAAGTAATTGTACACTTTTTGGAACAATAGCAAAATCGTCTGGTTTTGAAGGAACAGCTACTCCATCTCCACCTCTTAACATGCATACTTTTTTTGCATTATAAGTTGCACCACTACATCCAGAAGTTGATGCACATGATGCAACACAATCTTGTAATGATCCGTCAGTAGTTTGGTCAACAGATGTTGTTCCCCAAAAAGATTGCCCTTGTATTTGTACAAATGGTGTTGCATTAATATTATAATTAGGTTTTGTTGCATTGTTATATTGTGTAGCCGAATTTGTATAATTTGCATTAGGAACAATTGTAATCCAACTAACAATAGTTGTATCAGTATATGGTGCACTCCAATTTACTGATGTATTAATACTCGTGTAATTAGGTGCAGAATATAAATTGTTATCACTACCAAGTCCAACTAATGTATTATCTGGAGCTACTGCAAAATTTTTAATGTTTATTGGTGATTGGATTTTTACAATAATTTCAAGAAGATTATCCTTTATTAAATCATTTATATTATTTATTTTAATAATTATTGTGTTATTAGGAAGTAATATAGAACTATCAGGACAGAGTACACTTTTCAATCCATCTATATAAGACCAGTTTGTATTACTATTAGCTCTAGTCCAAATTTTATTATCTAAACCTCTACCATATTGAACTTTTTGTTTGTTTTCACCAATATATTCTACAAAATTAGTATTTGTATTAATAGGTCCTGACCATGTAGCTGCATCCCAACTTATTTTGGAATATATTTTGCCTTGTGTATTAATACAATAAAGTGTTTTACCATCTTTTCCAAGAGTAACAGAAAACAAAATACTGCTGTTATCATTTACTTTTACCCATTTTGAACCCAACCATTTTTTACTATATAATTTTCCATCACTTCCAACACCTAATATAATGTATGGACCCTCACTATTCCCATAACAAGTTAATCTATGGTTGTCGTCTTGCATAGTAGCCCATAAAAATGTATCATCTATTAATTGCTTCATAGTTTGCGTTTTTGACCAATCACTAGTTGCATTCACTTTACCAGTAGTTGTACATCCAGCACTAGTCCATATATTTTCATAACATTTTTGGTCAATTCCTATGCTATTTCCTTTATATTTAGCACATGGTTTTAATGATTCAGCTTTTAAATTATCTACATAGTCCAAAACTGACTGATTATATCTTATTAAAAGAGACTTATAGTTATTATTCAATGTTTCTAAATCTAGTACAAGCGATTTACTTTCTTTATCATTTTTGTCCATATAATTTTGTATATCAAATTCAGTATTTTCTAGTAAATTCATATATATATATTTAATATAATAAAACATTATTATTTATCAGATTTTATCAGTTTTATCATATTTCATATATTTGCTTTAAATTTATCTTGACAATATTTCATAGAATTAAAAAAAAGGTAAAACATTGATGATATAGAAATAAAAATAACTATATTAGTAACATTATTTGTATTATTTGTATTATAATCATCATTGTTATGATTCGGAAGTGTAATTATTTCACATTTATTTTTATCCATTAATTGTAATTTTACTTTACTTGTTTCAGTAATTCTTCGTATATATTTTATCATTGATTGTGCACAATAGTCACTTAAATTTTTATTTAAAAAATTTTTTTTTGTAAAAATAGTAAACATTTTACAATCTAAAAATATTTAAATTGTAGATTTTAAACTTTTTTTTATTATTTATAATTTTTACCTCTATTGTAAATATTATTTACCACATTTTTCATATTGCTTCCTACATTACCCACATTATTTGCCATATTTTTAACATTGCTTGTCAAGTCGCCATTTATATTAGTATACATATTTTTAACAGCAAATGAAGCTATAATAATGCTAAAAAATAATGCCCAGTTGCGTAAGTAACATTCATCATATATTTTTTTATAATCATATATAAGTTCACTAGCCGCGTTACTTGTCTCTTCAACAATACCGAGACGTTTTTTTAAACTAGTATTTTTATCTTTTTCTTTACTAATTAAATCATTTAAACAAATTAATTTTTTATTTAATAAATCTATATTTGTATCGACGTCATTAGAAATTGTAAAAAAATCTGAACCAATTTTTGTAAGATTTGCTTGAATATTTGCAAACATCTGTTGATAATCTGGATATTCTGGATTTTTATTTAAAAAAACATAATATTTTTTGTAATCTTCCAAAACGGATGGCAATTGTTGTTCTAAAGCTGATATTTTTCCTCGAAAATTATTCAATTTTCCTTTTAATTCTTCAGTGTTATCATCATTAATATTTTTTTCACAATTTGTATAATAATTTGGATCTACGTTTGTCATTATATAATTTGAGTATATATTATTATAAATAAATAAATAAATAATCAATTTATAAATTGAATATTTATTATTATAAAATTGTAAAGGTGTAAACTCAAAAAAATAATTCAAATGAAATTGAAAGCTTATCAACTAACTCTTTTGTTTCATTATATCCACCAACAAATTTTTCATCAAAAAAAATTATTGGAAATATTTTATATTCTATTTGAGTTAAATTTTTAATAAAATCCAAAAAATTATCTTTTTCTTCAATTAAATATTCATCACAATCTACGACATTAAAAATAAAATTATTATCTTTCAAAAAAGTTTTTACCTTGGAACAATTTGGACAACCAGATTTACTATAAATTGTAAATCCACTTTTTTCTGGTAATTCAAAAATCATATATATTATATATTTTTATATATTTATATATTTATCCAATTATGTACAAACTCTATAGTAATTTGTCATAATAGAAGTTTTACTAGGACGTATTATCTCACAGACTTGTCCTGGTCTTAATCCAATAACTCTTGCTACAGGATCAAATCTAGAAATATTTGGCATTTGTGATTTATCCATAATGTTATATCGTTTCATAATAGTGTTAACTTCTTGATCTACTAATACTCTATGAGGTGGTACTAAAACATGTTCCAATATATTAAATTGAAGTCTCTTAATGCTTTCGATAACAATGAAAATACCATCAGACTCCCAAATATGTTTCAGCTCATTTATTAATGTTTCATTAGGATCATCTTTAATAATTATGAATAATGTGTCTGATTTTTGAAGTGTTTCTGATAAAATAAATAAATCATCTATCATTTCTTGAATATTTTTTGGCGCTGGTCTTGATGCTAAATAATAACGTATGTATATTTTTTTCTTAGGGTTTTCATCAGTAATTTTTTCATTACTAGTTTCTAAAAGCATATCGAGTTGATTATTTTGTTTCATTGAATTTACTTCATTTACACTAAAATTTGCATAATCGTTTATATTATAACCTTGTTTTTCCATAAGTTCTAAAACTATTTTTCTAGAATTGAAAATATGTGATATTAGAACGCTTGAGTTTTGACTTGCCATAGTATATTATAATATAAACATATTGGATTATTTTTAATTCAATTTTTTAATTATTTGTTAATTATTTATAATTTATTATAAAATTATTTTTCTAGTTCCATCTGAAGTTGTTGTTTCTATTTCTGAACCTGTTTTAGCACCTGATTCAGCACCTGATTTAACACCTGATTCTATTTCTGTCTTTGTTTCTGTTTTTTCTGTAGGTACTTCTTCTGATTCAACCTCTAAAATAGTTTGTTCACTAGGTGTAGAATTAGAAGGTGATTTACCAAATTCTTGTACTATGGGTGTATAAGAATATTCAACATTCTGTTCTTGAGAACCAGGTGCATATAAAGGTGACTCTGGATTGAATTCTCGAATCTCTTCAACATAGTCTGATGGTGTTGATGCTGGCACATAAATAGGAGACTCTGTTATACCTTCTCTTGTGCCTTCTGTTGTACCATATTCATCTCCAATTATTGCAGGTTCAGGTAAAACAGGTTCCTCATATTTATTTTCTCTTGTTCTATTTTGTTTCAACTCTTGATTCACATTTCTCCATACACTATTTAATACAGCTTCTGTTGGTTCATTTGATTTTAACAATTTATTAATATTATTAGAATAAGACATACTGAGCAATTGATCAACATTTTCATCAGTAATAATACGCATTTGTACATTCATAACTTGTAGCTCTTGCATCAAGAGTTTTAATGAATAAGGTACTCTTAATATACTAAAAGAACGTCCAAATCTACTTAGGTTCTTAATATTTTGACTACCATCAGGATTTGTTAAAAATTCAATAGGACCATCCGCATAAGGACTTAAAAATAAATTCTTTGCTTCATTGTAAATAGAAATCGCACCTGTTTTATTACAAACTGCTATATAATATTCATCACCTCTTACCATAAATGATTCATTCAAAAAATAAGACATACCATGTGCACAAACACCATCACGTTCCATCTCTCCGATTCTTAAACCACCATCATTTGCACGTCCTTGTACAGGTTGTCTTGTTAACATTGTATTAGGACCTCGTGCTCTAAAATTAATCTTATCTTTTACCATATGTTTCAAACGCATATAATATGTAGGTCCCATATAAATATCTGCTGCTATTTGTTGCCCTGACATTCCATTGTATAAAATTTGATTACCAGTAGAATTAAAACCAGCCTTTACAAGGAGTGGTGCATATGTGGAATAGTTGACGCCCTTTACTTGAAATGCAGTGCAGTCACCAAATGCACCATAACTGACACACACTTTACCAAATAAAGATTCTACAATTTGACCAATTGTCATTCGACTCGGAATAGCATGAGGGTTAATTATTAAATCAGGACGAATTCCATCAGCAGTAAATGGCATATCTTCTTCAGGAATAATGAGACCTATTGTGCCTTTTTGACCACTTCTAGACGCCATCTTATCACCAATTGCAGGTAACCTTTCTTCTCTTACTCGTATTTTGGCAATATTAAATCCTTCTTCACCTAATGTAATAAAAGCTTTGTCAACATAGCCGAGTTGTCCTTTTTTAGGTTTCACAGAATCATCTATCAAGACATCTTTGTTTTCCATATTGTTATTCACTTTACCAATTAATATCATTTTATCGTTTAATTCTGTATTCTCTCTAATTAATCCATGATCATCAAGTTGACTATAATCACAATCACGTTTCTTTTTAATCACATTGTTTTTTTCAACGTTAACAAATTTAGAACTTGTACTACCAGTAACTTTAGAGCTTTCTTCACGTGCTTCATACATGGAATAATAACTAGTCCTAAAAATACCGCGCTGAACAGCACCTTCATTAATTAAAATAGCATCCTCTACGTTATAACCTGTATAAGACATTATTGCCACAATTGCATTAACACCATAAGGTTGTTCTTCATTATTAATATACTCCAAATATCGGGATTTAACAAGAGGTATTTGTCCATAATTCAATACAACACCCATTTTATCTATACGCATCTGATAATTGCTGTGATAAACAGATATTGCTTGCTTACTTTGTCCACAAGAAAAAGCATTACGAGTCACTGGATTATTTTCTGGATAAATAATTAAGTTCCCCATTACACCAAGTATTAATGAAGAATCTATTTCTAAATGTGTATACCATTTACTCTTTTTTAAGTCATCAAGTGAAGAAGCAATCAATGCGGTTTCTTCTTCTGAAGTATCTACATAATCTATTGCAGAACGCCCTTGTTCTAATTTCTTAAAAATGGAAGCTTTATCAGATCCAATATCATGATATAATGTAGTTAAATCATATACCTTATTATTTTTAATAATATAATTTTCATCTGATTTTTTCAAAATTCCACTAACTAGTTGCTGCCAACTAATTTTGCCACTATCTAATCCGTCAATTATTTCTGTTCTATTAAAACTAACCTTATTGTCTTGAATATAATAAACAGGTCTACTTAATCTACCGGCATCTGTATAAATATAGATTTCATTTCTCTTATAATCGAAAGAAACACTAGTGTAAATAGGTATGATTCCATTCCTTCTATATAATTTTAGTAAGTTTACAATTTCAATAGGTGTATCGACAACACCAATCCAATTACCATTTACAAATATTTTTGAACTGCTACCTAATTGTTCTGCATTACATTCTAAAATAATACGCATGGGTGTATTCATTCTAAGCCATTTTATAATAGGAAAAGCAGAAGATCCACTCGTAATATATGTAGTTATAGACATATGTTTATGTAAACCGATATTGGCACCATCTGGTGTATCAAGTGGATCAATAAATCCCCATTGCGACGAATTTAATAAACGCGGACCAACCACTTTGGCACTTGAATCGAGTGGTAAATTAATTTTGCGTAAATGTGATATAAATGTATACCAACTTAAACGATTCAAATCCTGTACAGCACCCAGGCGTTTTGTATGCGCTTCTGATCCCCAATTACCTTTAAATGCTTTTCTGAATCCTTGTTCAACAATTCTCTCTTTAAAGAAAGATTTAAAGTTTGATTCAATGAGTCCAATAAAATTATCTTTATATTTATTGTCCTGTATAGTTTTATCTTTGGTTTTTATTTGCTTCTTTTCTTTTCTAGATAGAGTTTCATCATCTTTATATTCACCTTTGTGATAATAATACTCTTCGTCTATTTTGCGAGTAATATCTTTTTTATGAATCAAGTAATATTCTCTAAAAAGGTCATACATGAGAGAACCTGTAAGTTCAACACGTTTAAACCTAAAATTATCTCTATCTGTAGGTCTCTCTTCCTTCAAATAAACCTTCAACAATCTATTTACCATATAACCAACAAAGTATGCTTTTTCTAAAAAATTCAATTCACCAATATGTGGTAAAAAATAATCAGAGAGAATTTCAACAACACCTGATATTGTACCTCTTTTGGTTAATTCTGCTATAAATTCAAGAGCATTTTGTTGTGTAAAAAACTTACTAGCATCATGAATAGAAGGAATAAAAAGATCTATATAAGGATTTTTTTCATTATCCTCTTCATCATTTAAATTATTTAATAAACAAGTTTGTATAATATCTTTATCTGAAATAATACCAAGTGCACGCATTAAAATAAAAAGCGGAACAGGTTTTTTAACATTTGGAACTGATACTACAAATTGGTTATTTGTCAATACTGAAGATGGAGCAACTATTTTTACAGCAGTTGTTCGAATAGGCTTAGATGAATCTTCTGAAACTGATCGTATTTCTGCTGAATGGCTATAAATTTCGTCGTCTCCTTTGTATTCTCTAATATATAACAAATTATCAGCAAATTTCTCTTGTGAAACTAGTACCTTTTCTTTACCATCAATAATAAAGTATCCACCATAATCGTTACGACATTCACCCATATTAAAACGTACTTCTTTGTTCATTGTGTTAAGAATACACAATTCTGATTGAAGCATAATAGGAAAACGCCCTAGATAAATTTTGGGTAGAACTATAGATTGCTCCTTTTTCACATTATCAATATAGTATATAAAATCGACTTCCACATCATAGTGAATCGTTATACCATATGTCATGTTTCTTAAACGTGCATCATTTGGAAACATATAGTGCGCATTATTATCGTCATAAATGACTGGGCGCCCATAATAAATCTTGCTTCCATCTTTACCACCTAAATATAGTTGACATTCATTTCTTTTTTCAGAGTCTGTTCCCTCATCTTCTCTCTCAATGAAGCGAATAGGATTATTTTCATGAAAAATTCTACGAATACCATTCTTAATAAATTCATTATAGGATTCTAAATGATGACTTACTAAACAAGAAGGATTGTCTTTAAAATATTTATCAATTAGCTTCCAAGATATTTGTTCTTTATCAATGTTTTTACTTATATCTATACTTTCATCTTTTTTCATTTTATATTATATAATAATCATATTTTTTTATAATGTAATTATTATATATATTTTACTTGTATTTTCATTATTATATTTATAAATACTATTACTTAAATAAAAAAATTTTAAATTTATATTCATGTATAAAATTAAAATTTTTTGTCCGTTTTCATCAAGTAAAAATTGTAAAGAAATATTTGAAAGAATAAATTATGCTAGTCTAATTGAATTTTATGGTACAGAAAAAAAAATATATATTACCGATGAGGATGATTATACACATGCAATAATTATAAATACTATTATGCCTATATTAAAAATATCAAAAAAAAATGTAATAGGATTAGCATTTGAACCTATTCAGTTTTTAGGATTAACAAGTCAATTTGTTGAATACGCAAAAAAACATATTGATAAATATTTAATAGGCGATAAACATAATTTACCAGAGCCATTTATAGAATATTTTGGTTATATGTGGCATTCTAGACCACCAAAAGAAATAAAAAATAAACCTGAATTAATGTCAATTTGTGTAAGCACAAAACGTTTTGCTCCTGGTCATATGTATCGTCATAATTTAATAGAAAAAATAATACAATATAATTTACCTATAGATATTTATGGTCATGGAAGCACTTTTTATTCATATGATAGAATAAAAGGTTCTTTTAATGATACAGAACCTTATGAATCATATTTATTTTCAATATGTATTGAAAATCATGAATGCAATCATTATTTTTCTGAAAAAATAGTAACACCGCTTTTATATAATTGTATGCCAATATATTTGGGTTGTAAAAATATAGATAGCTATTTTGATGACATTATTAAGCTAAATGGAAATGTAGATAATGATATATTATTATTAATAGAAATAATAAAAAATCCTGAAAAATATTATAAACCAACTTATAATGAAAAAAATATTAAAAAGGTGAATTTAATAGAGAATATTGAAAAACTTTATTCATAAATTTAATTTGAGTTTTATTCTTTTTCTTTGTTTTTTCTGGTTAATGATTTATCAGATTTTTTACCTCTCTTGGTTAACCTAAATTTATTTTTTACTTTTCCATAACTATCATCAATTGTAAATTCAGTCCATGGTTCGCTAGGTCTATCTCTTATATATGGAGCAAAATTTTCAAATTGTCTATGTTTTTTAAAGAATTCAGTTGCTTTAAATGGCATACCACAAGAATTACCAAATCTTGCATCAAAAGTCATTTTTTTTATTAACTCACTATCACATACAATAGCATCTATTGCACCATGCGGGTCAAAAGGTTTAGGTCGACTAGGATCAGACATATATTCACGTGCATCCAAATCATAATGTGAACAAATAGTTCTCGAGCATGGATTTTCTTTCTCTAAATAAACATCATAATGGTCAGAAATTATTTTTTTTGCAATTTCAATATTAATTTTTCCTTTATACTCATCCATCAAATCAGCTATACGGACTTTTCTGGCACCCTGATGACGTCGCACATCATAAAAACCAGAGTTATGCACTTCTAAATTACGTATTTTTTCATCATATGGCGCATTGAAACCAATAAAGAATCCATTTTTTGTTCTCTCTGTTTTGTGATATTTAAGACCCAACTCTATACGCAAAATTTCGTTTGTATTGATGTCGCCAAAAAGCCATGAATTGGCATAATCACCAGAATTTTCATGTAAAAGTATTTCACAATATTCATCTAATGTATTACCATATTGCATTGCTTTTCTAATTCTGT